CCAATCTTTCTGATATCAATGTAGATGAATCTATCATCTGATTTTAATTTACCATCTTTCCAAGAAATAACCATCTTGTTCAACTTATCGTAATCTGCAGGTTTTAGATTGTAACCCCATAATACAGTTTGTCTAACATCTTCTGGTGCAGATATAAAATATCCTAAAGTTTGATTTATATAATCTTTAGTAAAAGATTTAGGTTTTACTTCTGTTGGCATAAGGTTATTATCAAACATTTTCATTGTAATATCTGGTATACCAGGTCCTTTTGCAAACTGATTGATGATTCTTTCAGTTCTATCTTGTTTACCTAATTTAAGATAGTGGTCAAAACCATCTAAACCTCTTATTTCTTGCACTACCTTACCAGCATCATCTTTAACTGTGTAAAGAACCTCACCTGAATAAAACTTCTTTACCCAAGATGTCTTGTTATTTCTCAGTTGCTCGGTAATCCATAATTCATATGCTTGTTCAGCATCTTTTTCATCAGGATACATTTCAACCCACTCATCTTTACAAAATTGTACTATTGCCTTCAACCTCTCATCATCATCTTTAAAGAAAGGTGTTTTAGTTAGAGAAGATGATTCAAATGTGGAATCTTGTATATCAATGTACACTCTCCACTCCATACCATTCATGTGGACTGGGTGATTTTTAAAGAAAGCCTGGTGAAGAACATTACCAGTTCTAACAGAACATATTGTAATTTTAGGTTTATCACCCATCTCTGCAGAATATACATTCTTTCTGTATTCTTCTTCAGTTACAATAATATTTCTATCCATTAAATTGTTTAAACCTGGTCTTTTACCATACTCTAATTTGTTTAACCATAAATCATCACCAGAATCTGTCTTAATAGATACACCATCCTTTTGATGCATGGTTTCTTGTAATTTAGTATGGGTAGTATCTGTGTAATAATACTCAGTCTTTGCTTGTAAATCATCTAAATCATTAAAAGATTTTACAAAACTTGAATCCCATTTACCTTCACCACCTAATTTTATTGTTATCTTTTTATCTTGATTCTTAAGTTGAGTAAAATACTCTTCTTTTAAAATGTTATATAAAGATTTTACAAATCCTTCAGGTGTATGTGCAGGGTGTCTTTTGGACATCCCTGCAAAGGTCATTCTTACAAACCAACCAGAATCAGATTTGATTTTTGGGTTAGTTGGTACATCCCATGATATTGAACGACTAACATCACCGAAAAGAGTTGCAGACATTACAACTCCACCGATAGGTTTCATTTCAATATAAATGTTGGAATAAATTTCATGAGTTGGGTCATGTTGGGTATCAAGAACCATATTCTGTAATCCTTGACCATATCTGTTATCACCCTGCTTTGTAGTAAACTCAGTTTGATTAACTTTCAAAAGATGATTAAGAAAGGTCTGTTTCATAGAACCGATATCATCATCTTTAATTGATAAAGTAAATCCATGACCTCCTCTAAGTAAATTTACTTTAATTTGTACTTCGGACATTACATCTGTCCAAGGGATATTCTGAAGAAGTTCTCTTATCTTCTCATCCCATCGAGGATTCTTCTTGAATGCCTCTTGAGCTCGTACTTTCTCATACGAGTCAAATTGTAGTGATTGTTTTTGAAGAGGCAATTCTACCTCTTTAATTGCAATTTCCATGTTTTTAATAGCAATGTGCTCCCCTATTTTTTCGTGCGGTTCGCGGTAACACTATCCTTACTTTGATACTTTATTGTAGTTAAGAAAATCTACAATGATGGAGCTCCATCTCAATTTTATTTTACAAATATACGAAATTATTTTTACAATTCCAAATAATTTCGTATTTTTTTTATTTTTTTATTTTAAGGTTAGAAATCAAAGGGAGGCATTTGGACTCGGTAACCTGTTATTTATTCGCTCCCTTATCATTCAATGTAAATAATTGATAACCTTAAAACTGAGGAATCTCTTCCCCATTCTCTTCTTGGTTGTCCTCTACATCATTGAATAGAGGTTCACCATTTTCATCTCTTTGATACTTCTGTACCAATTGTTTGATGTAAGTTCTTTCAGAATCAACACCACCATCTTGTGAGAAGAATGGAAATATTGAAATCTCAGCGGCTTCTCCTAATTCGAAACCATCATATAGTAACCCAGCCATTTCAACTGAAGCTCTTGTGGAAACCATTGAAGTTAGTTTACCATTTTCACTCATTGATTGAGTTCTAGTGTGGTGAGAGATTTCAGCGATTGCTTTCAAATCATCTTCGTTCACTTCTGGAAACATAAACTTAAGTAATCCAAATTCTTTAACATCATCAAGAACATCCATCTCAATAGTAACAAATCTATCAAGGATTGCTCTATCCATTACTCTCGTAGAAGTATATTCATTACCGATGTTAGCCGTTGCGATGAAGGTAACACCTTCTGCTACATTTACAATCGGAGAACCTTCCGCCTCATCTAATCTGAGGTATCTCTGTCCACCATCAAGAACAGTCATTAAAATGTTCCACGCATCTGGATGTGCTCTTGATAACTCATCCAATAAGATTACTGCGTTTGGAGTTTTGATGGCGGTAACAAATGCTGATTCAGAGAAAAAAGTTCCTTTCTTCTGGTCAAAGTGAGTATTACCAATTAAGGTTGCTCTCGGGTCTTGAGTAGCACCTAAGTTAAAATAGAAATCTGGTCTATCTAATGCAGTAACCAAAGCCTTTGCAGCCATAGTTTTACCACAACCAGCAGGACCAGTCATCATAATGTTTTTAGCCCTAACAGCACTTCTGATTAGGTATTTCCACTTAAGTTCTTCCATTACCAACTCTTGTGGTTTTAGATTTACTGAACCTTTGTGGATAAAATCTTTAATTGCGGTGTGGTCATTCTTATCTTCGAATTGTACACCACCTTGGTCTGTATTCATTGGGATAACTAATGCGTTGTAAACATCCATATCCACTTTTTTGAATACCTTTTTACCATTTTTCATAACATAGGCTTGAACTGCCTTTCCTTCGTTGAAGGCGTTTTTTCTAGTAAGGGTTGTTGCACCTAGAGTACCAACTTTGTTACCCATAGTGTCGATTAGTTTCCATGTGTTACCAAATTTTTCAACTTTGTAAACTTCGTTTGGAACATAACCTGTTTTAATTTCATTCATAGTTTTAAGATTTATTAATTATTATTTTTATTTACATTGTAAATATACGAAAAAAAGCTGAGAAATCCAAATTTTTTCGTGTATTTTTTCATATTATTTTTGTAAGAATAATTGATTCATAGTTTTTGTAATCTGATTTACATTTGTTACATCAATCATCTTGGCACCTTTACCATACATTCTTTTGAAACATCTAGCATCTGAAGAATCCTCATCAGTTTCCCAATCTGTTACAAAGTAAGCCAAAGTTTGGATTCCCATATTTTCAATCATCTTAACCATTTTGTTCGTATGTCTTTCAGCAGCATCACCACCGTAGTAGTAACCTGTACCAGGAAAGTAAGGTTGTCCATCTGATATATTTAAGAAGTAAGAATCCAAATCGTTGTTTATTGGAACAAACTCCTTCATAATAGCCTCGAAACATAATCCCTCTGGTGTGGTACCTCTTGGATTTAATCCACCAAACATTTGTTTTACTTTAGAGAACTTATCTACTCTACTATCATATGCCATTACGATATAAGGTTTACTATCTTGAGTTAATCTAAATGTTACTTGAACATTAAGGTTTGGAATCATATCAACTGCTTTACAAATAGCAACTGTATTAACCATTGTTTTTTCCCACTTATCACCATTCATAGATGAACTCGCATCTACTGATATGTGAAGGTTGGCCTTTTTGTAAGAATCAATCTCAGTAAATTGAAAAACATTTTCGTTTCCAAATCCTAAAGATGAAATCATTCTTCTATCAATCTTACCAACTTTTTGTCTGTTGAAAACTGTACTTCTATCTTCACCTCTAACTTGAAGTTTCTTACCTAACATAGAACCAAGTTTGATACCTTTATCAACTGAATCAAGGTATGTCATTCTTATTGGTCCATCTTCTTTACTCCAATAATTGTTGTAAGTCATTGGGAACATTTCAGATTCGAATAGTGATTTAGTAAGTTTCTTAACTACAATACATTGAACTGATTCGTTAGAATAGTAACCTTGACTAACATCTTTACCTACTTCTTTCAATTCAGAACCACTCTCTTCAATTGCATTTAAGTTTTTAGAATCAGTTTTTGTTATGGAAGTTTTTTGGATATCACCATCTAAAAACTTCTTTTGTCTTTGTATCTTCTTTTTAAGTAATTCTTTTTGTCTATCTGAAAGTTGTACTGAAGATGAAGATTTTGAATCATCAGTTGAAGGTTTACCACCATCCATATTATCAGGTAAATTATCAACATTCATACCACTACCACCAGTAGGAGTTTCATCAGAACCACCCATTGGTGAAGTACCATTTAGAATATTGTTTGAAAACTCTTCGAACTCTTCATCACTCATAGTGTTATCAGAAGAACCTTGTCCATCATCAGAAGATTCTCCACTACCTTCACCTTCACCACCTTTTTGTGGTTCAATTTTATCATCTTTGATTACATCGTTCAAACTACCTAAGATAACTTTGAATATTTCTAATGCAACATCTAGTGTTTGTTTTGAATCCTTTAATCTACTAATATTTTTTAAATCAATTAGTTTGTATATTTTTCTTAATCCTTTTAGTTTAGAAAGTTTAGTATTTTTGTTATGAAGGTTAATGATTCTGAACATATAACTTTCAACAGTTTCTTCAGTAAATTCATCTGAAAGTAATCCTTTGTCAATAACTCTATCATTGAAATACTTATCGTACATCTTTCTATAATAACCTCTATAACCAGGTGCTGATTTGAATACGAAGTTATCTATTCTTCTATCCTCAACATAGTTCCAAAGATTCTTGATAATTTCTTGTGAATTGTAAATACCTTTTTTGATTGCTCCTTCAGTAATATGAAGTGGTATCAAGTTGTATAAATCGTTAAGTAATTTGAAATCAGAAAGTTTGATGTGAGAACCTTCGTGAAGTGCAAGTCCTACTGCAACATCAAAATCTTTAGGTTCTACAATTCTACTACCAATCACAACTGTTTTACCATCGGTATAAGAATCCCCTCTCTCTTTGAACTGAACAGGTATTGATTCGTTAGTTACGATATTAACGAAGTTAGATATCGCTCTTTTTGAAGATGCTAATTTGTATAAATCTAAGGATTTTTTTTCTGTATCAGATAGAGTATCAATTATGATATCATCTGTTTGAAAATCATTGTACCAGTAGGAGGAGTTATATGTCATATTTTAAGGTTTTAATCAATTACAAAGCTAATATAGTAAAAAAAACAATACGAGTCAAGTTTTTTAACAATTATTTTTTTTATCTGTACATTGTTACAAACGAACCGAACTTATCATCGAATACTTTGATTAGATTCTCATAATCACCACTTGTCATTTTTTCCATTAGTGGTTTAAATGGAATATCAAATTCTCTACATAATCTCTTAGCCAAACCTAAGATTGCGAAAGCATTACCATCAGGTCCTGTCAAATCGATTTCGATTCCTTTTCTTTTTGTTTCTTTACTTTTAATCATATCACTTATTTACATAGTAAATATACGAAAAAAAATCGAGAAATCCAAATTTTTTGGTACTTTTTTTTAGAATTTTTTGGGAATAATCATTTCCATTATGGGTTGTCCACTTTCAATACTTTTCAATTTCCATCCTTGTTCTTCCATGGATTGAATCATGACCTTGTTATTGTATTTTTTTGGAAATGTTTTTGTGAATCTTGTCATAATAAATCATTAGGTGTGTTTCTGTATATTCTATATGAATCTTCATCAAAATGTTCAGTTGATACTTCAAATATTGTTGAGTTATCTTCTAAAGCTATAAGTTGATGAGGTAATCCTCTTTTAATTAATACTGAATCTCCTACCTTAATGATTCTACTATCATGTTTTCCATCTTCTACATCAATCCAATTGAATTGGAATGAACCTGATTGTACATACCAAGTTTCCTTCTTCTTTAAATGATAGTGCATAGAAAAATATGAACCTTCTTTTGGAAATACTAATAATTTTCCGCAATAATCTTCATCATTGTGTATCCAAAGTTCATGACCCCATATTTTATCTACTTTTTTGGGTGGTTTAATATCTACTGGTATTATCATATTTTATTCGTAATCTACTCCATAACCGTTTTCTTGTCTATCAAGTTGGTTATAGATATCATCTAATTCACTTATAATTTCATCGACTAGATTCCAATCTTGTTCTTCTTTGGCATCCTCTAATTGAGTAATAATTCTGCCTATCTCTTCCGATAAATTGCTCATAAAAATTGTAAGTTTTATAGAATTAAATATAACATTTTTAAAAAAGTGTATTCTTATCTATAAATTTTGTTATTGATTCACTTATCTTCTTATGAGCATGTAATGAGGGATGAAAATTTTGTGTTTTAGGGAAATCATCATTTATTTTTGAACTTTTTAATGTTTTTTCCCAACTAGTCCACTTTTTATAATACTTTCCATCATCACCTTTCAGAGGGATTAGTTTCTGAAAGTAATAATCGTTTTCAAAAAGATACTTAGATGATTGTTCATCCCAACTATCTATAAAGTAAATTGGTGCTATATCTTTTTCAATTTGTTTTATTTTATCAATAATTAATTCCAAACCTTCTCTAACCATTTTTGGAATTTCCTTCTCCAACAAATCTATTAACTTCGTTGCTTCATTGTAGTAATTGTGTGAATCTAATTTCTTAAATTTTTCATAATCAAAACTTGGAATTACTTTTTTTGCAAATATCTTAAATAATTTTATGGTATCATCATCTGCTGGTTCATTTATATATCTTAGATGATGTAAAACCATACTCATTGGTTTCCAAGTTGTACTATAACAAGTATCACACTTACATTTATAATTAAAATGGATAGGGTCTCTATCAAAACAACTAAATTGTATGATAATGGCTTTTATATTTGGTTTAGATAATAAAAATTCATAAGTATTATCATCTAACCAATCATTTGAATCATATCTCAAACCCTTACTAAACCATGATTTCATTTTATCTGGTTCTTTATGATTTAAAATAGAATCAATTGAGTCAATGAAACGAAGTGCAGATGCAAAACAACCACCATTTTTATGATGAATAATAGGTTTGATATTGTAGTATTTACCAACTAAACCACCAAAGTTGTTTTCTAATCGGAAGTTTGTTCCCTCATTATCAACAACGCCATCATGGTAGAGTTCTTTATCATGAGTTACATGATTTCTTTGTTCAATCCATTTATCGGTTTTTGTATATAGTTCTAACCCTTCACCAAAGGTGTATGAGCAACCTCCAAATATAATACCTTGCATTGTTCTGATTTTTATCTGCCTTGTCCGCGATACTTCTTCTTGTAATTTCTTGATGTCTTACTATTAGAAGTTTTTGACTTAGCATGAACCCCAGGTCTTTTCTTTTTTGGTTTATACCAAACAGAATTGATACCAAATCCTCTTGCCATTTATTATTTAATAAGTTTTGATTTTTTTAACGCTCTTGCAGTTTCAATCCATTTAACACCAATTTTGTTATAAACTGGTTTTCTTACGAATCTATTAACTGCTTTTTGAACTTCTTTTGCGATTGGTTTGTAGACTGTGTTATCTACAATTCTAAAGTTTCCACCGAATAAGTTTTGGAATTTACCTAAATTGTTTTGAACATCTTTCCAAGATTTTTCTAATAAATCATCTGGTAAAACTCTATCTCTTTGTTTGTTTCTTTCTTGAGCTACTTCGAGTGAAGTATTAACAAATACCATGTAAGTATCGTAACCTAGTGATTCAGCGTACTTCTTATTCTTCTTAATCTTACTGTAAACATGACCAGTACCATCGATAATCATACCTAATCTACCTGCTTCATAAAACTTCTTTTGTTTTGCGGTAAGTTTTTTTGCTTTATCTCTAATACCACCTGGTGTTGCAGTAATTTTATCCCATAGTTCTGGTTCTTCTCTTTCGATTCTTGCCAAATCTTTTGGGTCAATACCATTCTTTTTTAATCCAGCTTCAAATGCTGAATCTGAATTAACTGATTTAAGACCTGATGCTGCAAATGATGATTTGAGTTTTTTATCAATACCGAAGATTTCCATGGCAGTAAATGATTTACCAGAGCCAGGTCCACCTGCCATGAAAACACACTTTAGTATACCAGGGTCATCTACTCCTTCTAATATTAGTTGTTCTAATATAGATTCTTTGACAGACATCATTTCTGATTCCATGTCAAACATAGTATCTAAGACCACTGCTTCGGTGATTAAGGTTCTTAAACTCAATTGTACTCCTTATTTATTTCTTTGCTCTTGGTTTTCTACCTTTTCTTGGTTTACCTTTTACTGCTTTTACAACATCTTTAGATTGTTTACCAACCTCTTTGATTGCATCAGCAACATCACCAAGTTCTTCTTTTACTCTTTTTGCTCTTTTCTTTACAGTTTTCACAACTTCTTTTGCGTCTTCTACTGCATCTTCGATTTCATCAGGAATAAAATCCCCATCTCTATCGTTGATTTTACCTTTTTTGTAAAATCCGAAATAATATACTCCTGCACCAACTGCAAGAATAGCTAAAATAATTAAAATTGTTTGCATAATAATTCCTATTTTTGATTAATTGTATTTCTACTTACTATAAATATAGTGTTATTAAATAAACATTTGTACATCATCATTACTTTCATAGTCATTATCACACTTTTTAATAATGCCTGAATTAGGAAACCAAACTCCTAATATAAAAATAATTGATAAAAATGCTGTCTTTAATATTTTGACAAGTTTATTCTTCGCCATACAAACTCCATTTTTTTTCTGGTTCTGGTTCAACAATTTTTTCCTCCGTATCTACTATGTAGACGAATCCTTCTCTTGCATCCATATAAAACTGAGTATTACCTTTAGATTGATATATAAATTCAAGGACATCAGTTAGTGAATCCAAAACCACAGTTGAGTTTGATAAGGGAGTCCACCTATCTCCAGGTGGAACTCTCTTCGCTACTTTTGTTTTAACTTCTTCTTGTACTATTTCAGGTTTCTTTACCATTACCCAATAACTCTCAATATTCTGCTTTCCTTAGCACCACTCACTTTGTAATCGATTTGTACTCCTGAATCTTCGAAGTCTTTTACAACTCTTGATTCTGCTTCTGTAACTGATTGTGCATCTACTAAATAGATTTCTTTTGCTTTTTTATCTTTGCCATTTTTAAGTGTAGCAACAACCACTTCTACTGTAACTTCAAAAAATTTACTCATAATTTTAGTTTTATATTTATATATATTTATTTGTATCTACAAAGATACAAAAATTTTACGAATTTTCCAAATTTTTTCTAAAATTTATCTTTTGGATAATCAAATCCGAAAAATTCATAGTTTTTCTTAACTGATTCATCAGTTCCTTCTGCCTTAATTGTTTCATCTTCATCGTAAAATATAGCATCAGGTGGACATTCAGGTACACACGCACCACATAGAATACACTCTTCAGGATTAATGTAAAGTTGTTTTCCTTTTAGTTCTTCAGGTGACATATCATCAACCTCTTTACCTGCACCTTCAATATCAATTGGCCCATGAATACAATTCACAGGACAAACTTTGACACACGCAGTGTCACAAACACTAACACACTTATTTCCGATTATATAACTCATAAGTTAGCCCAAAGATACAACTTTTTTTTGAGATATCCTAATAAAAAGTTATATTTCTTAATATTCGTATTCTTTTTTAGGACCTGAAAGATTTCCATTTATTAGGAAGGAACAATTAAAACAAAGCATTCTAAGATTTTCATAATTATGATTCTTTCTATCACCATCGATAAAATCTAAAACTAAAGGAACCTTTCCATCAGTCATTCTCTTTTCTTCAAAACCACAATTGTTACATTTTTCTAACATATAACCATTGTTTAATAATCTCTGTTTAAGTTTCCATATTGGATAATCTGGATATTTTCCTTTTAAGATATCATCAAGAGAATATTTTCCTCTTTTAATGTTATATCCTTTTCTGATACCATTTCCATCAGGATTTTTCAAATCTTCAAAGATACCATACTTTCTTGCGTATTTTTTGTAGGTATTGTAGGAGACTCCTAATAATCTTGCTGCCTCCATTGCAGAACGAGCCTTTTTCTGTACATCTTTTATTTCCGATTCAAGTAAGGGTTTTGCACCCAAACCTCTTTTCATTCTTCGATTACTTCCCGCTAGTGATAAATCTTGTGTAGGGTCAAAGTTGGGGAATATCTTCTCGTTTTTATTTTCCATAGTAATAACCTTTATTATAAGTATAGTGTATTAAAATTTATTGACAGGCTTTATTACTTTTTTTGTAGTATTTCATCGATTAATTTAATAATCAATGATTTTCCTTTCCATAATAATTCTTCACATAGTTTCTTATTATTATAAACCCTATGTTGATTATTATTTAAGAATTCTTCAGTATCACAAGTGGTTAATCGTTTTGCTTCTTGTACTAATTTTTCTAATCTCAAAATTTCATCTGTTTCCTTTTCATAAGAATGGTCAACAAAATCATCATACAAATCAAAACCTAATTTTCTTAATTCATCTTGTAATCCCCTATAACCATGTATAAGTGGTATCTGTCCTCTTACAAGGGGTTTTATTGTCTTTTCAGTAAATGAAATGTGGTTTTTATCATCTTGTTCTAAAAGACCTGTTACATTCTCTGATATCAAATTTACAGTATGTTCTAAGTATTTTAAATCATTCCAATCTTCTTGTAATAATCTGTGTTCTTCATGATGGTGAACACGAAATTTTTCATGTAATACTTTCTGAATTTCTTCATTTGGTAAAGTACTTACCATTTGATTGAAATCTTCTTGATAAAATTTTGGTCCTTCACCTTTATTAAGATAATACCAAAAAAATAAATGTGTATGTTTTATTAATCTTGACCTTTTAAATGCCTTACTGCAAAAATAATTTAACCATAATCTTTGTGTTCTTAGAGAACCATTGTATGATACAATACCATGTGCTAATTCTCTATTATCATGATGAAAAAAAGTTCTACTGTGAATATTATCGTGCAAGTGTCCAAGAAATGCTAGTGAGTAATCATCAATTACTCTACAATTTAATTCTTGATTTATTGGTAAATCGGATATCAGTATAAATTCGTAGTTGTATTTTTCTATTATTTTTTTAAATCTTTCTAAAAATAATTCAATCTGACCCGATTCTGTTGTTATATCAACTATAATTTTTGTATTGGGATTACAATATGGAATAACTTTTTCAATCTCACCTTCACCTTCTATTTCTCTATGTACAAATATAATATCATATTTGCCATCTAGTTTTTCAGGTAAAGTAGCATTTAAAAATCTACCCCACAATCTTTGAGATTGATAATGAAAATCGGCAATCTTAATCATCCTCTCTTACAACATCTAAAGTTACACAATGTGGTCCACCACTAAAGGTTCTTGAATGTCTCATCTTTACTGGTAATGATTCAACTCCAAACCTTTGTAATTCTTTCATTAACATTGTTTGATGTTCTTCAACCATACAAAGTTTACTATTAATAGGTAGGATATTCATACCTAACCAAGGTGATGCAGGACACCAATCATCAAGAACTTGAGTTGCAAATGGTTCTGGTGCCCATATTTTATCAAAATCATGTAAAAAATGTGGCATATTCCATTCATTAACTCTTTGAGGATTTAATAATACCAATCCTTCTCTTAAAAATACAAAAGTTGTATCAATGTGGATATATGCATAAACATTTTCGACTGGATGGACATTGTATTCATTTCCAAAATTTTCTTTACAATAATGTTCTAACCATTTAGCTCCATCTAAATTACCTGTATTAGAAACTAAATACAACAAATCATTATTATGTTTTATGACATTTGCAGCATCAAAAACTGGTTCTCCATTTAATAAGGTTGGAATAGATAAATCATCTCTTTGATAAATGGAATCTAATAATTTTGGTTTTGGTGCATCAACCCAATGATTTTGGTCAAATAATGGTTTACAGGTTTCTGCCTCATTACTTCTATGTCTTAATGTCATAGGGGTTGCTATTACCTTATCATTTATTACTATCATTGAATCTCTTGGACAATAATTATAATAACCATCAACTTCCCAATTTTCTGTTTTAATTGGTTCAGAAAAATCTCTATCCTTAGGTCTGTGAACTTTTACACCGAGATTTCTTAATGTATTTGCAATCTCGTTTAAATCTTCTTCCATCTCCTCTCTTACCTTTTCAGGATAAAGACCTGATGGTCTATTTTTAAATTCTTCTTCAGATAAGTGTGCATAATCAATACTATGTAGACACTTATCACCAACTGTTGGAACTCTTGCGTGTTTTGTTGTTCCTACTATAATCTCTTTGAGATTTCCCCACTCATTTCTTACTTGTGGTTTTATTAATTCCATAATTACTCCATTTATACCAGGCTCTTTCGTGTAAATAATAAAGAACCATTTTTGTTACTAATTCAACTCCTCCAATTGCCACACCCCATTTCCAATTACCTGTAATTATCCAAGATAATACCATGGTATCTAATGTACCAATGATTCTCCATGTAATTGTTTTTAAGATATGTCTTTTGTGTTTTACCATTATATTAATCCTTTCGGTTTGTTTATATTTATTGCAAAATGTAATGAATATCTTACACCCTCTGTAACTTCTTTTACTTCATGCCAATCGTTTCTACCAAATACAAACAATTCACCGATACTAACAGATAGTTTTTTATTTTCCAAAATAAAATCACCACCTTTATAATCAGTATTGAGTAAATATCCTCCTGTCAATACTGTATTTAATTTATTTGAAGAATAACTTGGTCCATCAATATGATTACCAAAGAAATCTCCTTCGTTATAAATCAAAAAAGTAATAAATTCACTAACTTCGTAAAATTTATTAATCTTTTTTAAATCTTTATTTATTAATTCACTTACAAATTTAAATTCTGAAAAATCTGATATCTTCAACCATTTATTTTTTTTCCAATCTAAATCGTAATCTTGATAAAACTCTGTATAATCTTTTTGAAAAAATACATTTAATATTTTTTTAACATCAGAGTTTTCCATCTTTTCTCATTTGTTCTCTGATTGATGTAGCAGATATTTCACCAATTTCTTTTGGTGGTATATGTTCTATAATATCGTAACCAACACCTCTTCCATAATTAACTGATTCGATATCAGGTATAATTGTTGTAATTACTCTACCATCTTTAATCAAATCTTTTAATTCTCCCTCATGAACCATTTTTTCAATTTCTTGAGCAGTCCAAGGTTGATTTTCGTTTGGTTCAACATCTCTAATTGCTAAACAAATATTTTTACCTTCCTTTAATCTTTGATTTATTAACCATAGATGACCTTTGTGTAAAGGTTGCCATCTACCAATGAACATTGAGTATTGTTTTCCCACTTTAAATTTTATTTAGTTGATTTAAATGATTTATAATTTTTGAAAAAGAAGATTCTGGCGAATCTTTTGTTGTATCAATATCTATAAATTCTATTTCAGGTGCCTCAAAATCTTTTGTATGGAAATGGTCTCTTTCCCTTTTATCTGTACAATGTAAATAAAACTCTTGAAAATTTTCATAACCGATTCTTTTCTTGAATTCTTCTCTTAATTTTCTATAAGGTGCAACCAATGATACTACAACATCACAATCATTATTGTGAATAAATTCTACAATCATCTGTGCATTTCTGATGTTATTTTTTCTTCCCTTTTCTGAATAATCTTTATTGATTGTTAAATCTCTTAGATTATCACCATCAAGATGAAAAACACTTCTCCTCCAATTTCTTTTTTCTGTTTTTAAAAAAGAATGAAGTTTTTTTCCTAAAATCGTTTTACCTGCTCCAGGTTGTCCTATAAACCAATATACCATTTTATTTTTTAATATGATAACACTTGTGGTGGGATGGTACACAAATGTAATCTCCATCTAAAAATTCATGTACTGCTTTTATTACACCTACATGAACTTGTTGTCCTTCAAAATCCCAAGTATCAGTTTCTAACATTTCTTCAGTTGCATCTTTAATGTTTAAATCATCGTAAGTATTTGCATCACCAGAGAAATCATCAAAAACCATGATACCACCTTTTTTTAATTTTTTATATCCATTTTCAACATCAGATTTTACGATGTTATACTCATGTCCTCCATCAATAAAAATAATATCATACCAGTTATCCATTACATTGTGAATCATTTTTCTTGAATCACCTTCAAATACTGTTATAATATCATCTACTTTGAATTTTTTTGCCTCATTCCATAAATGTTCTTTCCATTCTTTTGGATTATCTTCATTGTACGACCATTCTTCCTCTTTATCGACAGTTAAATTACCTTTAAACCAATCAATCACATGAAGTTCACCATTTATCATTGGTAATTTTAATATCTTTGCATTTTCAACTGCATCCCATCCTTGGGCACAACCAATCTGTAAAACTTTTGGTCTATCTTTGTAATCATCCTCAGAATCATTATAATTCCAAAATGTTGATTTAATATGTGTGAAAATGAATGAGGATATCCAAGGAATAGGCAATACCCAATCTGAAGGTGAGAATGTATCCTTTTCTTTTTCTGTAACAAACCACTCACTCATATCGAGTGGTGATATTTTTTTAAATCTTTCCACTAATAATAGTTTACTTGTTCTTACTATAAGCTTGAGTACCAAAGAAAGCTGCTACGATTGCTGCTACTGAAACAAAATATGTTGCTGCCATATCTCCAAGTATTGTTGCTGCTGTTTCTAACTTTACTAAATTTGCTAAAACCACTGCAAATGGATATAACAACATTCCAAATAAAGCAAACCATGCCATCTTTCTTTGAGCATCTCTCATTGCATCTTGGTCATCAAGTTCTTTTCTCTTGAATTCCAAATACATTTTGTGCTCTTCACTACTTACCTTACCATCACCATTAGTATCAGCAGGGTGAATAGTGTTCTTTTTTTCTTCTGCCATTTATTACCTCCCATTAATTGCGAGATGTAACCTTTATTACTTATATATATTAACTTAATTCTTTTTTGAATCTTTCCCAATCAAATGCAGAGCCAGGGTCAACTTTTCCTTTTCCCTTTCCTCTAACATGGTCTCCACTACAATCAGAATGTCTAACTACATTTTCCGCAGGAATATCATATTTATCCATCCACCATTTACAAGTAGATAATGCTGATTGAAATTGTTCTTCAGTATAAGTTCCTTCTTGTTCAATTTCTTTTAAAAATGAATCATATGTTTGTTTTCCAGGTACTAATAATTCAAACCCTAAGTAATGGGAATTAAGATGTTGTAAACCATTCCATTCTGATTTACCTGCATGAGCTGCTTTTCCAGGTGATGATATCATCTTTTCATATGTACCATCTGGATGTATAAATCCATGTACTGATAATTTTAATTCTTTTAGAAATTGGTGAGCTGTTATCCATTCACCTTCCCATTGAAGATATTCTCCCATACTGTGTACTACGATTCCTTTGGGTACTATTGCCATTTTTTCTCCTTATCTTATTTTCTTTAGAATGGGTTCTATATCTAATGCTATTGCATATTGGTCAAGATGTCTGTAATCAATAGGTACAAACTTTTGTTTTGTTTTCTTTGATGCAAATTCTGCTAATTGTTTACAGATATCATCTTTTGGGATACTACCCAAAGTAATAATCTTATCTAAATCTTTTGAACTTTTTGGGATACAAGTTAAAGTTGGTCCTTCACCTAAGAAATTAGGATATGCATAATTAAACTTGAACTCAACTTGTTGAGATGGTAGTTCCGCATCTTTTGCTTTTGATTGGAGTAGAACTTTTGCATTTCCATAAAAATGTACTCTTTCGTTAAGTAAATTTGTTAATTTAATCATCTTATTTTAAATGGTATATCGTGGTCTTTCCAAAATTTATTAAGTGTATTTCTTAAATCCTTAACTAACTTTGCAGATTTTTTTCTATTTTCAGGTGTGTTCGTATCTAATCTTCCTTGTGGAATAATTCCTTTAATGTAATTAGTGACAGGAAATACACCTACTTCAGTTACAGAGTTTTGACCAAATTGGTCTCCTTTAGTAAACTCATATGAACCTGCAGTGCTATATTCATCTATATCTCTGTTGATTGCATCTTTGGGTTTTGGTGTTCCTTTTAATCTTGCTTCTTTATCATCAATAAAAGAGAAATCTAATCTTTGGCCATATTCATCTATTGTTTTAGGGAATTTCGTTCTCTTTGCAAGTTGGTAAAGTTTTTTAACATCAGCTGGATTGTTTCTATTGAACTTATCTGCATTCTTTTTATCTTTGAATATTGCTGATATTAATTTATTACCATCACGCATCATTATGATAATACCTTTTTTACCAAAAAATCTTTCAGTTTCAACTTTTACCTCGTTTACTGCCATTGAAGGTTTTTTTGCAACATTAATTACTTTGTTTTGTTTTATGTATTCAACTGCATCTTTGTAATCAACTTTGAATTTTTTAGATAATTTTTTTATATTGTTTGGGGTAAACTGATTAAATTTCATTCTATCTAATGCTTTATCAAATGCAGATGGAACAAAAAGTCTTTCGTTTACTGTTCTGTAAACTTGTCTTACAACTTTTCTATTTTTTAATAAATCAATATTAACCTTTAAACCTTTTCTTTCCATATCCTTTTTGAATTTGGAAAATAACTTATCATTATATTTAGAATCTCTTACTGTCTTAACAACTTTATTACCTTTATATGCATATGCAACATATTGTTCATTTTCGTTTACAGGTGTTTGTTTATTTGTTAATCCTACTTCTTCATCTTCATCAGCGTTTTCAATATCTGGTTGACCATGATTTGTTTTCTTAAAGTTTGTTCCACCACTATAATCTCTTTTCTTTCCTCTTAACGCTGTGTGATAATCTGAAACTCTTCCTTGCATATAATTCTGAGGAACACCTTTAGATTCATCAACACCTTCATAGATAGATTTAAGATATTTGATAAACTCTTTATCATTTTTCATTTTCTTAAAATCTCTATCCGCAAATACATTTTTTACAAAATCTCTTACATTTTTGGAATCTTGTCTGATTTGGTCTAATGTAGAAAACATTCCTTCTTTCATTTTCTTCTTACCCTTTTTACCTTTTGCTTTATATCCACTAGCAAATGCTGCTCTTCTTTGTGCATCAGATGCAAATCCTTCATCTCTTGGTCCTTCATTATCACCATAATTTACATTATCGTTGAATATGCTTGTTTTATGTTTATCAAGTTTCAACTTTTTTAATAAATCATAAATCTGATATATTTCACTATCTCTATTATGACCAGAATATAATTCTATATCTATTGTTTTTCCATCGAGTGATGCACCCTTAAACTTTCTATTGATTTTCTTTAAACCTAAATTTAATGCCTTTAGTACTTTTGGAGATACTCTTTCATCCATATTATCATACCCATCATCATCTCTCAACCCTTTTTGTGGAGCATATCCATGTGAACCACTACCACCAAGTTTATCACCACCCATTTTATTTGCGTATTCTTTAAATGCTTTTAGGATTTGTTCTTTTACTTTTTTTGGAATACCACTATGTTTTGTAGAAGCAAAATCTTTTGCATCAGATTTTTTTATGGTTTTAGCAACATCTCTTACTGATTGGGTTACATCAGATGGTTTTACATCACCCTTGTTCAATGCATGAACAATGCCCATAAATTTTTGTTGTTGTTTTGATTTTGCTGGCATAATTATTCCTTTTACTTATATAAATATAAGGAAATTTAGTTTAATCATTAGACGGGAGGTTTATGATAATATTATTATCCTTTGACTGTACCTTAAAATCTGAGGGTGAGAGGTTTGTATAATATTTTTCGTAGTATTTAACTCTATTGAAATTTTGTTGAGGTTCTTCGTTGATTTGTTTTAATAAATCGGTGAGTTTAATCAATGTTGTTTCTGCCCACACTACCTCTACTAGAACCTGCTCCACTACCAACTGATGAACCTCTACTAATATTTGATGATGGTGGTGGGGAATAACTTCTTACTGGTGGTGAAGAACTTCTAATGTTGTTATTATTTGGTGGAGTATAATAGTTTCTAATATTGTTGTTATTATTTCTATAATTATTATTACCGTTTTCTACTCTATTATAGTTTCTGATATTGTTAGGAACATTATTAGGATTATTGTATGTTCTTACTTTTACATTTGAATTTTCAAGTTTTTCAAATAATCTTCCAATAAAGGTTCTATCTTGATTATTAACTATTACATCCACATCATTTGGATTAGGAATTCTATTTCTATCACCATAGTTTCTTGGAGGAGTTATAACATCGTTTCCTCTACTAATTCTTATGTTAGGATTTGCTATTACATTATTATTACCATTACCTCTTCTATTACCATTTGGAGTTACTACAATTCCATTAGAACCTCTCCTACCTATGTTATATGAGATGTTTTGATTTTCTCTATTGAAGTTATATGCAATACCTTGGTTATATCTGAACCAGTTTCCATCATACCAATTACTTGGATAATACCATCTATAAGGATTGTATCTGTATCCATAGTAATAAGGGTCACCATATCCGAACCATCCATTGTTCCAATGACTCCAATAATAGAATGGATAGTTCTGTGCCCAATTCCACCAATAATCATGTCTGTTCCAATAGAAATCCCATCGAGAAACTTGACTTCTCCATAATCTATTGTTGAAATAAAAATCAGAGTGCCATGAATATGGTTGATTTTGTGCGTATAAGGAGTAATTCCATCTGAACTTCCAATTATTTTTGAACATTCTATGGACATCCCATTCAGAATCTAAAACATCTATTTTGATGGTATCACCCGTCTGTTCAACAATACCATACATTGGGTCATTGTTGTAATATGATGCTAGACGATATTGACTACCACAACTTGAAAAGAGGAATAAAACTAATAATCCTCCCAATAATCGAAAAAGTGAACTTGGAATCTTCATACACCTATAAATATAGAATTTTAGTGTTTTATGTGTTGAACCCTCCACTTAACATCCTTTTTTCTAAGCATTTGTTTAGTGGCGTTAACATTTTTTAAGGAATCATCAGCAAAATAAACATCATCATAACCTTCATTATCAATCTTATCTTCAATCCAATCTGCTTTATCTTTTGGATTGTTAGATGCTAATGCGGTTACATATATTTTACTCATATTAATACCGATATCTTTTAGATATTGTCTTATCGGTTTGTGTGCTGCTCTGGCAGTTAGGATATGAACTCCTTGTCCACCACTTGATGCTACGATTCTTCGTAGTACTGAAGTTATCTTTTTAATCTCATTTGGATTTTGAACTTTTTGAAAATCTCTAAAATCAAATTCATCACCTGGTTTTTCTTTATATACTGCATACTGACCAGGTGTAAGTTTTCTTGTCTTACCTTTATTGGTTACATAAATAAAAGATGTGGTCTTTACCAGAGTATCATCAAAATCGAATACTCTGAGTTTCTTTGATTCCACAAATAAACTTCGTAATAACATATCTTATATAAATAGTTTGTAATCTTTTTCGAAACTAATAGCTTCTTTCTCATATGGGTGAGATACATAATCATGACCCATATTGTAATATCTTTTGAACCAAGTTGGTGATTGTAGGTAGTGAATGTATTCGTGAATAAGAGTTTGAATAACCATTTTCTTACTTTTCATCTGTGGATAGTAAACACTAATCTCATTCATCATAGAACAATACTCAGCATGACATTTATCTTCATCACCTTGAGCACCTTCTTCACCACTATATTTTTCGTAGATGTTTTTGTGGAGTTCTACATAAGGAGTACATTCTTGGAATTTAGAGAACCCATAGTGTTTCTCTATCTTTGGAAACACTTCATCGATAATATTTTGAACTTTTTCTTTTATCATATTAAAATTGTATTAAATCAATTGCCATTTCACCAGTTGGATTTCCATTTTTAGTAATTTCGTAGTTAGGGTCTGAACCATTCATCATCACATAATTGATTAATTCATCAATCGAGTCAAAAGTTTCAGAGAAAAAAGAACAATCTAAAGAATACATAGTTTAAGTTTTAAGTGTTATTAATTATTTACATAGTAAATATACGAAAAAAAAATGAGAAATCCTAATTTTTTAACAATTATTTTTCTAAATATGAAGAAATATATCCAGCTATTCTACCTGCTTTGATTTGTAGTTTTTCCCACTGGTCTTTGGTGAGTTTTTTCTTTCTTGTAACATAATCAATTCCTAATGTACCAACAAATTTTTCATCTAAGGTGAACATTGGAATAACATATGAAGATTTAGTTCCTACTGATTCTGCTGCTCCTTTTAATCCAAAATGTTTAATTGATTTATCTTTGTAATCTGGTATGAATATACCTTTCTTTTCACCATTTAACATATGGTCGAATGCAAGTGGATAAAGTGATGTGGGGATATTATTAAAAGTATGTGATACTGATGAAACACCTATTTTTGTAACTTCATAGAATATTGAAAACTTTTGGATTGATTTACCGGTTGGATAAAAGTTTCCACCATTATGAAATTGAGAAATCCAAACTCTACATGATTCGAATTCTTCTCTCATCTCTTCCAACTCATTATTGATGAGGGTGGTGTTTGCAATTGTTTCTCTTACTTTATCTCTTTTCTTTTCTTGTCTTTGTTTGTGATATCTATCTATTATCAGATAAAGTACAGGCCCAACTACACCAGTTAAAAATGCTCCTAGTAGTTCCATAATGTTAGTATTATTATCAATTATCTCCATCTTTTTCGTATTCGTCTAAATCTTCCATGTAATCAGCAACATTTTGTAGATAATCAGATGCAAGAGATAACTTTTCTTGTACCCAACCTTCTAACTCTTCAATGTCCCTTTTTTTTATATTATCATAAATGATTTTAGCGGAACGAACAGATGATTTTAGAGAAGATAAACCCATACCTACTTCATGGTCATCTCCTTCTTTTATAACTTGTTCTGGTGATTTAAATGCGGTGTGATATGGATTAGAATATATCTTTCCAATTTCAAATTTTTCAGATAATATGTCTTTTAACTTTATCACTTTTTTATTTTACCTCTCTTAACATCTCTTTGTAATTCTTTCAGAGCATTGATTTGGTCTTGTATTGCTGATGCTAAATCTACATTTCTGTATTTAGCCTGTTTTCTAACTGCCAACATTGCAATTCTTTTTTCTTCAGTAGATGGTCCTTCGTTGATTGATTCTTTAACACCATGTTGGTTATCCCAAACCTTACCAATCGCATTTCTATACTTTTTATCCTTTTCAAAATCTTTAAAAGTTGGACCATAATTCTTTTTCATGAGTGCAAAGAAAGCATCTATAAATTTATCTTTACTTTTGGGATATTTTTTTGCCAACTTTCCGAGTGTGATTTCATTCATCTCTATTTTTTCTTTATCAAGACCAGTTAACATATCTTGTTCTGCCTTTTTCATTTTCTTTTCTTGAGCTTTTACTTTGTGGTGGTGGTCTATGATTGCTTTTTTAGCTTTCTCTTTTTTCTTTGGGTCTTTTTCTGATACAAATGCTGATGCTAATCTTTTTTGGTCTTTCACCATACTTTGGTGTTTGAGTGCTTCTTTTTGATATGTACTTGCAAGTTTATTAAAACCACGAGATGGTCCTCTAACTTCTGCCATTCTTTTAATTATTTCTTTAAGTTGCGATATTTTGAGTTTCATTTCGTTCCTTTTTTTTCTACCTGCACAATGAGCTTTTTGTGAGAAACCTTTTGGATTATTACAATCTATACTTTTTTTATACTTATTACTCCACCCCATTATACTATATAAATATAAAGGTTTCTGTATATAAGTATTAAATATCTAAATCCTCATAAAATTTTTCAATAAAAGAACCGAGTTGGATTGGGTTTTTTGGTTTTACCTTTTCAACTTTCAATGCTGATTTAATTTTTTTATAATTTTTATCACCAAACATTTTAGAAATAAAATTTTTTGACCTTTCCATTTCTATCAATCTTTCATTATAATAAAAGTAAAAATCATTTTTCTTTTTAAACTCGGGGTCTGGTTTTTCTTGAATACCTGGTGTGTAATGAGCAATCTCCATTCTTAGGTATGTATCAGCAAGTAATTTAAAATTCTTTGTAGAATCGTAAAGTAACTCATAAAACTTACCATTTAAAGAAATAAAAGTATTGTTTTCAAATTTTACTTTTGAAACTTTATCAGATGATATAGAAAGAGGTTTCCAATCAGTTTCTATTTCAAATGTTTCCTCAATTAAGTTGTAATTTGTTATTACTCTTAGTGGAGTATCTGAATCGTACAATTCAAGTTCTGCTGGTTGGGATTCCTTAAAATAATATCTATTACCAACAAACGCAACTTCTTTTGGTGTATATTGTCTTGCTATTTCTCTTTGTAAAACATCTAAATCTGTTCTAAATTGTGATTCAAAGTTTTGGGTATCAAAGGATTGTCCGAAGATAAATCCTCCGAATAGTATAATTAATAAATTTTTCATGATTATATTTTGTTGATTATATATTCGTACATCCTACTACCTATTTCTTCTCCTAATTTTGAATCTGATGGATAGTGTGCTCCTCCGATATTTCGTGAATAGGATATTCTTTTACCTGCTTCGATAAAGGCATTTGTTTTAATTGGTAACTTTGTTTGTAATACCTTTCCGATTAAAATACCTTGTGCAGAATGACCAGAAGGGTAAGAAGGGGTTTTCATACTTTCAAGTATATTCTCACCCAACTTAATATTGTAATATTTAGCAAGTTGATACGGTCTTGGTCTATTAAAGTGATATTTAAGTTCTAACATTGAGCATGATTTAATCATTTCTTCAACCAAATCTTTTGGAAATGTTAGGGCATGTTCTTTACATACTTCTTCAAATACAGCTGAGATATCATCATGTTTTTCTACAAAATCTTTATCCTCAGGTAAATCTCTAAGAAACTTTAATTCTTCTAAAGTTTTAAGTGAATGATTTGCAGGTGGTTTTTTGTGGAAATACTTTGACATATCAAAATCTCTGAATAATCCTTTCGTTTTGACATATTCTATTTTTTCGGCGTGTTTTTTCTTCATACCATCTTTTGAATAGACAGCATTTTTAATATTACCGATATTTTCCAAAGTAAATATAAACATACAACTATAAATATAAAGTATTTTTACTTCTTGAATTTATTCCACAAATCAATTGCAGATGAAGTTAATGATTCTACTCCCTTACCAACTTTTTTACTTATTTGTTTTGCAAGTGGTTTTGGTAAGAACTTTTCTAATTGTTTTTTAGTTTGTGATTTAGCAACAATCTTACTACCTTTTTCGATTATTTTTTCTTTAATTTTTCCCATACTCCTCTTTTCACTAATTCCTTTCTAATTAGTTCTTTTTTTCTTTTATAAGAAGGTGACTCATAATACTTAATTAAATCTTCTGTTTTTGTATTCGAAGGTGTGTAATGAATTACTCTGAATTTATTAGTCATTTTATTATTGACTTTAATATATTCTTTTGTACTTGGTTTTATTTTTGGTGGCATTTTATTTTATAACCTCAAAGTTTTTAATTTGATAAGTATATTCATCATCTGCAATACCATAGTGAGGGTCAACACCAAGGTACTCCACATATCCATACTCATCGTTATATTTAACATCTAGTGAATATGGAATACTTTTTAATTCATCCGCAACTAGAATAAATAACTGAGGAACAGTTTTAATCCATGGCCATCCTTTTGGTAAATCACCCCCAGCAACAACACTATCGTTAACTTTCATAATTCTGTTTTCTAAATCAACTTCAAGTACATTCCAATTAGTTACTTTATCTTCACAGTAACATTCTTTTCTTTGTTCTAATTTATAGTGTTTTATTTCTGATACTCTCCATTTAGATTTTGCTTTATTTAAATCCATCATAGCAACTCTAAAAGGGGATGGTTCATACTCTTCAACTTCACAACTTACTAAACCTAGTAGAAATATAGAAGCCAAAAATAATATTGACCATTTGATAATTTTGTTATATTCTTTTCTCATATTATTTATCTAACCACTTAAACCACCTATTCATTATGAACCAAAATGCAACAAACATTCCGACCACTTTGAGTAGTGTGAAAATAGTTTCCATACCAATAAGTATTAATTTACTATGATATAAGTTGATTTTATCACTTCTAAGGGAGTTTCTAAGGTCAATAGTAGTTTGTTCTTAGGTAAAGATTTTGTGTAGATTTTACGAGTGTTTACACCTAATTGTGGTATAAAAGATTCTTTTGCAATTACAGATTTTGTTTCAATATCTGATATAATTAACCAATGTCTTTCACTTGATGATAATTCAAAATTAATATCTTGGTTATCAATTACAATTGATTCTTGTTCTTGAAAAATAAATTTGTATTCTTGTGGAATAGCAATTTCTACTAACTCATCTTTTTGACAAGAAAGTAACAACAATAATATTAATACTAAGTACTTTTTCATTTTATTTTTAACTCTATTTTTTCATTATCTTTATCAACCAATTCCATAAACCTTATACCAAATAATCCTAATGTAGATTGTAGGTTAGATTTTAATTTGAATTTTAATCTATAAGTAATACCATTATTAAGGTTTTGTGAATCCTCAGATGTAAAAGAACCAACAGTAACATAATTACTTCTACCTGTGGCAAAGTTTGGAATCACTTCTGATGAAAATTCTGTTTCGTTATATTCTACTCTATCTTTATCAAAATAAATTTTAAATTGTGAACCAACTATATTTTTTTGATTTGATGGAATCGAAAGTTCTAAGGTAATTTCATTTTCAATTCTATCAATATCAAATACTATACTACTATCAGTACGATTAAATGTGGGTGCAGATGAATATCTTACATCCATACTCGTTTCTTGTGCTGAGTTTGTTGTATAATTTGTAGGTTGTTTGGAATGTGAAAAATTAACATCACCTAATATTGCCATATTGTAAGTTTTACTTTGTGTTCTTTGACTGAATGAGGTACTTGGTACATAAGTTTTAGTTTTACCTCTCGGAACACTTGTTGACCAATCTGAAGTACTCCAACTATTATAATCACTTTCAAATAAAAGTACAACATCATCAAATGTATTTCCTTCAAATGGGTCTGTATCACCATAGATATGTTGCATCATTAATTGAGTATCTGTAAAATCAAATTTATTATCTTCGTTAACATCAGATACTACATATTCAATACCAGTTGTATAGATACCACCACTACCACCAAATGGTCCACCACTACCTGGTGAAGTTAAATGAGAAAATGCTAATGCTAAATCTTGAACTGTTATAACATTTGCATATTGGTCTGAGTAATAAGTGTTATCAACTTCTAATAATAAATCGTGATTGATGTAACTTGTAACATCTACAAATTCAAACTCTGCTTTGATTCCATATCCACCACCACCCATACTTCTAATATAAGATGAAAATGTTGAGTTAGAAAAATCAAGTTCTGTATCTGTATAAATCCAATATTCATTCCAATGAGTATCTGCATTATTGTTACCACTCTTTGGTGTTACTGCACCATCCCATAAATCAAATAATTTTAATTTAGTTACTTTATCCCAATCTGGTTGTTGATTTGTAAATTCTCTACTATCGATACCAACTCTGTATCTATTGTTTGTGTTATCATAAGCATAAATTACACACCATTCTACCGAACCACCAGTTGTAGTTGCTTTCTTATTACCAGTATTTACTTGAGTAGAATAAACTCCACCACCATCATCATTATATGATACTTGTCCACTTGTTCCTAATGATTCAGTTTTTGTACCATTTACTGTTCCATTATCATATTCTAACTTTGAACTAAATTTACTTTTATCTAAATCTGTATTTAAGTTATAAACAACATCTAATTTATGAGGAATACTTGCAGGACTAACACTCCATATTTCATCTTTGTTAAACTGATAATCAGAATCAGATGGTCTTTTCCATTTAAGATATAAATCTGCACCACCAACTCCTTGTTCATATCGTACTCTAAATGAATAAACATTATCAGCAGTTAAACTAATATCAGCAGTTCTTGCTCCATTATTATAAGCCAAGTTAGTATTTACCATATTTCCATCACTATTTGTATCAAAGAATAAATCACTTCTATCATCTGAATCTAATTGGAATGTGTAGGTACCTGTTTCTTCTGGTACAAATTTACCTTCTATCTCCCAACCGAAGTTGTTACTATTATGTCTTGGTAATTTTGATGAAGGCCAAGTAAATGCCTTTGTTGCGGTTTCTCTACCATAATGTGTCCACTCAGTAGTTTTCTTATTTGCATAATCAAACATATTATCAAAATCAGATGCATTTGCAGGATGAGCATTATATTCTGATTGGCCACCATTTGAATCATAATCGTTTATTTTAAATGATTTGTAAATTACTGCATCTTGTCCATCACTAACCGCTGAAGAGAATGTTGGTGCTGATTGGACTGGAGTATAAGTAAAATCTTGATATTCATAAGCATACATTGGGTCATAAACAGTATTGTTACTTTCTGTCATTCTACCCATTGTTACAACAATACCATCTGTATAATCTAAATTTGAATCATAATCTTTTACTAATAGATTTACTTTTACATACCAATCGAGAGATGCTAAATTATTATTATTTGCACTTGCCTGATAATGGTCAATCCAAAAATTAGAATCAGTTGGATAAGAACCACCTTGAGACCATTGCATCCAAATATCATAATGTGGGTGATTGTTTGTAAAACTCATCTTTCTATTATCACCAATGAAGTGTGAAGTTCCATTAGCAGATGTATGAAACACATGATTTATTTTAGTGTACATTCTTTTATCATACTGAACATCAATGTGAGCATAAGTTATTGCGTTATTATTTTTGTAATTGTGAATCTTGATACCCATTACTATTGTATCACCAGGTCTGATATTTGCTACTGATTCACTTGAGTTTGATGGAGTACCTAACCATACTAAAGTTGCCGCACCTTCACCATCAGCAACTTGTGATGAAGTTGGCCCACTAAACTGTCCGAATACCAAAGTTGGTAAAAGTAGTAATATTAATAAAAACTTTTTCATATTATTTATCTTTATCTAATCTGAAATAAATTGATGCTCCTACATAAGGTCTCAATTTACTTGTCATGGTTTCTCTATCTAATAAATCGTTTCTGAATCCTACATCCAATCCAAACATTTTATCACCAGGTGCCTTGTAAAGTAGTTTTACATTTGAACCACTAAAGTAGTTATCTAAATCATATTGATATCCAAATCCTAAAAATAATTTTTTCTGAGGTGGTGCTAAAACTTCAACGATAGTTTCATATGGTTTATCTACATAAACTGTTTTGATTACCTCTATGGGTTTTTCTACTATTACTTCTTTAATTACTTCAACTTCCTTTTCTACTTCCTTAGTAATATACTTTGGTACAAATACTTTTTTCTCTACAAGTTTTTCAACATAGATACTATCTATTACGGTCTGAAGAACTTCTATTTCTTTTATTTTTTCTACTTCTTCAATTCGTGGATTTGTAAATAAGAATATTACTCCTGCAAGTAAAACTCCAATGATTATTGATTTAAATGTTTCTATTTTTTTCATATCTCTCTCCTAAAAGGGTAACTTTGCTCCTATCATAAACGAATTCATAATTGGAACAAACTCATTACTACTATAAATTATTGTCCAACCTGCATTGAACGAAAATGATTTTGTTAATTGTATTGTGAAAGTATTTGCTAAAATACCTATTACATCTTTACTTGTTGTTGCCATAGCTTCAAATCCTGGCATTGCTTCTGTATAAGAAATTGGTGATTGTGCAAATACGATTGCTGGTGTGTAAATAATTCTATCATTTACTTTTACCATATTAGTATAAAGTGCATTATATCCTAATGACCACATCTGAGGCATTTCCTCACCAAAATTATCTTTTCCAAACATATATGAATAACTTATACCAACTCCAACTGTTCCCCATTTACCCATTGGTTTCATCCTACTTGCTGCAGCTGTAATTGAATTCATATTCCAGTTTCTCATATATGTTAAGTTTTGTGCATCTACCCAAGTTACTTGGTAGTTATCATTCATTCTTAATTTAGAAGTACCTATTCCTAAACTACCTTGTTTTAGATTATCATAAATCTGTAAGGTTGCAGTATTTGTTCTATCACCAAATATAGAAGTTTGTGAAGCACCTATATTGAGTACAGAATTATATTTTAATGTTAATGCTTGTTGTTGTAAAAAATCTGCCTTAAGTTGAATAGGTAAATATTTTTTTTCTTCTTCTTCCTCTTCCTCTTCCTCTTCTTCATCACTATCTTCTTCCTCTTCTTCCTCTTCTTCCTCTTCTTCTTCATCCTCTTCCTCTTCTTCATCTTCTTCTTTTTCTTCTTCTTCCTCTTCCTCATCACTTTCTTCCTCATCTTCTTCTTTTTCTTCTTCATCTGATTCTTCATCTTTTTCTTCTTCATCAGAATCTTCATCGCTATCATCATCAGAATCATCACTATCATCATCACTATCATCATCTCCATCCGAGTCATCATCTCCATCAGAGTCATCATCGCCATCTGAATCATCTCCATCGGAATCATCATCACCATCGGAATCATCCCCATCCCCATCGCTATCTCCATCTGAATCATCTCCATCGCCATCTGAATCCCCATCACTATCTCCATCGGAATCACCATCGGAATCACCATCACTATCTCCACCATCACCATCGGAATCACCGTCTGAATCTCCTCCTCCATCGGAATCAGAATCCCCATCAGAATCTCCACCACCATCAGAGTCGGAATCACCACCACCATCGGAATCAGAATCACCTCCTCCATCACCAGAGTCTCCTCCACTATCTCCATCGGAATCTCCTCCGCTATCTCCACCAGAGTCTCCTCCACTATCTCCACCACTATCACCACCAGAGTCTCCTCCGCTATCTCCACCAGAATCACCTCCACTATCGGAGCCATTTCCTCCACTATCGGAACCGCCTGAATCTGAACCACTTCCTCCACTATCAGAACCACTCCCTCCACTATCAGAACCGTTTCCACTTCCTCCACTATCGGAACCACCTGATGAACCACTGCCACTTGAATCAGAACCACTTCCACTTGAACCACTACTTCCACTAGAACCTGTGTTACCTGTGTTACCAGATGTGTTGTTGGTATTATTAGTTGCGTTATTTGCGGTATTAGTTGCGTTTGTGGCGTTAGTTTGAGCTGATGAACAAGGGGAAAGTGCTTGCCACCATGCATATTTTTGTACTAACCATTGTTGTAAAGTACCATTTAGATATTCTTGGTAAGTAAATAATTTTGCTTCATTATAGAAAGCAACGATTGCAGAACCTGATGCGAAGTTAGCGGATACCACTTGGACTTCACCAGTACATCTATCAACAAATGTCTGTGTAAATTGCTGGGAGTAACTAAAGTTAGTTACAAACAGAAAAAATAAAATCGATAGTAGTTTTTTCATTCATGTTAATTCTCAAAGATACCCTTTCTTATCATTCTTGCTACTATTCTCGCTGATGCGGTTTCCAACGCTTTTCTGGTAGTTACTCCAATTGCTGATTGTCTGAAGTTTATTTCCTCCAAATCTAACCCCAGCAAACCCTCTTGAGTCTTAACTGTATTTGCTTCTCCTAGACCAGAACCTACAAAGTAAGTACCATTCTCTGCGTTAGTAAACCTAACTTGTAATCCCAAACGAGTTGTTTGTGTTTGTTTAGAACCATCTTTTAAAGATAAAACTTCATCTTCTGAAACTGAAAAATCATAAATTTCTATTGTAACAAAATACTTTGCCAACATGATTTTTCCAACACCATAAACTTCGTTTTGTGAAACTCCTTTTCTTGAAGCAACCCATTGAGTTTTCATTCTATCTTTTATTTCATCCTTTTCTTCAACAAATTCAAATCGGTTTGTCCAATCTAAATACTCGATTACCATATTAGTAACCCCTAAACCAATTCTTGCATCTTTTAAATCTGGCCACATTTCGTAAACCACATCAGATGCTGAAATGTTGATTAGTGCTATTGGAATAGTTTCACCCCAATAATCTGAAACATCATCGATAGATTTCTTTTTTTCAAATTCTGCTTGATATTTCTCTGCTTCTATTTTACCCACTGTCTGCGAGTATCCGAACTGAGAAACGAACAATAACAAAATAATAAGAATTTTATTTGTCATCTTTTTTCATATGTTTTGTAAGTTCAGGATAAAATTGAACAAAAAAGTTATCAATTTTATCAATCACTTTAATTAATATTTTTTTTAAGTTTTTCATAGTTGTAATACGATAATAAAAATTACAAATAGAATACAACTAAAAAGTATTCCATAGCAACATTTATCTACCGCGTCAATAAAATTTTTCATATTTAACAACAATAATCAAAAATACCAAATGTGGCATTCTGAACATCTGCTTCACCTGATATAAATCCATACATCAAAGTTGTGAAACCAACAACAAATAATCCTATTAAACCAAATATCCATATTTTAAAGATATAGTCTAAAATTACATAATCAGATAATTTGTCTTTCCAAATCTGTACTAAAACATTCATAATATAATCTCTCCTAATTTAAATTAACTGTGAGTTTCTTTTACCGATTTCGGTAATCGCCAACCCATTCTTCTCATAATCCAAGCCCAAAGTCCACCTAACATAAAGAATTGTACAACAAATCCTAATGCTAACCAACTTGAGACCTCATCGCCTACTCTCATTCTATCAGAGAAAACATACCCATAAACATTCAAATAAACTATTATTGAAATAAATCCTACCGGTTGTCCCCATGTCCTACACCATTTTTTAAAACGATTCATATTAACCTCCTATTCGTTTAATGTTACCAATCAATTTCTTCTTCTTTTTCTTTTTTCTTCTCAACTGGTACTTCTTTAACAATTACTTTTTCTTTTACTGGTTGTTGTTCTGGTATGTTTACAACTATTGTTGGTCCTTCCACATTTACCGATTGATTGTTTTCTTGAACAACCTCAGTTTGTGGATTTGATTCATCATCTCCAATACCAATAAAAGATTTTACTTCATCAATAAACATCGTACCAAGTGCAGTTAGTATTACACCAACTGCAGCTATGATTTGATTTTTTAGTTGTGAGAAGAAACTTTCTTTTTTCTTTTTTGCCATCTTAATCTCCTTATTCTACAACGAATGATTCGTTACCTAATACATTATGATAATCATCAGTAAGTTGAATCATGTACGCTGATTTTTCTAAAGATGCAACATATACCTTTAGTATATTATCACCTTCTTTTACTTCTAATCTCTCTTGTGAGATTAACTCATTGTTTAATCCATGTCTGATTTTGATTCTGTAAGTACCTGCTTCAGGTAATTTAACATTCATGGATACTCTATCTGAAACGATAGTGTTTTCTAACTTGATACCAACTAAATCTTTGATAACCAAAGTTTCAGGTACCTCTTGGTTAGGGTCTACCATGATGAAATCTTCATCTTTTGCACATCCTAAGATAAACAATAAACTAAATAATATTAATAATTTTTTCATTTTTTTCTCCTTATTGTATTATAAATTTAATTTGAGTACCATCTGCTTTAACACCCTCTTTTACTCTAAATGAAATCAAGCCCGATGTATTTTGAATAGCTTCATTTGGGGTAAAGATTAATTTATAAGGTGTTCCTTGTTTTACAGTTGCATCAAAGTTTTGGTCAAATGAACCAACTCTTACTTTTCCTTCTTCAACAATGTTTGCGAAGTTTGTCATTGTATTACCAGTATCAAAGATGACATCATCTAATGTTAAAATACTTGGGTCATATACAATATTAAATTGTGAACCTACCATCTCAGCAATTTGTGAATTGATTGAGAAGATGACTTGTCCATCTTTAATTTCAGATACTAAATCTATGTTTGCAGTTTCTGCGTTATTAAATTTAGTACCAGGTGCCATTGAAACTCTATATTGTGAACTAACATTCTGAGCTGAAGATGTTTTTGCTCCACTAGATACTGATGGTTCATATGAATGAGAGAAGTTAACATCACCTCTTAAACCATGTGCTACATTAACAATTTTTGAGTTTGAATCTGAATCAATTGGTGTAAATGTATTTGCGAATGTTACTGCGTTATTTACATATGCACCATATGTTTCTTTAATACCACTATATTCATGTACTGTTCCTGCTTTTGTGATATAATTTGTATTTCCACTTGTTACACCTTGTAGGTAAGCAAGTATTTCATAAGAATCTTGGAAATCTACTTTGTTATCTGTTCCAACAACATCAGCGATAATATCTTGTATGTAGTAATCAAATGTAGTTGAACCACCACTTGGACCAGAACCTGCTCCAATTGCCTCAGCGAATACTAATGCTAAATCTGCAACAGTTACAACCTCACCTAAATACTCAGGTAAATCTGAAATAGAAACTGATATATTATATTGTATGTTATTTTCTAAACCACTAACTACTGCTTGACCTGATGCATCAAAATCACCACTAGCTTTTGTTTCTCCTGCACCATTTTTGATAACATAAGAATAATCTGTTCCATCAGATACATTGTTATCTAAAAGTTTTGATGATAGGTTTAAGGTAACATTACCTGCATTACCACCTTCCAATCCATTTAAATCGATATCTGAGGTTGGTCTACCTACTTGTATTTGTGTTCCATCTGCTTTTTTATAGTTTGCCCAATTCACTTTTAATATGTTATCCCATGAATCATAATTTGTACCGAATTTATCTTTGATGATAAATCTGTAAACTATAATCTGGTCTCCATCTGTATATGCTGCTGAAGTTTGTGCTGTGATTCTTTCTACACTCCAATCTGCTGAAGTTGAGTAGGAGTTGTTTCCTGCTTCATCTCTCCACCAAATATACTGAACATCCATATCTGATTCAGATGTGTTTGCTTTTGGGTTAAACTTATATCCACTCCAATTGTTTCTTGCTTTAGAAGCACCACTTGGGGTTTTCCAACTTATGTCTAAGAAACTCATAAGTTTGTTATTGTATTCAAAATCGAATTGGAGTAGTGTTGCTGCTCCTTCATCTTTTTTTGCATACTTAAATTCCACCGATAGTGTATCACCAACTTTAGTAACAGTATTGACTGTACCATATTGTATCTCCGATGGGTCTTGTCCGAATGAAGTTAGTGTAAAAAGAACACCAACTAATAATGATAAAAATTTCTTCATAATAATAAATCCTTAATAATTTGTTCACATAGTTTTTTCAACGCTATGCTCGCCGTTTGTTGATTAAATGTTCCGTCCTCTGCAACTACAAGGGTTGAAGTAGAAATTGTTCTACTCGTTCCTTTTTGAGTAGTTCTTTTTCTGACTTTACCATTGACTTCAAGTTCACCAATTGCTATAATCTGCGTTAGTGAAACATTGTTATGGAATACAGCAATGCTGGTTCCTTTATTTTTAATATCAAAAAAGACTAAACGAACATTAATTTGTTGATTCGCTTGGTCTGATAAATCATAATCTAAATCTAAGAGAAGTTCTTCGAGAATATTTTTTACACCGATTGTAAGATTTCGGTTACCTGCAAACTTACCCATACGAATTTCGTTGGTAACTTCGCCGACCTTAATTAGGTTTTGGTCGTCTTGATGTATCTCATTGGTAGAACCATTTGGTAGTAACACTAAGATACACAAAACGAATATTTTAAATACATTTAGTGTAGCTAATTTCAAAGTAATCTCCTATTGTTGATTACTGTAACCAATAAATGAAACGATTTGTAAAACGCTTTGAATAAAACGGTTGTTGAAATAACGGTGGGATTTTATCCCTTTACTAAGAATAAATATGGGGTTGAAAAAGTAAAAATAGTTTTTTTACTTTATTTTTTTGAGTTCCTCACCAAAATTGGATTCAGCAATTTTTTTAAACTCTTCTCTTCTATCATAAACTGATATATGATTTAAGTAGTGAGAATTGTTACGATATTTATAGTTTTCACAAACTACGAGGTTTTTTATTTTGAATTGGTTTACTTTGACACCAAACTCTTCAACGAGTTTTTCAGATGCCCACATTACAAATGTATCTTCGTAACCATAATGCCCAAATGATTGGGGAACACCAATTCTATTAAGAAGTTTTCCACTAATACAAGTAAACCAACCACCTGCAAATTTAAATCTTGGTTGCCCATAAAAGTTATTTGTAACTCCTCTTACTATAATATCACCTTTAACACCTGAATCTTTGTAGGGGTCATTTGTTTTTTGGTAGTTAACTTTTTCAAGTAAGAAATTATCATTAACAAGACAATCCCATGTATCATCCCAAATTTTAACAATCTCTGGTGTTATTATAGAGTTTGGAAAACTTTGATTAGTTGATTTCATAGCGTTTTCCAAATAAGATAAAGTTCTTTCATCAAATATAATATCTGTATCTAACCAAATGAAGTAATCAGCATCTCTATGTTTTTCAAATGAGAATCTTCTCTGTGAAACACAACCTAATATTTTTTCAGATGTTTGAAAGTTTTTTACACACCAATCTGTATTTGATGCTAATTTTAAAAATTTATCTTCAAAATATTTTTTATTGATTGATGATTTATCCCAATTGACCATTTCAGATGAAGTACACATTGTAACATCTAAATTCCAATCTAATGATTTATCAATATAATATGATGCTTTTTTGAGTTGATTTAGAGTATTTTCTAACTCATCAATTTCATATGGTAAACAAAAAATAGATATTACAATTTTCATGAATATTTTTTTTCTATAAATTCTTTGAATTGTGGAATCCTATCGTATTGATGCACTAATGGAAATACTTCTCCTTTTTGATTTGTAACGATATAATTTTCATCAACATTTGGTGTAGGTTCTAGTAACACATTTTTAAATTTTTCTTTATTTACCAAAACAGTACCCAATTGTGTTACGAATCCTTCTTCTTGTTCAACTTTTTGTACAATATTTTTAAATTGTTTTAAATTAATAAGAATATTATATGCTGCCTGGTCTGCAAGTTGTTCTTTATTTGCTGTTGTCATACTCCATCTGTAAATATCAATAAATAAATCTCTTAGATATTCAGCGTTTCCTACAATAGTTCCTGCACAATATGAAGTTTTATTTTGTAACCATTCCCATTCCATAGGAAAAGATGTTCCACTATTTACACACGCCCAAGGGTCATCTTTAAAAGTAATTGATTCTGAGAATGAAAGTATCTCACCATCCATATTTGCTTCTATCCATTCAGATGGGTCTTTTTGAAATATAATATCCTTTACATCAGTCCATATAACTGTTCCTTTTATTTCAGAACCAAGTAGTTTGTATAAATCTCTAAATCTTTGAAGGATTATATGTTGTTGAAGTTCTCCTCCATATAAATCCCATCCTTTTGATTTAAGATAATCAATAGTTTCTTGTGGTACTTCATATACCAACATTACTTTTCTACCATCAAACCCACATCTATCAATAGATTCAACATAAGGTCTAATGTCATCAGGTGAATATTTTGTTATACACCCTAAAATTGTTTTTTGGAAACTCGTTGGGTTTATCATAATTTTACTAATTCTGGTTGTTTACATCCTGTCAATATTTCAAATTCTTCAAAGTTAGGTACTTCCCACAACTCACATAATTTTGTATTTTGAATAATTTCATATCCACCTAACATCATTATATATTGAAATAAAAAATCTTGCCATCCATAAATTTTATTTATTTTACAAAACTCATCAAACTTTTCTGTATATAAATCTAAAGTTCTTTCGTATGCATCAATATATTGTTCTCTGTTAAAGATAGTTCCTCCACCACTTGCATAACCTGGACATGAATCCACACCTCCTACTGATTTAGAATATTCTAAAAATTGGTTAGGAATAGTATTTGGTCTCATTCTACCTGTTGGTGATGGTGCAGTTGGGTGAATTGCCATTGAGAAATCAAAATTTAAAATACTAATCGTATCTAATATAAAATCATCTTCTTCAAATAACATCATGTATTTTGAATCTGTTTTCTTACAGGCATTGTAAACACCTGTTAACCATTCTACTGCTTTCTCTTTAGTCCAATGTTCGTATCCAATATCCCTATCACCAAAGTTACCACAATATCCTAACTGAAAGTTATTACGAGTAACAGTTGCTCCTAACTCTTCACCAACTTTTTGATATCCTTCTAAATCACCTTCATAATCTACATTGATAAAAAGGTCAGCATCAGAATAAAACTTCCTAAGAGTTTGCATAGATTTCTTACCTGCTTCGGTTTCTCTCCATGCCCACCAATAACCACTTATTAATTTACTCATAATTTTTCGAAATAACCACCAACTTTGAATTTAACATTTGCAGTAACACTACCTTTATCAGATGTTTTGAACTTATCAGGATGTACTATCCTAAAATCAATTGAACATCTTGTATCTTTTTCTTCATTAGTTTGATTACCATGTAAAAGATTTGGTCCACTAAACACCAAAATTTCACCATAGGATACATCGTAACCTTTGAAATCTTCTTTTCCTTCTTCTGATTCCATCCATATGGTATTCGTTCCATACGCATCAGTAAATGGTAACCATAAGTTAATCTCATCTACTCCATGATTGTAATCTCTATCTCTGTGCCATTCACCAACTCCTAAGTTATCAACTTGATGAACTCTGAATGTAGGAATCTTTTGATAAATAATTTCATCATACTCAAAGTGAGGTTTTACAAACTCTTCTATAAATTGTTTGTACAATGGATAAAACTCTTCTTTAAATTTATCATAATAAGTTTTATGCCACATTGTAGCCTGGTCTGTTGGTTCAGTATATCTTTCATACTTTTTAACCTCATGTAAATTCTCTAAACTTTTTTCACCTAAGATTTTTTTTATCAAAGGTCTGAATTGATACTTTGATGTATCGTATTTAATTTTATGTGTTTTTATCATTCTGTTCTTTCTAATTTATATAAATTATTGTTTACTGCTGATTTAAATTCTTCATCCATCCATACAACATCATCTTCACCAACTTGATTTACCATTGGTAAATATAAGTTATGCATACCTGAATTTACTCCATGTGGTGGATTGGTTTCCATTTCAATTACTGCGTTATAAAAGGATTCTAACATTGAATGTGGGAATACTATAAATGTATCATTCACAATTGGTAAATCCATAAACTCAGGTTCTCTCCAAAGAAAACTACATTTTGTAAAATCATAATTGTATTCTTCAAATGGATTCTTAAAAAAGTTTATATCATATCTTGTTGATATAACTAAATCTAAATCCTCATCCTTAAGTTGTTGTAAACTATTTAGATATGAAACTGTCATTATTTTCATACCATTTGATACTTTATCACCACCACCTAATTTATTATAACCAGGTTCTACAAATGTATGTTTTATTGCTGGTGAATAATCTTCAATTATTTTATCTTGTTTTTCATTACTATAACTAAAAAGATAAAATTTTATATCATGTCCATTTTCTCTTAATGGATTTACAACATTTTTATAAAAGTTTTGTATTGAGTTTTCATAATCTCTCAATCTACCACCTTCAATAGCATTGTTATAAGATACTCCTACTAAATTAATTCCTATTTTCATTTTACATCTTCTGGCCACCAAACTTTATCATCTCTAAGTAAGTTAAAGTTGATTCCATCGTGTTTTATTGCGTTATCATATAATTGTATTCTATGTAAATACTTCGTAAAGTTTTGTTCAGCACCATCCATAATTCCTTGTTCTCTATTATAATTTACAATATTATCAAATATTGTTGGAAAAACTTTATCTGAGTTTTCTTGATTAGACATATAAAAATTATCATCATGTATTGGACTGTTAGGCCAATGACTATTTGATGTATAAATTTTTGTTAAATCATAATCACTTAATTCTAAATTAGAACCAGCAATATCATATCTACTTCTTATAATACAATCATATTTAATATTTGATTCTTGTATTTTTTTATAAGTTTCTTGCCAACCATACAACATTGGAAATGCTCTGAAGTTACTAAATACATCAAAATCTGTTAGTGGTCTTGATTTATCATCTCTTGGTGTTTTAATACCTTCTCTGTACTTAGTAAACTTAATTGGTTTCTGTATATTAATGTATTTAGGATTTGGATAAACTTTTAAAACATCATCACTATCTTCATTATTTGTTATTTCATCAGGTTTAGATTCCCATGCATGAAGATACAAATCTACATCATTATTATCTATAATGTATTTCCAATAACCATCATAACCTTCTTGAACTTTTCGTGCAAGACCAGTTAACATTAATGCTACTTTCATTTCTTGTAAACCATTTTTAAATATTTTCTACCTCTTCTTAAACCACTCTCACCTGTTTCAACAAATCCTAATTCTTCGTATAACTTTTTTGCATGATTATCTTCAAAAACCCAAAGGTCTGCATAATCTTTATCCTCTAAATACTTTGTATATGCTGCTCTTGCATATCCTTTTCTACGAAAATCAGGATGTATATCACATCCAATCTCATCACCATTGATTCTAATGTACCCAACCTCTTCATTATTTTCATTATAAATCATTAACCATTGTGGTTTCATTTTTTCAAACCAATCTTCACATTCATCTAAAGTAAATGCACTATCATTTTTTAATTGAGTACGAGTTGATTCTTCATTCCTTACTAATAGTAGGAATCTTAAATTATTTTCTTTTAATGGTTCTAATCTTATTTCCATTTTTTAATACAATCTACAATGTATTCTCTTTCTTCTTTTGTTACCCACCAACCAACTGGTATTGAAACTACATGACCAATTGTTTTGTCCAAATTTGGTAACGATGTTTTAAATTCTTCCATACAAGAATGTTTATCGTTTCTCTCATGAACTTGAGATACTGTAATATTACAATCTTGCATATATTTGTAGAACGATGGTCTATCATCTACTAATAGTGAGTAAATCCAAAATGCCGATTCAAATCCTTCTTCTCTTTTTAGAAGTGTAACACCATCTACATTTTGTAAGTGTTCATCATAGTACGCTGCATTATCTTTATGTTTAGTAACTATGTCATCTAAGTGTTTAAAGTTTTCTATACCAACAGCTGCACAAACATCATTCATGTGAAATTTAAATCCCCATTCAGGTATATCTGCTTCACATCTGAAATCTGTTCTACCTTTTGGGTTTCTATCAATACCATACCATCTCAGTAATTTTGCTCTTTCATACAATTCTTCGTGTGGACAATAAAGTAAACCACCATCGACTGAAGTGATGTGTTTGATTGCCTGTAAAGAATTCATTACAAAATTGTGATGATTACCTAAATATTTTCCTTTATATTTTGTACCGATTGAATGTGCTCCATCTTCAATTAATGCTGGTGCCCATCCATGTTCTTTTCTAAATCTACCTCTAATATTTCTAATCTCATCTAAATCTAATGGATATCCACCCCAATGAACTCCCATAATTGCTTTTGTTTTTGGAGTCATCTTTCTTTCTAAATCATCCAAATCCATATTAAGAGTTGTTGGGTCAATATCCACCCATTTAATTTTTAGATTATTTGCTACGATTGGCCAATTAGATGCAGTACAAGTTAGTGGTGTTGCTAATACTTCATCACCATCTTGAATACCTGGCCAGTTGTGTTCTACAAATGCAACACCATGGAATTCTTCTCTCCAATTTTCTTTTGGTTTCTTAAGTAAGTGTAGTGCTAAATGTAATGCAGATGTACCAGCATTTGTTGTAACTACTTTATCATTTCCAAAGTATTCTCCTAATTGTTTTTCAAATTCATCTACCTTTGGTCCTTGTCCTATATAACCACTATCTAATACTTCACCAACTTTTTCTTTTGCTGTTGGTGCCATGAATACTTTAAATAATGGTATTGATTGTTCTGGTTTATTCATCGTTTAGAATGTTTTTATTTTGTTTAATAGTTTGTTTAGTAATTAAATCTTTAATTTTTGTAGTTGACCATCCATGTGAACGAGTTGTATAAATAATTTTAATTGGTAAATCATCACCTGTAAATGATTTTCCTATGTAATCTTCACCAAGTATTCTAACATCTGGTTTAAAAAAATTAATTAAATTTAATAAATCTTCTTCAGTTTGGTAAATATAAACCTCATCAATATATTTTATTGACATTAATGTTTTATATCTTTCGTAAATAGGTATAACAGGTTTATACTTTGATTTTCTATGTTCCGATGGGTCTCGTTGAAGAAACACTATAAATTTATCACAATGTTTTTTTGCTTCTTCAAAAGTATAAATGTAACCTGGATGTAGTAAATCAAAATTACCAGCAGTAAATCCTATTGTTTCTTTATTTGCCATAACTTATAATATTATCAGAACAAACTCCATAACACTCTTCAACATTTTCTTTATTTATTTCTGGCATTACAGATACACAATTTTTTATTTGTGGTACACCTGGATACTTCCATAAGTGACCATGTGAAGTTATCGTTACATCATCTTTTTGATGATAAAAATAATTAATATTTGTTATTTTTTGTTCAAGTTCTAATCTTTTAAATTCCTCTATTGCATCAATATGTTTACAATGCACCCAAAGATTTTTACTTCGTTCTAATAACCATTCCAAACTAATACCATATTGTGCCTCATCGTGTCCTAAAAAGAAAGTTTCTGAAATAAACCAAACATCAATTTCAACATCATAACCTTGTTCAATTGCGGTATCAATGTAGTTTGGGTTATTCTCAAACTTTTCATGTTTACCATTTATATTTCCTCTATGAGAAATTAATTTCATAATTCTTCTATTCTTTTTGCCTTATCATCTATTACTAAATCAAAAGATGGTTTTAGTGGATAACAAAAAATACTTTTTCTATAACCAACTATTAAATCATTAAATTTACATCCCCAACTTTTCAATTGTTCTTTAGTTAATTCATACAAATCTCTTTCGGATACACTTCCTCTTGCTGTCCAATAAATTATTTCCCAACCTTCATCATATAGTTTGTTAATTTTATCTATGTTTTCTTGTTTAGGTATTGCGTTTTCATAAAACCTTTTACCTTCGTAAAAACAAATAGTTTCATCAACATCAACTAATGCTCTTTTTTTATCTCTTGGATATAATTTACTTTCTATCATACAAATATACGAAATTATTTGTAATTTTCCAAATAATATTTCAAATCTTCTGGTGTACCCAATCCCCACATCTTAGGAATATCATAAGTACGAATCTCTTTTCCATCCTCAATTGCTTGATTAAATACAGGACAAACATAAAACTCATTGTTCACTCTGATATCTTTTTCAATCATATCTTCTGCATATTTTACAAAATCAGAACCATGTTTCCAATAGTAATAACCAACTGTTGCAATATCAGAGATAGGATTCTTCTCTGCAACCTCAGTTACTAATCCTTTTTCATCTATCTTTGCAAAACTCCACTTTGGATGTGTTGCTCTAAATGATACAATACCACCATCTGCATTTGTTTCATTCATTTTATATAAGAATTCATTTGAATCCCACTCAACGAATTGGTCTGAGTTAGCAAAAAACAGAGGGGTATCTTTATTTATGTATTCTTTAGCAAGTAATGCCGTACATGCTGCACCTTCTGTTAGTTTATCAACCTCTACTATTTTACAATTTGGTGTAATGAGATTTAATAAAGTATCTAAGTTATACTTTTCTCTATGTTCTTTTTGTACAACATAAACATAGTTTGCTTTGATGTTTAGATTTTCCACCACCAACTGAATCATAGGTTTTCCCTTTACATCAATTAATGGTTTTGGAAAAGTATATCCTGCTTGTTGAAATCTACTTCCTGCTCCAGCCATTGGAATCAATACTGTAAGATTTTCATCTCTCCATGCTGGTGTTGATTGTTGTTCTCCCATTTCTATTTGTTTTAATTTATTATCTATATTACTATAATTTGTTTCTTTTGTATTCTTTACTCTCAGTATATGTGATTTGGAACGAGCAGCTGCAAGTAATCCATATGGTGAATCTTCAACTATCAAAGTTTCCTCAGGTAAACAACTCATCATAGATATTGCTTTCCAATACATCTCTGGATGTGGTTTTGAATTTTTTACATCTTCATTAGATATCACCAAATCCATAAACTCCATAATACCCAATTTAGATAAAACTGTTAAACAAGTTTTTCTGATTGAGTTTGAACACACTGCAATCTTATAACCTTCACTAACTAAGTTTCTCATACATTGTATTAGACCTGTATTTGGTTCTAGTGCTCTTAACTTTTCTAATGTAAGTTTTTGTTTTAACTCCCAAATAGTTTTATGATTTTCTTTTAGTAACCCTTTTTTCTCAGATAACATTTCTAATTTTTGAGTTGTTTTCAATCCATCATAGGTTGCTAGGTGTTCATTCCAACTTATGGCGTAACCTGGTCCTAATGCTTCGTTAAGTGCTTCATAGTGTATATTTTTAGCCTCAACTAATACACCATCTAAATCAAATATGATTAATTTAATTTTATTTCCCATGTTTACCTTCATCTAAATGTGTAAATAATCCTTCACCATGAGCAACTTTAAATGTTTGTTGTGCCCACCACTTTGAGATATTACCTTCTAATGCAATACCTTCACCAGCAAACTGTTTTACTGTTTGTAAATAAAAATCTTTTTTATATAAACAAGGATTGTTTGTCCAATTACCATAACGAGATGTTGTAGTAAAGTATTCACCTTCTTTTCCAATATGCTGTGGGAAACTTTCGAATGGGTCACACCAATGGACTGAATCCAATAGATGGGGTGATGTACATTCAATCTCCTTATCGTAATAATCCAATTCTCTTCCTTGGTATTTAAATGAAAAATGTGGGTGACCAGGGTTAGCTCTATGTCTATATCTAACACAAGAGTATCCATTATCTAATAACTCAATTCCACTTTTTACTCTATCGAGTGTTACATTTCTATCTTCAATTAATTTCCAGTCATGTTCTAAAACCATTACATTATCAGTTTTAGCTTGTTCTGTTAATTGTATGAATCCTTGTCCGATTCCAATATTCTCATTCAAACCAATATAAGGAATATTAAAATGATTAGCTATTTGTTTATCTTGTTCTGATACTTCTTGAAATAAAATACATACATCATTTACTTGATGTAGAAATTCTCTATCAAAATAAGTTTGTAAAGTGTTAACAAGAGTTTGTCCACTTTTCCAAGATAAGATACCGATACTTAGTGGGAGTTTTTCCATTCGTTATATTTTTCAATTAAAAATTGTACTCTTTGTTTCTGAGTATGGTTCTCTAAAACCTTTTTAAATCCATTGTTAGCAATTTTTTCTCGTTCTTCATCATTTTCATTATAATAATTTATTTTGTTGATACAATCAACTATATCATCGTAATAAACTATATCTTCACCATCTGTAAATAATTCTTCTAACTTTTTAGATTTATTTAATTTATCACAAAGAACCATTTTACCACAAGCCATTCCTTCAAATAATCTTCTAGTTACTTCTCCCCATCTTGAATGTTGAATAATCATTTTTCCTTTATTAAGAAATTCAGTATGTTGTTTTGAATTGAATCCATTTTGATTTCCAATTGTACCACCACCATGTTGAGTAATTGTATCCAAAAATTCTGAACCCCCTCTACCTCTTGTTGTTACCGCAACAAACTCTGGTTTAATTTCTAATGGAAACTGAACTCGTGTATCAGCAAAATGTGTCCACCAATACGCATCTCTACCTCTTTTCTTATATTCTTCAGTTGAATCTGCATCTGGTGATACTGTTATATGAAACTTATTTGATTTAGGAAAGTTTCTATCAAAGTTTTGTGGGTCATCTCCACTTTCTTGTACCCAAAATGCATCTACTAAATTTTTATCTAAAAGAGGTGAATCAAATCTACCCCAATCCATAAAGATTACAATATCTGTTTTTGGTTTACTGTTTAACCATTCTCTTATCTGAGTATCATTCCAATTTTGTAATCTATTAGAACCAATTGAAACTATCTCTACTTCCCATCCTAACGAACCAAATTCAGTTGCAAGGGATAATGGTGTTGACCATTCTTCATTCTCATATGCATAAATAAAAGTTACTTTCATGATACTGCTCTTCCTTTCATTTGTTCCCAATCTCTATTTTTTCTTACCTCATCATTTGTATCTCTTGTTGCTTTTAGAACATTGTTAGTTGTTCCTAAATTTTCCGATACATGGATTAATGCTGATAAATCTTTTGGAAAACAGTGTCCCCCAAATCCAAAATCACCATCATGACCAGGTACCATCCAATGTGTCTTTCCTAACCTATCATCGTAAGTTGCATATTCAACAACTTTATCATAATCAGCACCAACCTTTTCACAGATTTGATATATTTCATTAGCAAAAGATACTTTTGTAGATAAAAAAGTATTTGTCATATACTTAACCATTTCTGCGTAGGTTGAATGGGTTTTAATTAGTTTTGCATTTGGAAATACTTTTGAAAATAATCTAACTACATCAGTTGATTGTGGTCTTGGTCCACCTATAATAATTCTTGTTTGATTATTATAATCTTCTTCTGCATTTCTTTCTGTCAAAAACTCTGGATTAAAAATAATATTCAGATATTTAAAATCCTTATTTAATTGTTCAGTTGTACCTGGTGGAATAGTTGATTTAACAATAATAGTTTTACTTCTTGCATCTTCAAATTCAATTAGAGTATTGATATCAAATAATGATTGCTGTAAAGTACTTAAATCACATTCACCACTTTTGTTCATAGGAGTAGGTAAACATACGAAAATAGTATCACACAACATTACTAAATTATGTAAAGTTGATGTTGATTTACTTTCATCTAAATCATATGTTAAAACATCGTAATACTGTTTCCATTTCTTGTAAACAGCATTACCAACAAAACCTTGTCCTATTATTCCTATCATAGTGATTGAATATAATCGTTTAATCTATCCTCAGGTATCCAACCTAATCTTTCTAATGTGTCGTTATTTTCTCTTAATGTTTTACGATAGTTACCTGGTTGGTCTGGTAAGTAAAGAGATTCTAATTGTGGAAACCTCTCTTTAAACATATTAAACATTTCGTTTATAGAATAGTTTACTCCACACCCAAGTTCCCATGCATCTTCATGTACTTCAGTTCCAACTGCAACTTTATATAATCCATCTACGATATCTACTACATGAGTAAAATCTCTTCTTTGTTCTCCATCACCAACAATTGTAATCTTTTCACCATCTCTAACTTGCCTTCTCCATATACCAATTACTGCTGCCCAATCTCCTTCAATTACTTCATCTGGTCCATATACATTGTAGAATCTACAAATCTCTACATTTAAATCATAAGTTTTTTTGTATAGTTTACAAACTTCTTCACCTAAGTATTTGTATGCAGCGTATGGTGATTGTGATGGGTCATGGTGTTTTGAAGATGAACCTGCATATACAACTTTTACATTGTTATGTCTTGCCCACTCACAAACTGCTTCAGTTCCTCTAACATTAACTCTAAAAGTTTCTGTTGGATTTTCAAAAGAAGGTTGAATTCTACTTAGAGCAGCAAGGTGAAAACATAAATCATAATCTCCTTGAATATATTCAATTGTTTCAATATCACCTTCTATATACTTTGCACCCTCAACATGATTATCTTTTGTACCAGTTTCATAATCATCTAATGAAACAACCTCATGTCCTTCATTTATTAATCTCTTAATTAGATTAGTACCAATAAATCCAGCACCACCTGTAACTAATACTTTCATTTTACTATTCCTATTAATTGATGTTCGTTAAATAAAACAAACTCCTCATCACCTATTTCAATTTTATTTACTGCCTGTGATTTTTCATACATTACTGTATCTCCTACACTTACTGTCATTGGTATTCTTTCTCCACTTTGTGAGAATATACCAGTACCTACTGATACAACTTCACCATAAACTTTTTGGTTCATTGTAATGGAATCTGCAATAATGATTCCTCCTTTTGTTTTTGTTTCTGTTTGGGTAGCTCTTACTAAAACTCTATCACCCAATGGTTTAAATTTACCTGATTCCATATTTTATATTATTATGTTCTACTGTTCTATAAATCATGAATGAAATTGTTGAAAAAACTAATGTTTTCCAAATTCTTTTATTCAATGTCTTGTTTTCCTTTTCATTTACTCCTATTGCTTCTAAAAGAGTTGTTGGTGGTTCTTTATATTCCCATGATGGTTTAGCTGATACACAACTACCAAATAATATAATTCCACTAAATACTAATGATAATATTTTTTTTCTCATATTGTTTCGTAAAATTCGTTTTGTTGTTCTTGTCTATCTATTTGTTTAGGATGATACAAACACCATTGTTCCTCTGCAGGAAAGTTTGAGAATGTATCATAACCTGTTATTCTTTCATGTACTTTATTCATCCAAGTAACATCTGGTGTGTTTTTGTAAATACGAGTTTGGTAATCAGGCCAATTTACCCATCCTTTTTCATTTACTTTCCATCCCCATTTTTGGATATGACCATCTGTTAATCCTTCTACTGTATTTACTCTTGGTACAAATACAATATCGACAGGATTTTCTTGTAATACCTGTCCTAAATATTCCACTAAAAATTCATGTGGAATTTCATCTGCATCTACTTGAAAAATATAATCTTTTGTACAATGTGATTTAAGATTATTTTTAAATGATGCAAAATCTTTATTTAATGGAAACCCTACAATTTTGTGATTTTCATGCATTGAATCCATTAGATTAAGATAATTCATTACTTCATCTGTTACCGATGATTCATCATATTGAATTACTATTTCATCTTCTTTTCTAATATGAAGTTGTAAAAAATTAAGAAGTTTTGTAATTTCTTGTATTTCATTACAAACTGTGATTGCGTAACTAATTGTTTTCATTTTTATAATATGTTAAAGTATAGTAATTCGGTACATCTTCAGGTATTTGGTCAGCGTTTTTTAAAGGAACCATTTCACCTTTTTCATTAAAGTATTCTGGTCTAACATAATACTCTTTATACTTTGGTTTAATAGTAGTTTTATCACCATATTTTTCTAAAAATAATTCTTTTGGAACAACTCTTAAATCTTCTAAAAATACGATTCTACCATTATCTGTTAAATGTTTTTCAAAGTTATCTATAAGATTATCATGTAATTTAAAATCTAAATCTAAAGTAATCCTTCTTGATGTCTTTTCTCTTTTTTCTGTGGTTATCCCCATAAATTTTTTATGGTGTTCAAATTGTTCTTCAGTAATAAAAAATGGTGGATTCATTACTATTAAATCTACCTTAGGTCCATCATAATTTTTAAAACCATCACTATGATAAAAATTTAATTCTTCATTATTTTTTTCACAAGTAACTTGTAAATCTTCTTCAACTGGTTTGTGTATATCTAAAAAATGAACTGAATCCATATTTAATGATTTATACAAATACCATCCGATAAAACCTGGTCCACTACATACTTCTAAAACAGATTTACAATCTTTGTGTTCTTCTAAAAAATCATCTTTACCGAAAAGGTATTTAATCATCAAGGGCCCTCCACCATTATGTCCAACTTGATAGTAGACATAAAAGTTACAACCCATTAAATCTTTTTTAACACAATATTTTCGGTTTACCACTTTTTATTATATTATTGTTTGATTATTTTCTTCATCAATATCGGATATCTCATCTCTAAGAATATTTCTTTTTTCTGATGTTGTGGTTTTTGTTCCGAATAATCTATCTAATACATCTTGTTCAAACCTTATCTCATAGACATTTACAACCTTATCTAAAATGTAAGTTCTGTAATTATCTAATTCTTTACGATATAAGTTTCTATTATTTTTTACTGCAGAATTAAAAAGTTGTGCACCATCTCTTGAAAATCGTTTCAACATATATTCTAACCTTAGTTGAGAATTTGGTTCGATTCTTTTATCTCGTAACTTTCCAATAAATTGTGTAAAATGTAAAGGTAAAATAGGATTGAGTTTGATGCAGTGTACTTTATTTTCAACTATACCTAAAACAAAAACATATCTTGATTCCTCTGCTTGTTTCGTTGCAGGAGTACCTCCTTTGTATGTAATTATACGATAAATATTTCTCGGTCTTATTTGTGAACGAGGTATCCTTTTTTCAGGTTTTAAAAATTTAGTATATTGTCTTGTATAAACAGGCATTATAATTTTTTAATTTCTGGTAATTTTAGTTCCACATGCTGTTGAATCTTTACATATTGGTCAACAATACTTTTTAATTTTTTTGTCATTTCATTTAATGTAAAATTAGTATTGATATTTGTTTTAAGTCCAGCAGATTTTTTAAGATGTGTTTTATAGTTTTTATAAACATCAAAAATCCTTTGTGCAGCAGTTGAATAGTTTACATAAAACCATTTTGATTCTGGTAATAAGAATTTATTCTGTGCAGATTGATGTACTTCTTTCAATTCACCATCTAAATAAACTGTATTTTCTTCTGGTAAGAAATCTGTATGTCCACTCCACTTAGATACAATAATTGGTTTACCTGTTGTTGCAAACTCTGCAAGTGGTCTACCATATCCTTCTCCTTTTGTAAACATAATAAAAGATTTTACCTTCTCATCATTGTATAAATCATTTAATTCTGATTCAGATAAATCTCCCCATACTAAATGAATAGGAGGACACTTATCACCAAATTCTTTTGTTATCTCTTCTACCTTTTCTTTTATAATTTCTCTATCACCAACTGAAAATCCTGCTGAAGATGTTTTTAAAATTAAACCTGGTTGTTGATTTTTTGGTAAACCTTTAAAAACAGTACAGAATGTTTTAATCATCATACCTGTATCTTTTCTATCATGTCCTAAATCTCCACTTAACCAATGACCAACATATAAGAAATTAAAATCTGTTTCAACTGAATCTAAAATTGAACTTGAAGATTTTCCATTGAAAATAGTAGTATCAACTCCTTCAAATAAAACTTCAATTGGTTTTTCAACTTTTATTTCACCTACTTGTTTTTGTGTTCTTTTATCAACTTGTGTATATTTAGTTTTTTCTAACACATCTTTTGTAAATTTAGATGGAGTTATAATTAAATCCATTTGATTAGAACCTTGAATAAAATCTTGTGGTGCAAGAGTCGTTTCAACCCCAGCAGTGATACCAATATTATACTTTCCAACTCTTCTAAATTCATTGGCAACTGATACTTGGATGAAAACATCAATTTGTTTATCTACCTTCGTAACAATATTTTGTAATATTTTTTGACCAAATTCAGTTTGTGGATTGATTTGGTCTTGTGGAGTGTTTCCCCATCTCGTTGGTACTATTTTTATATCAAATTTATCTAATTCGAATAATGATTTCAAGATATCTCTTGAATGGTCACCATAACCACTTCTTGTTGCTATTGGTGCCTGAAATATTAATAATGGTTTATTCATTTTCTAATTCTCTTATTCTGTTTTCTTCTTCTTGTCTTAAACATCTATCAATTGATATCTGAGTAAGTTTTGTAATTTCTTCTAAAGTTTCAGGTTCATGTGGTGAATTGTAACATTCGAACCTTGTTGTTTCAATTTCATTATCTTGTAAAACAATTAAATGATAATCTTCATTTAGTTCTTTTCTATCATATAATGCCTTTCGAGATGCTTGAACTTGTTTATTTGTCCAATAACCAGGAAACCTTACAATAAAAATTGGTTTACTCATTACTTCAGTTTATATACATTAAACTTTTGTTTTGGTTTCCAATTTTTTATTGCCTTTTCTATTCCATCTGCCATGCACTTGTTTTGGTATTTAGCATTCAATCCCATCTCACCTAAGAATTCTTTTCTACCTTTCTTTCCTGCCTTATCTCTTTCTTGAGGTGTTTTATCATACCAATACTTAATTGCATCTGCGACTTCATGTACATCTACCTTATCATCGATAATGTAAGGTGTTGGTATAGAACCAACCATAGTTTGAACTCTTGGCCATACTGGTTTTACCCACTCACCATGAGTTACTTTATCTTCCCATTCTCTGTAATTATGAAGTGAACCGATTTGTTTATAATCATCTGCAGTAAAGTATTTTCCATTGGATTTCTTTTTGAATCCACATTGGTCTTGCATACCACCAGTCACATTAACGATTATTGGTGTTTCTGCCATAACTGATTCAGCAGTTACTAAACCAAAACCTTCATTACCTGCGATATTAATTGTACAATCTGCAATGTTATAAATGTAATTAAGTTCTTTTTGTGATATTCTTTCAGTTGAAAACTTTATATCACACTCAGGTGCAATTTTTTCTGCTACTTTAAATAGGTTTGTACCATTAGGGTCTTTTGGTGCAGTATGCATAATTAAACAAACCTTATCTTTATCTTCTTTTGGTAGAGTATCAACAAACTTTTTAAACGCCCATATTACATCTGATGGTTGTTTTCTTTTGATGTTTCTGTTCATCCAAAATAAAATAAATTTATAATCTTTACCTGTGGTTACTTTATCATGAAAATCTTTAGGTACTTCAACTTTTTTGTATGTTTCAGAATTGATACCATGTGGTACATAATCTACCTGCCAATCTTCAAGTGGTTTGATTGTATTAGAATCAATCTTACCAACTCTACTTACAATACCATAAGTTTGTCTTGAAATACATCCTAACCAATCACAACTTTCGTAGTAATCTCTATTGTAATCGGGGTCTGGTAAATCATCCCATATATGATAAAACAGAATAGGAATATTTTGTCTTATTTCTGATTCCATTTCATACAACCACTTCCAATATCTAGGGTCTGTAAAGTGTAGAATTGCATCTGGTTGATGTCTCATAATTAGTTCTCTTAGAATATTAGCATCACCATAACCAGTCCAAGGAATGATTTTTAGAGAGGCATCTTCAATGCCAGTTTCTTTTCTGACATCAGCTCCTAAATCAATTTCTTTACCTTTTTCTGGATGATTAACTGCTGCTCCTAATTGTACCCAATGAAATTTATCCAAAGTACCTAATACGAATTCTTTGGAAACAGTTGCTATACCTGATGACATTCTCAGGTCATCTGATAATAGAAGAATCTTCTTCTTTTTGTCTTTTGCCATTAACCTTTATTTAAATTGTTCTAAATCTTCTTCGGTTATTCAACTGTACTCTCATCGTGTTTCCGAGATATTGTTTTGTTTTAACTCTATCGTTAAATTCTTCACGAGTTTGATTAAGTTGAGTATTACCGTTATCTTGTTGTTGTCTCATGCTTAAAATTGTGAACCACTAACTTGTAGGTTCTCGTAATTGTTAATTTCAGTTCTAAAATCTTCGTCCTCAATATACTTGTCAACTGAACGATTAACAAGTTTCTGAAGTGTGATATTGGAATCAAATGAAATCCTTTTAAATTTTGAGTAAATATCTTTAATGATTTTTACTGTTGTTAATTTTGTATCTGCCATAACTCTCCAATTTGTTATTTTATATAAATATATATAAATTTATAAAAAGTACAAAAAATGTTAATTAATTCCATGCAGAACAAAGACCTCTTTGTTTAAATTCGCACCAATCACAATGTCTACCTTTTGTATGAGGAAATACTTCTTGTATAACATTTCCTCCTTCATCAAATACAGAATCAACAAATCCCATGAACCCATCCCATGCTCTTTTTACTGAAGGTTTACCATTTGCTGGTACAAACTTGGATATTCTTGGAATAGGAAATTCGTAATTTTCGTTTATCTTTCTTTTTAGGATTTGATATTCTACTTTAATTTTATCTAAAGGTATATCGTATTTCTCAGAGTAAAACTTTTTATATAGTAACATCTGAGAAGTTTTTATTTTGTTTGCTTTTTGATATTTGTTCCAACCTCTTGTAGATGTTTTCAAATCTATGATAACATATTCTTGGGTGGTTTTATCTTTTAGTAATACATCAATAAACCCAACAAAATTTACACCTTCTTTAATTTTTGCGTTCAGAACTTGTTCTATTGCAACTAATTCAAAACCACTCTTGGTGTATAATTTATCTAATTTTTTTGTGAAGTATGATAATATTAGTTTACCATCTTGAAAGAATTCACCTAACTCTTCTTTTTTACATGGATACATTCCTTCATCCATCTTTTCTGATTCTTTCTTAAAATGTTCTACCATTTGATTGTACAACATTGTTTCTAAATCTAATTGCAGTGCCTGTTTCTTGGTTACATTATACATAACATCCAAAAAGTGTTGGATGGTTTCGTGCATTGCACTACCGAAAATTGTGTGGATATTTGCTGAAGAAGTTCCTAACTTATCAATATAATTTAGTTTATATTGTTCTTGACAAGTTGAGTACATTCCATATTGTGAGTAACTTACTCTCGCCATAATACTTTTATTTACTATGTAAATATACGAAAAATAACTGAAAAATCCAAATTTTAGATGGACTTTTTTCCTTCTATTTTAACTGGTGATATATCTTCAAATTTACCACCATGTAACTCTTCAATTTTTCTTATATGTTTTGTTCTCCAATCAGTCGATACTGTCGATTCATCAAACTTTTCATAGGATTCCATATAATCAATCATAGCATCAATTTCATTTTGTGTTTTTTGTGGATATTTCTTTTTACTTTTATTTAAGAAAATCTTTATTTTATCTTTTTCTACTTGAGATATTTCTGCTAATGAAAATTCTGCTGGAGACCAAGCATAATAAAAATCAATATGTTCTGAGGTTTTTATGTGTTCCTTTTTTAACATATATTCAATAAAATCAAATATATGATAAACATTCATTATTGTTGTTGTATATTGAAACCCATACATTATACCCTGTCCAATCTCAAATGGGGTTTTTGGTTCAGCATATTTTTTTATTATTTCTAAATTACTTTCAAATCTCTTAGTATTAAAACCAGTCCTTTGATATTCACCAACCTTTCCAATACCATCACATGAAATCGATAAGTAAACTCTTTCAAATCCCCTCCATAAATCGATTAAACTTTGTTCATCATATTTTATTACTGATAAGTTTGTATTATAATGTATTGATAATTTTCTAAGTTCTTTCGTTTCACCTTTCCAAAACATGGTATGAATTTTCATATTTTCATGCAGATGTTTTAAAACTTTGAAATGTTCTGGCATTATAAGAGGTTCACCACCAGCAAAATAAAAACTTTTAATGTTACTTAAATGAGGGATTAAATCTTCAACAATCGTTTCACTTGCTCTAATTACTTTAGTTTTTTTATCTAAGTTATTAAATGGATGTAATTTTTTATAATCCTCATACCAGTTTGAAGAAAAATCATGATTACACATTCTACATTTAAAATTACATAAATTAGAAAATCTTATATCGATATGTTGAAAATCTGATGGTACTGAAAAATCATCTGCAACTTCTGGTTGTACCCATAAAGAGTTTTTATTGAAATCTATTCTTGGTGAGTGGCCTGTACTATCTTCTCGTTTGTAACAAATATCACAAGCCTTATTTCTTTTCCCCTCCAACATATCCTTTCTAAGGTTTTTCATTTGTGGAGAATTGAATGCGTTTTCAATACTCATCTTTTGCAGATTAAGTGCTTCATCAAAACCTCCTGCGATACAACAAGGTTTTACTTCACCATCCGCTTGTGAATACAAATGTAGAAAGGGTAATTTACAATATGTGGAACTCATACCTTTAATTTTAACTTTGTGATTTGCTTCTTTTCAACACCATACTTCTCACATAAATATTTAATATTTTCTCTTCCCTCTCGTGTTGCATAAAGAATTTCACAATAATCAAGTGCCTCAGAGGAAGAACATTGGAAATCTTGTTGAATTAACTCCAATAAGAAACTTTCATACTTAGTTTCTTTCTTTCCTTTAGTGTATTTTAAGTAATACCTTCCCTTAGGCAACAATCCAATTAAAAGTTGATATAGTTGTTTAGGTTCTAATGTTTGTGTAAATGGTTGGATTTCTGATATAGTTTCAATCCAATCTGAATTCATAGATAAGAAACGATGAATCATGTAGTTACTCCATGTTTTCTTATCACTTTCTTCAAGTTTATCCCAATAATTGGGGTCTTGAAATTGTGTAACTGCTTTTATATGGTCAAATAATGTTTTAGCCATCTAAATCTGTAATTACAGGTTTTAATTCTTCTGGTAATAATTCCTTACAAATCTCACCACAATCACCACAGAGATATAACTCAACTGGTATGATTGCATCTTTTGCTTGACCTGTAACTAATCTTGATATTTTTAAAAATTTATTTGCAGGAATAAATACTGACCCATTACATTCTTGACAAGTCATTTCCTTTGCATCTTTTAAATCTACTTTTGGTTGTTGAGGTGGTTGTCCTCCTCCTCCTAATATTTGTGCCATATTATTATTTGTTTAATCGAACCACTGGTCTCTATTCGTCTTTATTTTATGAATACCAGTCTTTCTAAGTGTATCTCTTTTCTTTTCTTTGAACTCTTGTACTTTTTTCTTAAAGTTTTTCTTTTTGAATGCCTCTACACCATCAAGATATTCTAAAAAAGAATCAAAATCTTCTTTTCCTAACTTATCAAGTTGTTCATCAGTTAAAGGGTTTTTAGGGTCGTACTTCATGTTTTATAATTTATATTACAAATATAGTAAAAATATTTGAATTATCCAAATAATTTATCAAAAACTTTTTGAACTATTTCTTTTTCGTTTCCAAATTCTTTATGTACTTCTTTTCCATTTTTGAATGCAACCACCATTGGAATATTAGTTAAATCAATCAAACTTCTACTCTGTGGAGATACATCTGGATTTATAAGTATAAAGGGAATATTTTTATGTTCTTTTGAAACTCTTTCATACTCTGGTTTTAAAATATCACAATTACCACACCAATCAGTGCCAAACATTACCATTAGTTTAGGTTGTGTTCTCAATAAAACATCGAGTGAATCTGTTTCTAATTTTATCATAAAATACCAACAATCTGAATTATACAACTCATGAAAGTAATTTCTTTATCTACAACTAATGCATCTTTATGTTGTGCCTCTGAAAGAATAAGAATAATATTAGAAGTATTACCACCACCATATTCATCTACTTTTTCGTAAAGGAAAGAATATAGTTCTGTAAAATCTTGTATTCTTGCATCTGCAACTGCCTGTCTAATATCCTTCCATTTATTCTTTTTATCATTTTTAGATTTAAGAATTTCAACTACCTTTGATTTAATATCTGAATCAATTACAGAGGTTGTGTTAATCTTTAATTGTCCTTTGGTAGAATTTAATTGACAAGTATTAATAATCTTTCTAATATCAGGATATGAACTGTCAATGATAGGTACAAGGTCTGTTGGTTGGAAACTAACTCCTTCTTTACCCAAAATCTGTGAGATTTGTACCGCAACATCTTTTTTAGTTGGTGGTACGATTTGGAAAGTTTGACATCTACTTTGTATTGGGTCAATAACTTTCTCAACATAATTACAAGTTAGGATAAATCTACAATGTTTTGAGAATGTTTCCATCAAGTTTCTAAGGATTGCTTGTGCATTTGGTGTCATGTAATCAAACTCATCTAAGATGATTACTTTCATATCCTTAAAACCAATCGTGGAAGCAAAACCTTTTACTTTATTTCTAACAGTATCTACATTATTCTCATCAGATGCATTTATAATGATATAATCACAACTAATTGAATTAACAATTAATCTTGCTAAGGTTGTTTTACCTGTACCTGCCTTACCAAAAAATAAAAGGTGAGGTACATCTCCACTTTGAAGATAATCACTTACCTTTTGTTTTAGATGTTCATTACCAACATATTCTGTTAGTTTACGAGGTCTATACTTCTCAACCCATAGTGAGTTGTTTACCTCTTTACTTGTTGTATCTTCAAAGAATGACATATTAAAATGAGGAGTTTTTAACTTCTTTACAGAAGTCTGATAATTTTTCTAATTTAGTTATGATAGATTGTTTTCTGTTTTCGTCAATTACACCAAGATTTAATTCTGATATAATATCATTTACTGATGATTGTACTATTAACAATCCATCTTCTTTTGAATTAAGAAAGTTTTCAGATACTCTGAACTTTCTTGCTATTTCTGTTAAATTCATAATTTATATAATTTTAGTTGGTACAAAGATACGAAATTTTTTTTTAATATCCAAGTAATTTTAATATTTTTTTTACTGATTTTGGTCCTACTTTTATTGTATGATATGGAAATCCATTATCATCTAAAACTTGTTTACACAATTTATCAATTGCTACTGCTTGTTCGTAATCTTGAAATCTTTCTTTATTATTGTGAACAGTATCACCTCTTTCTAAAAGGATATTAATATTATCATATTGATTGTGTAAATCAATTACCAAATTGTGAAAAGGTTCTCTGTAAAAACTTGCAGGATAACCTTTTGTGTAATATCTGTGATAAATAGTAGAGAAAAGGATTGGTGAATCGATGATTATATAATCAACTTTACCATAACATTCTGCAATTCCTCTATGTTGATTTGCAAAAACATATAACTGGTCTGATATTGCTGGTATGTTTTTATCCCATGCTAATCTTTTTGGAAATTCGTATGGGTTATTACAACTTATATGTTGTTTTTTTAATTTATAAGTAACCCCATTTGCAATTGAGGATTTACCTATACCTGCTCCACCGAATAAATTAATCAGTTTGCTCATACTCTCTCCAATATCCTAAATCTTTTTTAAACCATTTTATATTTTTGTAATTGAAATAATTGAATAAATTTATTTTTAAAAAATTTAAATATCCAAATTTCAAAAATCTTCTATTATCTTGTCCAATATATTCATTGAGTATTTTGAACCTTGATTTTGGTACCTCTTTCGATAACCAAAAATCTTCTGAATTTTGTAAAGTTTCATCGAACCCACCGAGTTCATTAAATTTCTTTTTAGAAATTAAAAAGAAACAACCTGTACAAAATGTGATTGGCATTATATTTCTCATCCAATCTAATATCTTATAAGTCCAAATAGATTTTTTATCATGAGTAGTTAATGATTTTTGTTTTACTGAAATGATATCGTATCTATTTAAATTTTTATGTGCTTCATTTAAAACATTTCTACCTATAAGAACAGAATCAGCATCCATGAATAAAATGTAATCTGTTGATACAAATGTAGCACCATTATTTCTTGCAAAACCTACTTTACCACCTTGAACCACCTCTATTTGTAGATTAGAGAAATCCTCAGAGGCTTTTGATATATACTCAAGTGTTTTATCAGTAGAGTTATTATCTGCAATTACAACTCGTAATACACCTTGGAAGTTTTGTCTTGATATTTTCCAAAGAGTATTGTAGATGTAGTTTTCCTCGTTATAACAAGGAATTATTATTGTTAATAAATCAGTTATTGTTTTCATGTGAAAAGAAAGTGGGGGAGTTTCCTCCCCCAATATTTCTTTAGGTTGTTTTTAGAATCTGTATTTGAATGAAGCATTCCATGTACGTCCGAATCCGAACCATACTGAATTTCTTGTATCAATACCATTCCATGTTTCTGAAGCTGCTCCAGCATGGATGTTTGAGTTAGATTCTGCAATGTAGTAAGTATCAAGTAAGTTGTTGATATTTACTCTGAATGAAGCATCATTTCCGAATAAGTTGAATCTAAAGGTTGAACCTAAATCAACTAATCCATAAGATGGTAACTTCAATGCACCCGCATTGTCAGGTGCTGTAAATTCTGAATCAGTAATTGAGTAATCTGCGTAAAGATTATCTACAAATCTATATCCTAAATCTACATTTAACTTGTTTCCAAGTTTATAATCTGCTTCTAAGTAAGAAACGAATTGAGCTGCATCACCAACTTTAGCATCTTTTAAGTACAATGTACCTGTTCCGATTTGTTGGTTTTCATCATCAAATAACGCTGCTTCAAAATCTTTAGTATATCTCCAATCACCGATTGATAACATACCTTTTAATCTTAGTTTAGAATTATAATCATAAGTTGCCTCAACTTCTATACCGTTGTGAACTACATCGATATCCTTGAATTGTGCGAATCCATCAACACCTTGTTGGTTTGATAAACTTCTTGTAACAAATCTGTTACCCCATACTGTTGAGTATGCGTTTACATTTGCTCTGAAGTTATTTCCAATGAATCCATATCCTAATTCAACCGATTTAATTTCCTCATTTTGTAAATCAGGATTAACAGTATTAGCATAGTTAGGGAATACACCATCAAAGTTTGGTTGTCTTGAGATGAAACCAGCATTGAAGAATACATTATTCTTTTCATCAATGTTATAGTTTGCACCACCTTTTAGATAACCACCACCAACATTCTTAGTATCAGATATTGGATTACCTGGTTGTCCAAAGTAATCAATTCTTTGGAAAGATTGATTTGATAAACCAGCTTGTAATACAGCAGATAAAGTAGAGTTGTTATATTCAACTAAACCATTTAAACCTTGCCAACCAACTTTACCAATATTATAGTAAGCGATTTTAGGGCCTCTGATACCTGTATCTTTGAATGGATTTGCTTCAACTAATGTATTAATTATTTGTCCTGCAGAGTTATCATTACCAGTTGAGTAATAACCATCTAATCCCATTAGGTGGTTTAATGCTCTATAATGATATCCTTTGTAGTTTCTTAAATCAATACCGATTGAAGTTTTCCAATTCCCTTTCTCATATTCTAAGTTAGAGATTGCTCCAACCCAGTCATGAGAGTTCATAGAAGCTCTTCTAATAAGTGCACTTCTGTTAACACCATCAGCATTGAATCCATTTGAACCAATCAATTGACCTGTAAATGGTAAATCACCACTATATGGGTCTGTGTTTGCTTGGTTATATGCAACTACTGCATCAAAATCAATAAATCCTTCTGGTGTTCTTGAACCTCTACCATTTTCTAAGTAGTGTTCAGTAAGGTCTTTTCTAAATGGTAAGATATCAGTTTCCGAGTTGTAATAACTTTTACCTCTTGGACCTGTTCCTCCACCTCTACCAGCTGAACCATATAATGATGTAGCTAATTTAAGGTTAGAATTAATATCCCAATCCCAATTCAGAGTTGCTAATGGTTTGTTGTAGAAGTTTCTTCTCATTGAGAATTCTTCTCCATTTAAAACACCACCATTTGTATTCCATCTTCTATCAATTCCTTCTGTACCAAAGTTTTGGTAGTCTCTAATAGAAACCCAAACATCTCTTTGGTGGTGCCATTGACCAGCACCTAAGAAAGAAAAGTTAACTGAGTGCTTAGAATCTTCAGGTGCATATCCTAATGCAAAGAAGTAAGTATAACCCTCACCACTTGTATTATAGATATATCCATCACCTTGCCATCTACTTAATAAGAAAGATGAAGCCCAACCATTGTCATTAAGACCTGTTGAGTGAGAAACAGTAGTTTTGAAATACCCATCATTACCAAATGTTTGAGCAATTGAACTACCACTTCTTGCTTCAGCTGCCTTAGTAAAGATTGATACAGTTCCACCTACTGATGGTACTGCTAATCTTGAAGCACCTAAACCTCTCTGTAATTGGATTCCACTTGCAACATCAGTAAGACCTTGCCAGTTAGACCAATAAACCCATCCATTTTCCATATCGTTAACTGGTTGCCCATTGATAAGGAAAGATGTATTTCTTTGGTCGAATCCTCTTAAAGAGATTCTCGAATCACCATATCCACCACCTTGTTTGGTTGCGTAGACACCTGGTGTTCTGTTCATTATCTCAGGAAACTCTTGGTTACCTACTTTGAGTGCGATTTCTGATGGTGAAATAGTTGAAACTGCTACAGGTGTTTCTCTCACCTTTGCAATATCAATTACACCAGAACTTACAACAACCTCACCAAGTACATTCAAGTCAGGTGTTAAACCTACTTTCGTGTTACCACTTGATTCAATTACTGTGGTTTCGTACCCTAAGTAAGAAACAACAAGTGTTGTTCCCTCAGATACATCAAGAATAAATGTCCCATCAAAACCTGATATTGTACCATCTTGAGTTCCCTCAATGATGATAGTAGCACCTGGTAAAGGGTCATTTGTCTCGACATCATAAACTAATCCACTTATTTGGGAAAAGCTTGCTGTTATACTTCCAAATAGGAATAACAGACTTAACATTAAATTTCTCATAAATTAAATTAATTTAAATTAATAATACTATAACTGATTATAGTAACGCTTGAGATACTTGCATACCTCAATATCTTCAATATTTTTCTAATTGGGTTTTTCATTAAAATCTTGGGAATAAAAAGTAATCCTATCAGCAGTGACTGATGGTTCTTCGAAATACGGACTTTTGAAATAACTTGCAAAATTTATAATATAAGTTTCACTCATCTTTGTATAAGTATTTAAGGTTTATAAAAAACGAAGATTGGTTCAAATTTATACACTTTCCCGTCATGTTTGACCGAGTTCTTTATACCACTTTTAGATGGGTCTAACCCAACCATCCTTGTCATCAACATTTTTAACTTACCTTTATATTCACATCCTAACTCATTTAAGATATCAATTGAATCTTGTTCAAGTGGATAATAGATTGATTTACCTATCTTGATATCAGCAATATTCCATAAAATATACCTATCATTCTTTAGATACTCATAAATCGTTGTTAGAGTAGGTTTTAAGAAGTTATCTCTCCAATCTTCATATTCACCATATGCTTTAAAAGATTGGTTCTCATCTTGAGAGTATTGTTCTCTGTTAAAATATGGAGGTGAAGTAAATGCAATATCTAACTTACCTTTATATTTTTGAAATTTTGGATTATTTGAGATTACCTCAGAACCATCTTGAAATAATTCGTAAGTGTTTCCTTGTTTTTCAACATTAAAAAATGATGTAAGTTTATCTGAGAAATCATCTACACAATTATCATTATAAAACTTAGCAACATATTCGTAACGAGAAATACCTAATTCATCTAAGAAGTTATCTGGATTAGGGTCTGTACCAACATAGTGAACTTTCTTACGAGAACTCATCGCACCGATGATTCTACCACCCCAACCACTTGATGAATCGTAAATATGTAATGGTTCATCTGTATCGATGTGGTTAGTATAATTTTCGTAAATCCACTTTGCAGTTAGTGCAGGAAAGTTTACTGCAGGTTGTCCACAACTCAATCTAAATACTTGTAATATCTTTGGGAAGATACCAACTGTCTTATCATACCATCTTATTAGGTATTTGTATTTAGTGACTGTTCCTGCCTCTGAAGTTGTTGAATCAACTATTTCACCAAGATTTGATGTTTGAGTACTATTAAGATAACCAGTCGCAAGTAAACCATTTACTTCTTCTGAATTTAAATATAAGTTACCAAATCCAACATATTGTTCATTGAATGTTCCATAGTTTTTAAGAGTAGATTCTTTTACTCTCGCTAAAACAATTCCTAAATCAGAATATTTTCCTTTAAACACTTTACCATCATGAACATCTTTTATAAACTGAACCCCATCTTGTCCATTCCAAAAAGGATTCTCATCTTTTTTATCTACAAGTGAACGAGACCAAGAATACATAGAATCTCTTTTAACTGCTCGTTTCATAATATTAACGAACTTATCTTCCATACTTGTATCGGAAAAATGGTCATAAATAGATAAACCATTATCAGCAGATTTACCAACTGATATTTTTGTTTTTAACATTGTAGGAAAAAACTGATTTACAACTGATGCATCTTTATTAAAGTTTTGTATTACTCCTAAAGATTCTTCATCACCACTTGTATCTTTTTTCCAATACTTTGCTGGATTAGATTTAAGTTTCTTGAATGATTTTATAATACCCTTTTCATTCTTACCAATAACTGGTGGAGTTCCTCTATCATCCCATTGTTCAGTAACCTCCTTACGAAGCAAACGAGCCCATTGAACGAACTCATCATCAGTCATTTCTAACAACTGATGATAAGTCGTATTGGATTTAAACTCAGAAAATCTGCTTTTTTCGTAAAAGTGTTTACTCATTATGATTGTATCTCCACTAAATAATAATTTGATTCATAGTTATCTACTTCGAATGAAATATGTGCTAATCCTTGAGATGAAATCTTAAGAGTAGCATCTGTTGCTTCTTTATTTGCAACTAGGATTTCTTTTAAGAAGTTTGCTGAGAATGAGATTGGTTCTACTTTATCTTTTGAACAAGTACAATCAACATCAATGTTAATTCTATTTGTATTGATATTAGAATATCCTAAGATAATTTGACCGTTTTCACCATCTTTACAAGTAAATGTAAAGTTATTCTCATCTGCTAAAGCACCTTTTGCTTTGATGAATTTTGAAATAAAGTTTGAATCTAATTTAATTTCTGAATCAAACTCTGGTAATTGTTTTAAATCAGGTACATTAGGGATAACTGATAAATCAGCTAACATATAGTTTACTGATGTAGAACCATCTTTGAATTTCAAAGAAACTGCTTTACCATCAATATCGTTGATTGAGAAATCAACATCATTTCCTAATACTGATAACATTTTTGTAAGTTTTGAAGTATCATATACACCAAAGGTTGCATCTGATGAATCAAACTCTTTCATAGTAACACTACCCAAAACAGATTTATCATCTGAAATGAACGATGTTGTTAGAGAACCTTCTTTAGATTCCCACTTTACAGATTCTACTAAACCTGCAAGATTGTACTTCGATACGAAGCGATTTAATGATTGTTTTTCCATGTTTTTATTAAATTATAATTTATAGTTGTACAAATATACGAAAAATTTTTGATATATCCAAATTAAAATGTAAAAAATTTCTCTGCTGTTCTTTGTTCACTTACAACATCACCCCAACCAATTGCATCATAAAAATCTTGAAGTTTACCTTTTAACTCTCTTTCAAAAATTTTATTGTGGTCAATGTAAGTGTTAATGAATTCATTTATTTCTGATGGGTCTTTATAACCTGTAAATGCCAAACCACTTAATCCAAGTGGATTATCTTTTAAATAAACCCATTTTACCTTATCACCATTTTTCATAGGTTCATATTTGAATGGTGCATCAAAATGTTTCAAACAATCGTTATATGCGATTGCAGCTTTTACATGAGCGGGTGTTCCTTTCATAAATTGAAACAAATTTCTTTTTCCTTTTGGTAAATACTTTTTAAGATTTTTAACTGCTGAATTCTTTGCAATTACTTTCATATCTTGATTTACCATAGATTTTTTAAAATCTAATACTTTATCTGATATTTCTTCTTCTGTTTGTCCTCGTAGAATTGATATAAGAACATCTGCCATGATTTCTTGAAATGCTTTTGGGAATGAACTTCTTTTAACATCCAAACCTTTTACATCTAATTTATCAACAGGTACTCCATTATCTGAAATAATCCATTGAGCATATCTTTTCTTGGCAATCCACAATCCAGCCTTTGCAACATATTCCTTTTTGATTTCTAATCTATGTTTATCCTTATCAACATTAAAAATTCTTTTGGAAAGTATATTATAGAAATCATTAAGATAATCTTGCATCTCTTCTGCTATAACATTAACATACCCAGCGATAGTATCTTGTTCTTCATCTTTCCAATTAGGATATCTTTTATCCATCAGAGGAACTGCAGAAAAGAAAACTGAATCAGTATCAATATAAATGTTTGAATCAGCATCTGGTGTATTTAATTCTTTGTTGTACTTAATATTCCCCATATCCGCAGTGGATTTAATCACAGTTTGACCTGTGGTTGTAACTGCCTCAGCATTATCAACATCATAAAATCTAAATGCAGGTAAACCTAATACACCATACAATGAGTTTAATAAAATCTTTTGAACCAATTGTCTTTTATGATAAAACGCATATTTTTCTTTGTTACCTGCTTTACCATATTTTTTCATTGCATTTTTAAAATCTACTCTTTGATTAAACCAAAGGTTAAGAATATCTGGTATACAACCAACTTTATCAGTTCTATACAATACACCATTTGATGATACTGAAAAATTAGATTGTTCTAAATATTTTTTTAGATTATCTCGTGAGATTGTATCTTCACCGATAAAGTAAGTATCTACCTCACCTTTAAGAAATTTATTTGCATCCCAATCTCTAATTTTACCAATCTTTGATTCTGGTGAAATATTCAAAGTCATAATGATTGATGGATATAGAGAGGTTAAATCCAAATCATATACCCAATCGTATTTACCAACTATTGGTGATTTAACATATGCACCAATAAACTTCTCTTCATTGTTATCTCTAATTGCCTGCATCTTTTCCTGTCTATCTGCAGGTTTGTTTGGTGCAACTAAGTTTTTTCTTCTAAGGAATGAAAGTAATGCACCTTCAAGATATTTTGATGAATAAACAAAATCTTCATAAGGAACATGTCCTGCATGAGTAATACCTCTACATAAATCAATAAACTGAAGTTTCTTATCAAATTCAACTACCAACTCAACATCTACTAAGTTATACTCAATAAACTTTTCAATATCTTCTTTAAATAATTGGTCAAGATTTCCTTGATATTCAATCTTACCTCTACCTAATTCAATTTGTCCAATGGTATCTAATCGATAATTTGGTAGTTCATTGTAATTAAATTTTTTGTATAATGTTATGTAATCTAAATAAGATACACCTGCCATGAAATATCTTTTACGATATGGTGAATAGAAACATTGTCCAATTGGTGATAATCTATTCGCTTGTCTCTGTCCCAATAATCTTTTGATTCTATTGTATAACATTGGTGTATCGAAATAATCAATATTCCAACCTGTAACGATAGATGGATTAATGTATTCATATAATTCCAAATATTTCATCAACATATCTCTTTCATCTGCAAAAGGGATTACAATACATTTATCAGTAGTTTTTTCTTCAAGAATACCTTCGTTATCCATAACCAATACCCAATATTGATTTGTAGCGGAATCATGTAGTGCAATAGAAGTAATAGCATTCTTTGCTTCTTGTGGGTCTGGTGTTCCACTTTCCATTTCACACTCAATATCGTAAGTAAGAATAACATGACCAGTTGATGGTTCATCTGAATCTGAGTATAAATCTACTAATGCTCTTGTAGTTTCTGGTACATCTGATTCAAATAAGTTTGCATCATCTTTACTGAATTTATAAATTTTTGTTAATTTATCTCCATAAATAGAAGTATATTCACCTCTTTTAGCAGGTTCATATGCATATCTAGTATAAGGAAAAGAACGATATCCTTGTTTATCATCCCAAAGATGAATTAGATTTTTTTCACGCTGATAATAAATGTTTTGATACATAAGTACAAATATACGAATTATTTTTCAAATATCCAAATAGGTTCACAAAAAGTTTTATCTTGATTCTCTTCTGTATTCTTAAGAGTTTCTTCTTTGTATTGATTTTGGTTATGTTCGGTTTGTTTAACAGTTCCTGCTCCTCCACTATTAGGTCTTTTAGCAAGTTCCATACCTATACAACCTTTATATGTTAATCCTTTTGATTCTAAGAATTCACACATCGGTTGTGTAATTTCTTTCCAATCTTTTCCACCTCCACCTTTTTCTGAAGTGTAAACATCTGCAATATTAATTGCCATCTTACCACCTTTTTTCATAGTTGGTATAATTTTTTCTAATGCTTTATGAAGAAAATATTCATTCCATGCTTGAATAGATTGATATCTAATCCAACTTTGAGTTTCATCATCTCCATATCTTTCTACATTAAAGTAAGGTGGTGAAGTGAAAACCAAATCAAAATAATCATGATATTCTGAATAATCAAAATCTTCTGCAGGTGATTGATGTAAATCTACCTTTGTTGGGTTCTCAAAGAAAGAAGTATGTTTTTGATAAAATTCAGCTTGTTGTTTGTATATTGGATGATTTTCTTTTCTTGGGTCGATTCCAACATAATGATTTACTGTTGAACTAGCACAGGCACCAGATAAACGGTCTCCCCAGCCAGCAGAAAAATCTAACATTTTTTCACTTCCAAAATATTCTGTTAAACATTTAGTGACATTTGGTTTATGTTGAGATGCTATATATTTACGAAGTGAAATCATTAACCTTAATTCCTTCTTTCCAATTTTATCTAATTTTAAACTATATGCTGCACCCATCAAAGTAACCATAAATGCTCTTGTTCTCCATGTCCTTGCTGGACCTGGATATCCACTTGAACAGATTGACCATCTGTTTTTTTCTTGCCACCAATTACTAGAGAGGTTACCTACATTATATCTTTTAAAGAAAAGAGGTTTACCTTCATATGTCAAAGAATATTTAGATTCTCGTGATTGTCTTTGAAACCATTCTTTTCCTTCAATTAATAATTCATTCCAGCGTATTCCTTTTAATTTAAAGTAATCATCTCTACAATTTTTTTCTGAATATTTTTCTGTCTGATATGGTAGAGGATATGTCATACACAAATCTGCAAGTTTTTCTTTAACCTCATCCTTCGTGTACATATCTTTTATATTTTGCCACTCTTCCTCATTTATCTCTAAATAAGGTTTCATATCATAAAATTTTTCAAAGTAATCTTCTCCGCCGTGCATTATTTTAAGTTTAATGATTTTCTATATGAACCACCAATATTCCAAAATAGAATCTTACCATCTAAGTTCTGAATATTATTTTCTAACCACCACCACATTTTTCTTTCCCAAAACTCATTCATATCAAATGGATATTCGGTAACACCATCCATAAAATCATCGAATGCGTATTCTGATTTATAAATGTTAATATTATTTAAATCACCTGCCTTATTTTGATTTAAAATCTTTTTAGTAGATTCTATTGCTGACATTGTTACTGTGTGTACTTTTCTTCTATTGTTAAGTAAATCTTTCCAATCTTTATATTGAAGAAATTCTCTAATCAAACCAGATGCTGTTACACCACTTCCAATCGATACAACGAGATGGTCAAAATCTTGTTCTTCCAAAACTTCTTTCATTCTATCTTGCATGTAAGAAACATACGAAGGATGATTGAAAGCATACGGTAATTGTTGCCAACCTTCCTTTTTTGCGATACCACCAAGTTTATTCTCAAGTAATTTCATCATATTTGGTTTCAATGGATTTAGTGTTGCACCATTTCCTTTAATGATTTCTAATATTTCTGGTGGATATGATTTTGAATTAGGGTAAGATGATATAAACTCAATACCATATTCCTTACACATCTTTGACAATGTCCAACCAGTCCAACTTCCATATACTGAAAGATGGGTTAGTGGTTTTGATTTATCAATGTAATCAGATTCTATAATCTTTCTAATACCTTCAATCTTAGCCCATCGTGGATAGTTTACACCATCCCCAACTAAATCATCTCTTTTGACATGAACTACTTTACCTTTTAATTTATATTCTTCGATTGGTGTTTGTATCATATAAATTTGTATATTCCAACATTGTTATTCTTAACTCTTTCTCTTAATTTCTTATGTGAAAATCCATGTATCTTTTCAAAGTTATCACAAATAACATGAAACAATTTTTTTCTGTTTTTAAAGTTTATATTTGAATCTTCTAAAATAATAGTTTCTATGTACTCTTTAAAATTTGTACCTTTTTGAAAAGCCCTTTTTTCTTGGTCTAATATTTCATCAGGTAATTTACCTCTAAATGCATCTGCAAGTGGTCTTTTCCATTGTCCTTTATCTGATAAAAATTCATCTTGTAAATTTGTTGTATAATTTAAAAACTCTGTATCAAAGAATGGACATCTAAGTTCGATAGTTCCATAATTCATAAAAATTGTATTACCTCTTAACAAATTACCATAATGTTGTTTCTCAAATAAATTCTTTCTAACATCACTCCAATCTGGCTTTTTACTAAACATTCTAAATGTACCATATGAACCATACGATTCATCAGAACCCTCACCACTAAATGCAACTTTGATTCCATCCTTTACCATCTCTTCTGCAATAAACGATTGTAATATACCAACTTCCATTTGAACTGTTGATGGGTATTCTATTACACTTATAGAATCAATGAATCTTTGTTTGATTATCTTTTCATCTCTTGGTACAAATACCTCAATAAGTTCAACTCCAATTGAATCTGCACAAACTCTTGCTTTTTGTAAATCTTTTGAATCTTGGTCAAAAGCAATTGTATATGCTTTGATATCTGGTATTCTTTGTGCAAGTAAATATGTAATGATTGCTGAATCTATTCCACCACTTAATGAAGTTGCAATAGGTACATCAGATAATAATCTTTTATCAACTGCATTTTCTAATAGTTTAAATGTAGTTTTACCAACCTCTTCATGTGATTTTGGTTTAGTTACCTCATCTGAAAATTGGAAATAAAAGTTTTCGTGTATTTTAAAATCATCTGTATCTAAATCGATTTCTATAAGAGTATTTTTAGGTACAATTTGAATATCATTTATTCCTTCTTGAGTTAAAATTGATTTTATCTCAGATGCAATGATATATTGATTGGTATTATGGATGTAGAGGGGTATTTTACCCACCCAGTCACGAGATAATATGATTTTGTTCGTATCATATATAACAAAAGAAAACATCCCATCTAACCTCTCTAATTCGTTTTCTTTGTAAAGATATAAAATTATCTCTGAATCTGAATTAGATTTGAATTTATATCCTCTCTGTTCGTATTCTTTACGCAATTGTGGATAATTCCAAATCTCACCATTTACAATTAAATGAGTATCTTCAAATTCCATCGGTTGATTACCTAATGGAGATATATCATTTATTGATAAACGATTATGACCAAGATGAATTGTTTTATCTTTGTATAAAAATTCTTTTATACCACGATTATCTTTTCCACGATGAGAAATCTCTTCTAACATCGTATCTACATCACTATGTTTATAACCAATCGTTGCTACGATTCCACACATACTATCTGTTTAATACTTCTAATAACTTTATTGTTTTCTTTTTTTCATTATCCATATCACCGATATGACATGAACATGCAAGTGTAGTTACTTTTTCTAATTCTAATCCACTTTGTTCAGCAAGGAAATGTCCCATCTCTGTTAACGCTGTATAATCTGCGTAACCACTTTTAGATACTCTATTTGAACGAAGAATTGATGTAAGGTATAGTTTACCATTTCTTGGTTTTAAATCAATCATACACATACAAGGTTGTGAATAAGGATTCCTTGCATCTTTAGTGGGGTCAAAGATAATTAGTTCACATCTTTTTACTGCTTTTCCACTACTTAAAATTTTAATTACATTCTCAACCTGATTGAATTCACCTTTCCAAGATACCATTCTACCCCAATAAGATTGATGATAATGTTCTTTTATAAATTTATAATCCAAACCTTGTTCTGTTTCAAAAAATGGATTATCAGATTTCTTTTCTTCTGGTTTTAAAAATGTAACTGTCTTTGCAAAATCAATTCTATCATCACCCATTACCTCTCTAAAATATCCATCGAACCAATCATCTGATTTAAATTCTGTAATTTCAGTTACAACATTTAATTCTTCTGTAAGATTTCCCACTCTCACACCATTTTCCAATAAATGTTTTGATACTTTCACCCATGCATCGCCAGGAGAAGTTGCTTCAATAATAGTCATATTATATTCTATTAATTGGTATTGTTATTAAATGATAATCTGAAAATTGTGGGTGTTGTTGTGTAAAATCAATTTTATCATTTAATTTTTTTTGGTATGCATAATGTGTTTCAATAAAATACATAACCTCAGTTCCATCGATACTTTTAAGTTTTTTACTTTTGTTGATAGGAACTTGTGGAGTTCCTTTAATTTTAGTTGGTTTTTTTTCGTCCATAGAATTTATTTAAGTTATACAAAGATAAGAAAAAAATTTTAATTTTACAAATGTTTCCAAGTTTTTCTTTTGCCAATTTCTTCCACATTCCAAGGACTTATGTTAAAATTCCTTGCAATTATGTTTGAACTAAACCCCTTTTCGTACAAATCTCGTATCTGATATACTTGATTATTATTTAGTTTAGCTCTAGGATGTGATTCTCCTCTTAATATTTTACGAGTTGATTTCATTTAAAGCATTTGTATAGGCAAGTTCTGATTGTAATCCTGCGAATCTCTGAAGTTCTTCTCCATCTTTCTCAATAATTACAGTAGGGACTGACCTTACATAATACTTTTGTGCAACTTCGAACTGAGAATCGATATCGATATCCTCAAAATTAATTGTTGTGAACTTTGTTTTTACTTGTTCCATAATCGGTGTTAGCATTTTACATGGGCCACACCATTCTGCGTAAAATTTTTTAACTGTTATCATTTTTTTCTCCTATTTTTAACCATCACACGCAACACAATCTGGGTCTACTGCTCTAGTTGCAATATCTCCTCTAAGAACTGATTCAGTTCTCATATAATATAGAGTTTTAATTCCTTGTTTCCAAGCCTCTAATGTAACTTGATTTATCCACTTCGGTGTTGCAATCGAAGGGAAAGCTAAATTTAATGAAACTCCTTGGTCAATATACTGTTGTCTAACACCAGCCTGTTTTACCAAGTCCATTTGATTAATTTCTTTGAATGTTCTAAAAACATCTTTTACAGGATAAACTTTTTCTCTTTCTCCATTAGTAATTTCTTCACAAAGTACCATTTTACCTTCTAAGTAACACCACTTATCAAGTTCTTTGATATCTTGTACTGAACCACCATCTTCCAAAATTTTATCCCAAGTTTCTTTATTATTAACACCTGCTTTTCTTAATACCTTTACTAACTCACCATTTTTTCTGATGAATGTACCTTTTGAAGTTTGTTCAGTAAATACATTCGCTGCCCATGGTTCGATACCAGCAGATACATTTCCAGCTAATTTAGAATTACTTACTGTTGGAGCAACTGCTCTTAAGTGAGTATTTCTAAATCCACTTTCTCTACACCATAGAGGTTCACCCATTTCAGATGCCATATCTCTTGATGCTCTTTCTGATTCTATCTTTAACTGAGAAAAAATCTTACGAGTTTCAAATTGTGCCTCCATACCTTCAAATGGAATACCATTTTGTTGTAGGTAAGTGTGCCATCCTAAAACTCCTAATCCTAATGCTCTACCTTTTTCAGCAGATGCAACAGAGTTTTCAAATCCTCTCATGTTTTTTGCTTTTTGAATAAACTCTGAAAGAACACCATCTAAAAACCAAGTTGCTGTATAAACTAAATCAGTATCTCTCCACTCATTGTATTTAGCAAGATTTACTGATGATAAACAACAAACAAAGGAATGGTTTTCATCTGTGTGTAAAGTAATTTCAGAACATATGTTTGTCATATGTACTTTCAATCCATTTTTTTTGTACATCTCAGGATTAGATTTATTAATATTTCCTTTGTACATGATGTATGGTTCACCAGTTGCTTTTCTTTTTTGTAGTAATTTTCCCCACCTTCTTCGTGCATCAGGTTCTCCTTGTTCAAGTTTTCTCATAAACTTATCACCTACAACTGCACATTGGTGTAGATTAAGTGATTGTCTATTTACATCTCCTTTAGGTTCTCTGATTTCTAACCAATCTTCAAAATCTTCATGTTCGATATTAAGGTTAACAGATGCTGCTCCTCTTCTTACTGAACCTTGGTTTGTAGCAAGGATTGTAGAATCATATATTTTACAGAATGGTACAACACCATCAGATGTTCCATTACCTGTAATGGTAGCACCAGCAGGTCTTATTTGGTTTACACCAATACCAACTCCACCACCATGTTTAGCAAGTAACATTAGTTCTAAGTTTTTAGAACCAATATCGTATATTGAATCGGCAACATCAATACCAAAACAAGATATAGGTAATCCTCTATCAGTGCCAGTATTTGAAAGAACTGGTGTTGCTAAGTTTAACCAACCTTTCCATATATAATCAAAAAACTTAGTTGCCAGTTGAGGTTTGTTTAATCTTTGAGCAACTCTTGTTGCAACTCTCCAATAAGCATCTTTTGGTTTTTCACCTGGTAATAGGTATCCTTTAGATATTGTTTTTACATAAATTTCTGTATTTCCCCAAGAAGGAAAATCAACATCGATTTCCCAACCTAATTCTTCGCCGTAGTTTTTTGCCATTATATTAAATTTTTTACTAAATCGTTATTTTTTACAAGTATCAATATTTGATATTTTTCATTTTTTGTAACACTTTTATAAGTTACATGCTGGTATGGTTTATAAATTAAACATTCACCAACTTTTGGTTTTATTAATGAAAATGTATTTCTATCGTTTTTATACCATTCATCATAAACCTCAACCTCACCACCTTCATAATCATCATTCAAAGTTATATCATAGGTAGTAACATATTGTTTTTTATCATCAAAAGGCATATCTTTGATTGTTTCTACATGTCTATCGTATTTATTGCCTTCTTCATATTTTACAAAAACACAATCTACCTTATTCATATCAATTGGTTTAAATTTTGAAAATAAAGTATTATTGATAATTTTTTCAAATTCTTTATTATACTTTAGTTTTCTTCTAAACCACTTTCTTTTATGTAGTATTCCTTCAACTTCTTTTTCTACATCCTCAAAAGACAAATTATCTTTGTTTTCTGAAATTAATTTACTACATAATTCTGTTGTTAAAATATTTTTAGAATCGTAAAACTTATCTTTTCTAAATTCCCCACCTACAAAATATGTCCAGCATATTGTATGGTAAGGTTTTAACAATAGTTCGTAACCTTCTTGTTGTAGACCCATTGCTTTTGAATTTAGTAAATCTAAACTTTTAAGTTCAGCATATTCATAAATCGATAAACAACAATTTTCATTTGAGATTAATTTTGCATAATCTTCAAACTTTGAATAATTTTTATCCTCATAGGTATCCATAAAGATACCATCAAATTTTTTACTAAGAGTTGGAATTACATCTATCCAATCTCCGAAGATAATTTCTACATTATCTTTATCTTTTGCCCACTCAATTGCTGTATCATAAATTTGTTTATTGATTTCGATACAAGTGTAACTCTTAACACCCATAGAGTAAAATCTATTAGCAGAGTAACCTAAACCAAAACCAATATCTAAAATATGACCACCACCTTTTCCAACTACATTACAAAACTCTTCTGTAAGTGGTTTTGCTATTTTATCCATAACGATACCTTTATTTTTGATACCATCAGAATAAAATATTCTATCCTTTGTTATCGTAACCTTTTTATTTTTCAAATTTTAAAATAAATCGTCCCAATCCTCACCTTCATTTGCTTTAGAATAATCGGTTGGTCTAATAGCGAAGAAATCGGTGTGAGTGTGTCCACCAGTTAAATGATAGAACCATTCTAAGTTTTCTGCCTTCTTTTTATCGAATTCAAAAATTGGTTCGTATCCTAATTCTTTTAATTTTGTGTTTGTTCTATCTTTGATAAATTCTTTTAAATCTTCTTTTTTAAGATTTTCTAAATCACCTAGTTCAAACATTTTATCAATAAATTTAGATTCTAATTCTACAATAAGTTTTGCAGCCTTTTGAATTGATTCTTTACATTCATCTAATAACTCAGGATATTCATCACACATATGTCTGAATAATTGACAACCCATTCTTGAATGTAGAGATTCATCTCTTACACTCCACTTCATTTGTTGTCCAATACCTTTTAGTAAGTTTCTCATTTGAAATGAGTAAAGTACCGCAAAAGAAGAATATAAACTAACTCCCTCTGCGAATGCTGAAAAGATTGCTAAACTTCTACCAACCTCTTGTCTTGCTTTTGGATTTGTTGCCAAATCTTCATGTTTCCATTCAGCGGTAGTTGAGGTTAGGAGTTCAAACTTCTCTGCTACTGCAGGTTCATGCAAGAATGCCGAGAAGTCCTCTAATCCTAATGTTTCATTTAGATACGAATAAGCTGTAGCGTGAATTGTTTCTTGTGAACCAAACATCATTGCCATTTGTCTGATTTCATGTTTTGGAAACCAATCAGTAACCATGTTAGTCCAATAATCAGAAACTGCACATTCGGTTTGAGCAAATCCAAGTAGAATGTTCCCAACCAAATTCTTTTCTTCAGGTGTTAACTTTTCGTTCCAATCTTTAACATCCATTTGCATGGGTATTTCTGTGTGTAACCAAAATGCTTGTGCCTGTTTTAACCAACCTTCTGTATAATAGATTGGATATTCGAATGGTTTAAATGGGATTCTTTCTTGGAATAATTTGCTCATGATATAACCTATGTTTTTATTTGTTTTCTTCTACTGATGCTTTTCTGTAATCTGTTACTAATTTTTTGATTTCACCAATTGCTTTTCTAGCTCTTGATTTAGCTGCTTTTGATGAACCATTGTGTTCTGTTTCGAATTGAGTATATAACTCTTTAATTTGTTCGAAGATTTCGTTTGAATTTGCCATAAAATATTCCTTTTTTAAATTTATTTTTGAAGTGACCAACATACTGGTCGTGTTTATAATTATTGTATATATTGAAAAACGAAAAGAATTTCATATTATTTTTTATTTTACCATACAATAAAGGTTTTCTATCTATCTCTGTTAAAATTTTTTGATATACTAACCCATATTTTCTACATACTTTTTGTGTAAAAGTTTTTTTGTTTCTAATTGTCCACTTGCAGCTTGTTTTTGAGCAATAACACCATCTGGTGAGTTCTGTTCAAAAACTTCAATGTAACCTGTATTTGTGTTCATTTTACATGGGAATGTAATTCCATCAGGTCCAAATCTGTTTTTCATAATATGTGCTCGAGCAGTATCATTTAGTTTATCTTTTGATTTTCTACTCCAACTCATAATGAAATCTGCATTCATTACTTTTGCATATGAATCAGCAATTTTATCTGCTTCGATAACTTCTGAATCAATGGCTGAACGATTGGTTTGAGATGCAGTCCATATTGGAATTTCCAATTCACCACTCATACCACGAAGGTCGATGTAAACCCCTCCTTGTTCCGCATAAGTAGAGTCTGTCTTATTGGAATGGGAGAGTAAAAGGTCTGCATAATCTACAATAATAACATCGGGCTTGTTATCTGTTGCAATCATCTTCTCTATGTGTTGTTGTAACTTTTTGACTGTAACACCTTTTGGTGGAAAATACTTAATAAGTAGTTTTCCTTTTAACCCTTCTATTTTACTTCTTACTTCTTCTTTTCTGTCTTTTATATCAACAGAAGGTATTTGTGTAAATACAGTATCATATCTTGCACCTACATAGTGTTCAGATAATTCTAATGTATAGTGAACTACACTCAAACCTTGTCGAACAGCCGAAGCTCCTATTGCGGTAAGTATCCATGTCTTACCAACACCAGATGGGGCAACAACAACTCCAAGTTCACCAGGTCCTAAACCACCATCCATCAAATCATTGATTGGTTGCCAGTTGGTTGGTACAACATTTCTTTTGAGTTCTGTAACCCTATCTTCAAAACTTTCTATATAATCAGTTCCTAAATCTGTATCATTACCGATTTTAGTTGCTTTATCAACTAAATCTTTAATTCTATCATAATTTCCTGCTTTTAATAAATCTACTGATTGTAGAATTACTCCTTTTAGGTTTTGGTTTATACAAAAGTTTGTAAATTCGTTTTTAATGTAATCTAAATCAACATTACCGATTTGAGTAAAAACATGACGGAGTTGTTCCACCACAGTTTTCTTAAGTATCTCATTATCTAACTTTGCTAATTGTCCTTTGAATACATCAAGGGTTGGAGGTTTTTTGTAATCTTCGTGATATCCAAGTATTTCAGATACAATCCATTTATTTGCATCGTTCTCGAAAAACTTAGAAGTTGTTACTTCAGATATTGTATCTAAAAACTTACCATCTGTAAGTAATGCGGATACAACCTTAGATTGAAAAGATTGTCCATATTTTGATAAAGTATCTATATCCTGCATTTATTGACTCTAATTGTAACTACAAATATACGAAAAATATTTTTAAAATCCAAATTATTTTGTAATAATATTTCCAAAAGTAATTTTTAACCAATCATTAATATCACCAAAGTTATTAACAACTTTATATTTTAATAAAATTTTTAAGAAATCAATTTTATTAAGTGGTTTTATTTTTTCATTAAATCTATCTAAAACTTTCATTTTTATCTGACCCGATATATCAACATCTTTCAATTGCATTAATTTTTCATTTAGATATATTTGTTTCTTGGCTTTTAAAATATCATTGTATATTTTTATTTTTCCTTTTGTTTCTTCTATCTTTTGTTCAGTTAATTCAAACAAATCATCAACTGTAACTAATTTTTCTTCTGTTATCTCTGGAAATCTTTTGATTAAAGTTTTGATACCACAACCATAAACTCCAGGTATATTATCAGATTTATCACCATCAAGAACTCGATATACTAAAATATTTTTAGCATCAATTCCATATTCTTCAAAAACTGATTTTCTATTATAAATTTTCTTTTTGGTTGGTGACCAGACGATAGTATTTTCATCAACTAATTGTAGGAAATCCTTATCAGTTGACATTACTACCGCCTGTTCTTTATCTTTAAGAATGTGTGTAGTGATATACGCCATAACATCATCAGCCTCAACACCATCGTAAATCATAGTTGTGATTGGTAATCCATCTAACATTTCATTTAACCAAACGAACTGTCTTTTCATAGATTCTCTCTCATCTTCATCATTCATTAAATCTGAATATGCACGATTTACTCTGAGTTTATTCTTATCTCTGTTAGCTTTATAACCACTAAACTGTTTTTTTCTTTTTATAGAGCCACCCTTACCATCAAATACTACAACAACACGAGTCGGTTGTACTTGTCTAATTGCGTAACCTATTGATTTTAGAGCACCAGTAACACCACCAACATGGTCACCATCATCATTCATTGTAGGAATGGATGACCAACATCTGATGAATGTATTTAGACCATCGATAATTAAAACTCTATCGTTTTGTTTTCTATCGATATTTTGGTCATGGTCTCTTTCAACCGAATCTAATATGTTTTTGTAGAGTTGTTTCATTATAATACTTCTTTTGTTGAGAAATACTTCTCTAAAGTTTCTAATCTTTCATCTGCAGATGCTAATAATTTCAAAGCAGCAGTTGCGTTATCCCAAAAATCTTTAGTAGAATGGTCTCCTATTCCACTTGGAAAGTTTTTAAGTAAATCTAACGATAATAATGCTTTGTTCTTATCAGCCTCAGCTTCTGACTTTAACATATCATAAAGTCTTTTATCTATTTTTGCCATAATTTAAATTTATTCTGTGCTACCTTCAGTATCAAGTTCCATTGAGTCAATATCAAGTGTATCTGATTTATATTGTAAGATTGATTCTTCACAAATCTTTTTGTAAATTTGTTCTCTTACATCATCTCTATCTTCCATCAAACCAATAAATTCTTTTGATTGGAATTTAATCTCTTCACCTGTATCAGTATCAACATAAGTGTACCAGGCACCAGCTTGTTTTACTAATTTATTTTCTTTCATCACCTTTAACCAAGAACCATAGTTATCGATTCCTCTATCAAAATAGATTTCAAAATCTGCTGCTCTTAGTGGTGGTCCCATTCGGTTTTTAACAACCTGACAACGAACTTTCATACCAACAACTTTATCGTTGCCGTTTACCTTTTGTTTGATTTGTCCCATTCCCTTCAATCTCAATCTTACAGAGGCATGGAAAGCAAGAGCTTTTCCACCACTTGTAGTCCATGGGTCACCAAACGGCATTGCGTTCATTTTTTGTCTTAATTGGTTGGTAAATACCAAAGTAATTTTCTGTCTACCAATCATATTGGTAATCTTTCTCATCGCCTTTGATATAATAATTGCTTTATCAGTAGCATATCCATCTTTGTTGTAATCAGATGCCAACTCGTTTTTAGTTGAAGCAGCTGCAACTGAATCTACTACGATAGTAACCAATTTATCTCTATCAGTAGTTCTTACCTTTTCGATGATAGTTTCTGTGAAATCAAAGATTTGTTCAACTGAATCTGCTGATACATAAAGAAGTTTAGAGACGTCAACACCGATTGCCTCTAAAAATTCTCTACTTACTGCAGTTTCTGTATCAATCAATACAGCAACTCCACCCAATTTTTGCGTTTCAGCTAAAAGGTGTGCAGATACTAATGATTTTCCACTTTGTTCTAAACCAGTAATTTCTGTGATTCTACCAACTGGTAAACCACCATAAGGACGATTAGAAACAGCAACATCCAACATAGCACAACCTGTCGATACCCACCCTTCTACATTGGTAGGTGCTTCATCTGAATCAAGGAAGTATGCTACTTTTTGGTCTTTGGAATATTTGTTAAGTTCACCCGCAAGAACATCTGCTAGGTCTAGCTCTTTTGCTTTCTTTTTCGCCATATAGTTTTGTATTAATTGTTAAACAAGTCATCGAATGCAGCTGCAACATCATCAGTTTTCTTTGAATCTGATTTTGTTTCTACTGAACCACCATCATTAGATGTAGTAGTTTTAGTTTCAGTTACAGGTTTAGTTGAAAGAGATTCTTGTGAAACTGATTCATCTTTACCTTCTGCAGTTGGATTCAACCATCCTTCTAATACTGATTTTAATTCATCATAAGATAATTCAGAATATAAATCTGTAATTTCAGTTTGTGATTCAATAAATGAAGTTGCCTTATCTGTATCCTCACTCAATGGTGTTTCGCTTGGTTTAACTCTAATAGTAGTAGTTGGATAAGTGGTACCAGCCTGTTCTGCTGATTTATATTCGATTGTTAAATCTCTACCACTTGTAGGGTCAGTAATATCACCATAATCTGGGTCTGCAATATAACCAAGAATCTCTTGATATACAGTTTTACCAAATCCCCAAAATCTTACTCCTTCACCTTCTTCACCTCTTACAATAACAGGTACGAAAGTTCTTAACTTTGGTTCCATAGCTTTTGCAGCTTTCCAATCATCTTTATCACCCATTCTTTTTAGTTTATCCGCAAACTCTACAATAGGGTCTGGTCTACCAAATGATTGTGGTGATAAATAAGTTTTGTTGTTAATGTTGTAGTGAAAATAAAGTTCAATGAAAGGATTATCTCTGTTGAACTTATAGGGAACTATTCTTACAGTATGTTTCCCTGGTGTTGGTTTCCACAAAGCATCTGTTTTTCTTTGTGTGTTTTGTAGTTTGTTCAGTCTACTTCTGATTGCATTAATGTCTAGTGCCATAATTACTCCTTTTAAATGTTATTAAATTAAATTTTAAGTTTAAGTTTTGAGTGTCAAACTTACAACACTCGGTGTATATATAAATATTAGAAAATCCCAAAAACACACCGAAATTTAAGGAATTTATTAACAATTTACTTGGCCCATTTACCACTTGAAACTAATTGTGCAATGATACCATAAACTGATAAATCTTGGAAGGTATCTTCACATGATTCACCTATATTATCTTGTTTACCTAGTATAACTAATTGTTTTAATCTTTGAATCTTATCATGCATTCTAAACCAAAGACCTGTAAGAGATACTTTCTTTTCTTCTTCAGTTTGTAAATTACTACAAACCGAAATATTTTCTGGTCCATAGTTAGATTGTTTTAAACAAAATAATTCATATTGTGTAAACATAATTCTTTTAAACTCTGCTGTCATTTCTGGCCATTGTTTTTCCATTTCCTCAACAACCTTTGGGTTATCATATTTGATAACTTCATCATATTGAGGTTTAACAATCTCTGGTTTAAATTTATGATTTTTTGATTTTTTTCTAACAGTTTTCTCCATAATTAAATTTTAATTTATACAAATATACGAAATTATTTTTATAATTCCAAATAAAAATAAAGTTTTTTTTTCTTAAATTGAAAGATGGTTTAATTTTTCTTTCAATCTTTTCATGTGTTTACAAGGTGAATATGGTCTAAATTGTCTAGCCATACACTCACAATCATCAATCTTATAATCAGTAACTCGTACTTGGTAGTATTTAAGATTACCTTTCTTATCTCTACTACCCATTTCTCTATAATACCAACTATCAGCCATTACAAATAATTAGGACCATAAAAATTCCACTTATCACTACCATCAAAAATATTACCTCTTGAGTGTTTTGCTGGAGAGTTCCAACTTGCAGGTTTTAATAAATCACCCTTTAAAACAAGTGAACCTTTATTTACACCTTCGAACATAGAAACGAAAGCCCATACTGAAGAACCATCAATAATTTTCATGTATTTTTTACCTTTTGATATTGATAGGGGTTCGTATTCTTTATAATCGTAATTGGCATCCCAATACTTTTTTCTTTTTTGGTTGACTTTTTCTAACCAAATTTCAAATTGTGATTTCATACTTTAAGTTTTAATTTATTTACATAGTAAATATACGAAAAAAAAATGAGAAATCCAAATAAAAAGTGAATTATTTTTGATTAAATTCTATTACCTCGAAGATTCTTGTAGAAATTTTCTTTGTGCCTTCTACATTGGTAACGATGATTGAGTTTTTAAATTTATCCCAATCGATAGAAAATGATTTATCCAATACACCATTGTTTTCTTCTTTTACTAATTCATTAAGAGCATTAATAGTATAAAGAGTGTTACTTTGTTTTTTACGATGCACTAATATTGTATTATCCAAAGGTTTCTCTGGTTTATATTGTGTATCTATATTATAAGTTACGAAAAGTTCATCCAAATTACCCTTATTTTGGAGTACATAAATATAGTTGTAAACTATGTGATATGTCTCTCTTATAAGTTGTAGGGTATTTTGAAGTTCCTCTTTGGTTGTAAAGGTACAGAGTAACTGTGTTTGCATATGTTTTCCTATCTATATAATTATTCACTTATAAATATAATTTATATTTTGGAAAACTACGAATAATGTACTTTATAATATACGGCTCGTAATATCGTTGTTATTTAGAACTTTTTCTTCTTGAATCTACCTTAGAAGAGATACAATCTCTCATATCTTTACCAAAATGACTGGCTACTTTTTGTGAAGTACCAGCAGTTCTCCAAGTATCTTCACATATTTCAGTTGAACCATTTTCATTTGTAATGATGATTGCACCTGATTTTGAATCTACTTTACATCTTTCTCTAAGATGTTTTTTTAGTTCTTCTCTACCTTCAGTTGTGGATAAATCTCCATTGAATCCACTCTTTTCTCCTAAACACCCTCTAATATCTTGTGGTTGTGCTCCTCTGATTCCCATTTGTAAAATCATTTTACCATCACCACCATCTATATAAGAATCAAAATGCATTGCATCCATTACTGTTCCTATATATCCTTGTACATGAGGACCATTTTTACCATCTTTTGGAAATCCAAGTTTTTCATCTGCACCTTTAATATCTTCAACTACTTTATTATGTGAATTTTTAACAGCATTTTTTTCATTTTGTTTGATGGTGATACATTTTTTTATAGATGATGATTCAAAATCAATTGATGGGTTTTCTTCTTGGAATTTTTTTGTTTGTGTAAACTCACCAATCTTTGTCGAAATTTTACCATAAGGTTCAAATGCAGGATTTTTTCCATTTGCAAGTAAAAAGTTAGAATGTTCTTGCATTAGTTTAAGTTTTTCTTCAGTACTTAATGAACTATAAGATTTACCCTTATCCTCAACATATTTTACAAAAGCTTTATTATCATCAAGTGTATCTATATATTTTTTCATTTGTGGAAGTTCACAAACTTTTACGAAATTTTCATCTATATCAATTAAATTAGTTGCTTTAACTGATGCCTTTTTTACATCTGATACTAACTCAATACCATTATCAATTGATTTGACAACTGATTTTGCAACATCTTCACCAAATCTTTCTTTGATAATATTGAATCTTTTTGCTGGTGTGGTGTTATTTTGAGGGTCTCTTAAATCATCACCTTTTTTATTTGAGATTGAAACCACACACATTCTACCTTCAGAATCTTGTCCAACTGTATATGTATCGTGATATTTTCTAAATTTTTGGAATGATTTTAATTCTTTTGTAAAGTAATCAATATCTTCTTGATTATTATTCTTTTTTGCATTTTCTAATCTTTTAGATATTTTAGATTCTAATTCATCATCAATTTGAGTTTCAGATTGAATTGTAGTATTAGGTTTACTCATATCCATATTAGTATCTTCATCTAATATTTTACGAGTTGCAAGAGTACCATCATAAGAAGCTCTCATCCATTCAAGATATGGTTCATCTTTACCATTAAAACCTTTTTTACCTTTTAAATAAAATACAGAATTATCAATATTTTTAATTCTATCCAATTCTTGTTGAGCAAATTCTTCACGAGTTGCAAGATAATTATTAAATTCATCACTATTAGGGTCTAATCCTATTGCTTCTGCCGTTCTTACTTCTACTGCTGTTTTTTTTCTATCTAATCCCTTTTGTCTTTCTTCTATTTTTTCTTTATTTTTTTCTTTGAAATCCGATTCGTTGAAAGTATTCATTGTATTACAATATCGAGATTCACCTTGAGATGCAACTGGTCCACCTGCACCTGCAGTTCCCATATCTCTTTTTTGTTGTAAATCAGATTGAGTTTTTTCTAAACTATTTTTTACTTGTTCATTTGATTGAGGAATTGATTCAGAATCAGTAGTGCCTTCACCATCTTCTTCTTCTTTTTTCTTTTTCTTAACATCTGGTCTATCAGCAAAATCTTTTGCACCTAACTTTGTTGGGTCTTTTTTCTCTGGTTCATCAACTTTTGTTTTATTTTTATTTCTGAGAGCATCTGCTGCTTTATATTGAGGAGATTCTTTATCTGCTGCAATTGCATTTCTATAAGTAGTTTTTTTTGTTTCACCTTTTTTGTTCTGATAAGTAACTTCAGTATCATCATCTATTTCGGTAAGGAATTCAAATATAGTATCTTTTACTTCATACTCACCCCATTCTGAAAGGATTTCAGACATAATAGATTGGTGTTCCTTATTATGTATATTAGGAATTCCAACTCTAAATGAGAGTTCTTTTACTAATTTATCTATGATTTGTTTATAATCCATACTATACTATAAATATTAAGGTGCAATATTCTTGTAAGGATGGTCACTCGGTAGAGAACTTTCCAATCCCCATTTGTGTGCAAGATAACCTTCTGCTTTTTCTAATGTTGATATATCAGTACCACTTGTACCAGGTATATCTGCTACTGCAAAGAATTCACCTAATTTACCAAATAATCTTTGTGATGACCTGTTTCTCATTATTCTTAATTGTTGGTTTGTTTGTAATGAGTTATCATAATCATTGACTGGTGTAAATGCATTTGTACCATCTACTCTAACACCGATTTGGTTTCCACTCTTATTGAAAAAACATGCAACTACATGCCATTGGTTTTGTGTTAAACTTACTGCATTCCAAACTTCTGTATTACCAATGGTACTACTAATTCTGTTACTAGATAAGCCATCTAAATCTAATTCACCTGTGAATGAAGAATTGTTACCACTACTAACCGCATAATCTCTTTTTGGTGAACCATTTGTTTCGTAACTCCAAAGAGAATCTTTATTACTATCTACTCCTACATATCGAAATACTCCAATTGCCCAATGGTTACCTGAGGATACTTGTGCTGCATAAGTTGTACTTGTTAAATCATCACCACCATCAAACTCAAACACATTCAATCCATTTTGAGTTACCATATTAGTTTGTGGATTACCATTAACTGTCAATGTAAATGTTCCTGATTTATCAGTTACACTTGTTAAAGTGTCTCCAATTTTTGTGTGAGTTGAAGAATCTGATGCATCAATCCAAGCAACAGTTGTTATATCTGTACTTGGTGACCAAGAAGTTGGAGTACTACCTGTAAAATTAAAATTCAATCTATTATTAGTTACAAATACTCCATCACTTGAAGTGGTATGATTCCAAGTTATACCAGCTTCCCATGTATCACCATTATAAGGCATTGCACCTATATCTTTTGTTAATACATCATCACCAGATGGATTGAATTCATAATTAGTATATGTAGTATTTCCTGCATCTACTATTGAACTATCATTTATTGGTCTGAAGTCAAAACTTGCTGTATTTATTAAATAATCTTCTACATTAGATGCAGTAAAATTATTTGAACTTGTAATCCAACTTTCAAATGCTACATCATCACTTCTATGTCCACTCAATGTTTCAGATAAGTTATTCATTACTACTGAACCATAGTTTATGTTCTGACCTGCTTGTACATTTAGTACCATTATATCATTCTTCACCGTACTATTGAAAGCAGTGTTATTATATACAAAATGACCACCAACATTATCTCCATTACCATCCAACATACCACCTTTTGCCATAATTGCACCTTCACAATTCCATCCTATATTATGGTGAATACTTCCATTGAATCCTTCACCATCACCATCGAATCTGATACCATATTTAATTGTATCATGAACCCAATTAAATCTTACTTTAGAACCTGATTGTTGAGCTGCCATAAGATGTATCATAGCACCATCACTTTGTAGATATCCACTTTCAGCTAAATCATTATATTCTATAATCGGTGCATTACCTGAATTCAATGTAGATGAAGCTGCTGTTTTTCGGAAAGTATTATTTCTAACAAAGTTATCATCACCCATTAATCTAAGTGTTGTCATTACAGATGATAAATTTGCAACAGTTTTATCTATATAATTAAAATAACAATCTATAATTGTTGTATTCCCACCTTGTGTGTGAATTACATCACCATCAGTATATCTAAACGAACATCCATTAAAAGTAACATTTGGACTACTTGTAAATCTTGTTTGAGTTTCAAAAACTTCATTACTTGCTGGAGCAATAGTTGAACCAGAATTAATTTGATTTAACATATGAGCATAACAACTTGCATATAAGAAATTACAATCACGAACTACTAATCTATGAGCACTATTTCCTTTGAGTGTGGTAGAGAAAAAATTAATCTTTTCAACAGATACATCATCTGAGGTTATATTTAGAGAATAACTTTGTTGTTTTGCTCTTATATTTGTTAAACTTGGAACCGCATCACTTGGTAACCAAACATATAGGTATTTTGTATCATTATCAAAGAACCATTCGTTTTCACTATTTAGATATTGTAATTTATTTTCCAAATAGTAGTAATGGTGTTTTTCTTTCCATGTTGCAACATCATCGTAAGATAATCTAATAACATTATTACTACTATCTAATGATTGTGAATTTACTAATTTAGAATAAGTTCTAAATGAACCAACATTTAAATTAATCATAGAACCAGAAGTAGTAAATGAAGCATCTATTCCTTGTTGAGTTGTAACGAAATCATATAAACTAGCACTATAACTTCCACTAAAACTATGTGCTACATCAACTATTTCTCCATTTTCATAATAATAATGACTACCAGTACCGGTACCTAAAACAGTACCATTAGCATTTTCGATATCTCCATTATTTTTTAAATCATAATATCCATGACCCCAATTATTCCAATCATATACTCCCTCATCACTCCATTGAGCACTTGGATATCTTGCATTTATAACTTCATCTCTATTATAAAAAAGTTGCCAGATTTCAACATCTGAATTTAATTTAATTTTATAAATTGTTTTACTACTAATTGTTTGGTTAGTATCTGTAACAATATCAGTAGTGTGTGTTTGCCAGTTTCCGCCATTTACAGAAGTATCTCTTAAATCAGAAATAGGTTTTGTTCCATCAAATGTAACTTTTTCATCTTTGTATCCTTGTATTGATAAACCATTATTTGATATTTCTTGTTCATTAAATTCATAAGAACCTTCTCTAAGATATATTGTGTTTTGGTCTGTAATTCTTGAAATAGCATAATTTAAGGTTTGGAATGGATTATTTATATCTCCATTACTACCTGATGCATCGGTTCCATCAATTGATACATAATATGCCCTTGGTGGCCAAATATGTTGGTTATCACGATAAACATCATCTACCCCAACATTATTTAAAAAAATGCTTTGTGCTGTATTAATTCTGAGTCGTCTACTCATTGTTATCCTTGTATGATATATAAAGTACCACTAACTGGTGTAATGAGTGCATAAGATGCAGATGTCATTACTTCTATAACATTAGCGGAAGATGAACTTACATATCCATCTAATTGAGATGAACCACTTACAATATTACTTGGTACTGAAGTAACATCAGTATAATCAACTGAACCACTTGATGTTAAATACGAAGATGTTGCTGCATTTAATGATGTATTAGCATTAGATGCAGTAAATGCATTTAACGAAGTATTTATTGAAGATTCAGATATAAATCCTAAACCTGTTATTTGTTGTGAACCACTTATAATACCATCACCATTCGTATTAAGATATCTTGTATCAAAAGTTGATGTGGTATTTGCAGAATCAACTAACCATGTTGTTCCATTATAACGATAAACCGTCCCATTACTCGCAGTATGGGTATCTCCACTTGATGCTCCATCAGGAAAGTTGAAAGCCATAATTAAATCTCCTTTTTATTATAAGTATTAGTTAGTACAATCTACCTCATATTCTTCCCAACCTTGTGTCGGTTTTTCATTAGGGAAAACAAACTTTCTACAAGTTCCATCTTCTTCAAAGTAAATTGTTTTACTCATATGAGTTGGAATATGACCACCACTTGGTAGAATTTCATACCCATCTTCCCATATTAGTTCAACTGTGATTGTAAGGTTTTGTTCATCATCCCAAACTCTTTCTTGTTCTTCTAATAATCTCCACTCACCTCTATTTAGGTTTTGTTCTTGTAGAGCACAATTTAAAAACGAAAAGGTTTGTTTTAGATTCACCATAGAATCAGAATATGTTGCAGCTGGTGCAAGATGTCCTTTATCCCAAATGTTTTGATAATAATCAGCATTATCAGATGTATGATAATCTGGTTCAGTATAAAAATTCATATTTCCTCTATCAACATTCTTAGGTCTATCTGTTGAGGTATAAACTAATTTTACTGGTTGTTCTTTTACTTCATTGTACCAAACTTTAAAAACTTGGTTCTCTACTATCACTTCCTGTCTTAATTCTTGAGCGATGATTTGTTCTGCCTCACATCCACTTAACAATAGAGCGAGTAGTAATATTTTAAATAATTTCATAATTTTCCTTAATTTTTTTATGTATATATAAATATTAAACTTTGGAGTAATCGGAACCCCAATCTGCTTTGACGGGAAAACCAAAACTTTCGAGAACGGTCTTAACCTTTTTAATAGTATCAACCTCAGAATCATCAAACTCGAAAAGGAATGAATCATATGTGTATAAAATAGGTAGGGGTAGGTCGTTTTCTTTTAACTTTTTTATCGCCTCGATATTGAACTCGGTTTCGGTTGCTTGTAGTAAATAATTAAATAATTTTTGTGCATTTGGTTGTTCAATCCAATCCAATGGGATGGTTCTTCCTTTTGGAGTTTCTATATATCCATTTTGGAGTGCCTTATCATTTAAGGATTTTATGAACTTATCCACCTTATCAAAGAATGGTATCTTTCTATCATCATCGGATACTCCACCATACAAGATTCTAAAAGTTCTTCCTTTGGATTCATCATAATCTACACCGTATTGGTCTGCTAACCATTGGTGAACCGATGTTTGGGGTAATTTATGTTTTATCAACTTTCCAATAATCCTTACATGATATGCATCGTAATCAAATTGTAAGAAGAGTTTCCCTTTTTGTGGTACGAAGATTTCTCTACTACCATCTTTTTTATTCAATGCGGAGAAATTAATCCCTAAATGTCTATTGGATGGTCTTGAAGTAATGGTATATGGGTTATATTCGGTGAATACTCGTGAAAACCAAAGTGATTTACGATTATCGGGCCATCTATCAAAAAATTTTTCCCTATCGACTTGGAGGCCCTTTTGTTCGATTTCTGAGAGAATGGGTATCATTGTATTGTCAATCCAAGGTAAACAAGGTTCTAAGATACCAAAATCATCTCTAACACCCTTAAGAACCTCTATAAACTTCATTATAGGGATTGATTTACCTAAATCATCTCTTATACCCAATCTATGATAAAAGTTCGTTAGAACCTCTATTTTCTCATAAAAAGGGTATAATTCATTCTTATTAAAGAATAAAGATGATTGTACATCTTTGAGATTGTTTATATTTAAGTTTGCTTGTAATAATCCTTTTTTATTCCAACAAAACTTTATTTGATTCGAGGTTGATAAATCTATTTCTAATTTTTCACAATCATTGTGATTAAAAGGTAAGATAAAATCCTCTTCGGAAAAAGCAATATAAAGAAAGGACACATCTGTGGTAACAGAGTGTCTATCCAAATCTTCCCAAATTGGAATAATAGTAGATTGTTCATTATTCCAATATTTGAGAAATTGTTCTTTCTCTTTATTGGTTTCTACTATAATCATTCAGTAACTCCTGCGTTATTTTCTAATAGAATTAGTTCGGCAGTTTCTTCATCTACCCAACCATCACCATCGATATCTACTATATCACCGATATAATACATACCTTCTTTTTGTTTTAATTCTGATTTAGTCATAGTTTAAAATTTAATTGTACAAATATAAGAAATTATTTTGATAATTCCAAATGTTTTTCCCATTTTTTATCAAACCAAAAGGTTCTTTTTTGTTTATCTTTTATTTTTTCTCTTCTACCATAGTATTGCATCCAATCATCCCAAGTAATACTAAAATCAATAGCAGATTCGTTTTCATTCATCCAGGTGTACAAACTACCACCACCTAATCGGTATGACCATCGAACTTGTGAAATTAAATGGTCTAAGAACCCGTCTTGTTGAACTAGATTCCTAATAGGTTGAAATGGATTTTGACCCCATTTTCCCAAGATTTCTGCTCGTAGATAGTTACCAATACCATTCCACCATTTTTGATTCATCAACTGTTCGTGTGCAGGTTTATCGAAATCTCTATGTTCTATGTTTTGAAGAATATGTTTTCTGAATCCTTCTTCATCATCAAATAAATCAGGTCCTCTGTTTTCATTCCAATCTTTACCTAATGATTTGCCGAACCTTCGTATATCACACCAAGTAAAGTATTCACCATCATCCATTTTAAATCTTATATGAGAATGTTTCCAAAATTTATTTGAATCATCACTTGGTTCTGTAAAGTTTTTAAAACCTCCACTCATTCCTAATGTGATAACTACTGGCTCATTATCAAATAATAACTTCATCTCTTTTCCTCTACTTGTTGCAGATAAAGTTTTTCCAATTACATTTATATTTTCAATTTCTTTGAGTTTGTTTGATTGTAGATATTCTACATCAACAATTTTTCTATTTCTGTTTCTTCTTGTTACAAACTCTGATGTTATTCTTACTTCTGATATTTCTGGCATAATACTAATATACGAATAAATTTTTAAATTTCCAAATTAAAACAAGGTTTTCTTTTTTTCATCCCAAGTTCCTTTTCCTTCCCAATCAAAATTAAAACTAAAGTTTTGTGTATTATTTAAATACTTTTCTTCCTTGTGTAATTCTTTGATTTCATCTTCAGTTCTACTACCATCTCCCCACTTTGGTTCAGCAAAAACTCGTACCCTTTCAATTACTTGAGATTTTTTTTGAGAGAAATCTAAAACACTAAAAGGATTTTCTGGTTGAAGATATTTTGCATCTACTTTTGTTTCCCAATCTCCATTATCATTTATTTTAAACCAAAAGTTTGCCCAATAAGGTGTTTTTACTGAATATCCAAATTCTTTGTAATCTAATTCTTCATCAAATTTAAGATTCATTTCAAACCCACCCTTTACTTTCCATAAGAAGTAAAAGAAATAAAATGGTTCCATAATAAGATTTGATTTAAATTTATTTGAACCAAATTTTAACATATTAAGTTTTTTATCAAAATATTTAATTTTTTTAGATATTTTTTTGTTGTATTTTATATCATACATTTTTTTTAAAAGAGGTCTATCTGGTGTTTGTATGTTTGTAAATTCTTTAACAAATATATCAAAGAGTTTTGCTCTTGTTAAAATATGTGGTTTACCGAAACTAAAATCATCCTTAATCCAATTTTTATCATATGTGAAATTAGATAAACCAAATCTTTCAAAGTTTTGTCCAACTATTGTTTCAGCGGTTAATTGATAACCAGGTGTACTTGATATACGATGTATTGTATCTTGAGTATTGTTTATAAAAGTTAATGTTTCTAAAAAGTTATTTGAGGTTTCAGTTGGAAACGCTTGAATCCAAGTTGTAATTACTTGAATACCTAATTTTTTACAATCTATAAAATTTTCCTCCATCTCAACATTAGTAACTCGTTTTTTCATATCATCCAAAACTTTATTACTTGCAGATTCTGCACCAAACTTCAAACCAAAACAACCTGAATCTTTTAATACTTTCAAGTATTCATAATCCATTCTCTTATCACATCGTGCATACCCAATCCATTTTATTTTTAATCCTCTATCAATAACTCCTTGTGCAAAACCTTTAAGTTCTTTAAGATTTCCATTTACTAAGGAATCCACGAACCAAATTAAACGAGTGCCTTTATTATACAAATATTCAACTTCATCTAATACTGAAGATGCATTTCTTTGTCTATAATTCCAAAAATGAGTTTCTGCACAAAATGTACATTTAGCAACACAACCTCTACTTAATTCTGTTAATGCACCATCACCAATTTCGTATTTGTTAAAATCAAAATCTTCGTAATTTGGAATTGGAAAATTATTTAGATTTATTCTCTGAGTGATGGGTTGTGTCATAATTTTCATTCCTTTATGAGTTTTCCCTTTTTCTATTTCATCTAATACATCTAAAATTATAAGTTCTGATTCACCAACAATACCATAATCAAATAAGGGTTTACCATCATCATCACAATATATTAATCCTTTTTTGATATCATCTTTTCTGAAATGTAAATTAGGTCCTCCGCCAAATATTTTTGTATTAGGTAATTTTTTTCTTAACTCTGATACAAACCATTGTACCGCACCTTCATTACAAAAGTACAGAGTAATCCCAATAACTTTTGGATTTATTTTAATAATAATATCAATATATTTTTGAAGGATGGGTTTTACATATTTATGAAGATATTTTTGATATTCTTCTATCTGCCATTTTTGGTAGTTGTTACCACCATAAGGGTCAAATCCTAATTCTTTATGCCACTTTTTTGATTCTTGGTATGTTTCTACATTAACATCTAAACAACTACTTTTATATCCTGCTTCATTTACAAGTGCAGATAATCTAGCAATATTATATGGAGGTAATGCTGCAGCCCATTGAGGGAGCAATACAAAAAGTACATCAGAATTCCTTTCTAACCTTTCAATATTGACATCTGTCAATTTTTTATTAGAGGATTCTGATAGTTTTTTTATTTCTTCAAAAACTAATAAATCACCACTCATGTATGATTTTAAATATTATATTCTCTTTTTATAGTGTAATTGTAAAGTGTTCCGCAATCATCATCTTCATCTACAATATTTTCAGTTATTGTTAGATATTGAGGTAGGATTTTTTTCAAACCATCTAAATCAACTGATTTCCAATAACCAAATCTAAGTGTTAGTGCATCGGTATCGTATCCGATTTCAAAATCGGATGAACCATACCATTTTTTAATTTCTTTAAATTTTTTATATCCTAATCTCATATTATACAAGGTTTAAATTAGATACTTTTTCAAACTCTTTATCAGTCATATAAGTTTTATTCTGATTTAAAAAGTCATTAGAGTTAACATAGTTATCTTTCAATTCGTTCCATTGATTTAACCAATACTCAGGTGAACCCCATTTTGGTTTGTTTTCAATAAACACATATGATGGGAAATACTTCATTGAAGTTCCTTTATCAGTAGCAGGAGAATCTTCTCTATAATTGTAGATATCATACATACCATCGAAAGAACCACCTTGTAGAATAGATTTCCATTCAGATATCTTTTCAAAATCAATAGGATTTACTTGAGAACCATCTTCGTTACAAACTTCAACTCTTACAGAAGAACCACCACTATAAACATCAGAACCAGCCCATACTTTTAAGTTGGGGAAGTTTTTCTTAACATATTGTTTGATTATCGAAGCACACAATTTAGCTCTCATGTGAACATAAGTCTCATTATCATAAGAACATTTTTGAATACTTGTAGAAGGGATTAGGAATTCGTTTCCTTGAATTGATATTTTTACTTTTTTCATACTTTTAAGGTTTAATTATTAATCATTTACATAGTAAATATACGAAAAAAAGCTGAGAAATCCAAATTTTTTCGTACTTTTTTTTACTTAATATCCAATAAATTTATAGGGAACATCATCTACTAACCCATTCTTTACTGCGTATGGATAATTATCATTTAACCAATAGTTTTGAACATCGTTTACATGAGATAGAGTATCATCATATAAATCTTGGATGGCAAATCCATCACCATATCTGATACCTCCACATAAATCCATTAGTTCATTAAGGTTATCCCAATTATTTTTATTTTTGTGAATAGATTTGATGATATTGTTTTTCATCATATCTGCTACCTTGTCATTGTAATCGTACATATCCTTTGACCAGGGTTTTGTTACTTTAGGTTTTATTAATACATTCATATTTTAAATTTTAAAAATTACCAGGTGCTACCTGAAAACAAGAGATACCATTAGCTCTCCACATATCTACTACCTTTTGTCTATCATCAAAGACACAAAGGATATCTTTTTTATCTAAATCATTCAACCAATTCTGTTTTAGAACATCATCTGGTGTGAATTTATCTTTTTTATTATTAGGTCTCATTTGAAGATTATCAAATGGTACATTCCAATATTTTAACCAATTAATAGTAACATCTTTACTATTATCTAATCTACCACTAAATATAAAAATTTTGAAACCTTGTTTTTTGAAAGTTTGTGCAGTAGTAATTACTGACATATTAGGTGCATCTAATGCTACATTCTTTGGGTCGAAAAAGAAATCCCAATCTATCTTACCACCACCTATATTGATAGCGGCTGCTCTTCTTTGGTCTATATCCGCCAAAGTTCCGTCTAAATCAAAAATTACTATTTTACTCATATATCAATTATTTACATAGTAAATATACGAAAAATAATTGACATTTCCAAATTTTTTTGGAACTTTTTTTAAGAAATTTTAGCTGAACCTACATCGATTGGTTCTCTCTTCATATGATTTCCTTTAGCAAAGTTTGCTCCTTCTCTGATGTAACCAGTTAAGAATGCTCTTCTAAATCTTTTTGATGTATTTGGTTCAGAACCATGAACTACATTTGAATGAAGTAATGCAACTTGTCCTTTTCTTAGATATCCATCTATATGTGGAAAGTTGTGGTCCTTTGGTAGTACACAAGGTTTACCCCTTTCGTTTCTCCAATTTTTTGGATTTGAACCTGCCCTTTCTTCATCAACTTCAATTGGAAGTTTACCTAATCTATGTGAACCTTCTAAATACCATACTGAACCATTATTAGGGTCGTGATTATCAAATGCAATAGATACATTGATTATTTCGTTAGAATTACATTGTGTATAAAATATATTTTGATGCATATCTCTACCTAATTGACCTGGTGGTTTAAAGTATGCCCAAGTTTGAACTCCGAATATTTTTCCACCCATCAAAAATTCACATGCTTCAATAACTTTTGGATGTTTCATTAAACCAGTAAGAACCTTAGATTCTTTATGTGGATACATATATGGGTCATAATCTCCCCATTCACCTTCTGTATCATTCTCTTGTCTTTTTACTCTGATTCGTTCTAATTCATCCGCACATGCATCTACTTCACTATCTGTAAGTAGATTTAAAATAGATACTCCTTTGTATCTCCAATCAAATTGTAATTGTTGTTTTTCTAATTCTGTAAGATAACTCATATAACCTTTATTTAGTTTGTATATTAATATATATTAACTTTTGTAAAATTGTTGTAGATTTGGTAGGTATAATTTTAAACTTGGTATAAGATGAGATTTATTTTTAATTGCTATATTATTTGATATTGCTACTCCTTTATCGATTTCATTACCTTGTGAATCATATTTTGGAGTTAAGGAACCAGATATCCTCCATCTTATACTAATTACTTGATATGTTACATTGGTTCTTAATTTTTTGAATGTTAGATTATCTATTTCAAATATAACCGAACCTTTATCGTTTGCTCGTTGAGCAAAATATCTTCTAATATAACCAACTTTGTAATCGTTTTCGGTAGGTCTAGGCACAGAGGTTTTAAATTTGATATTAGAATCAAAGTTTATTTTTTTTACTCTATTATATCTATTTACACTCATTATATTTTATTTGGGTATTCTTCCAAATTTTCATTATTTTTAAAATCTGCTGTTTCATTTCTAAGTTTACCTCTAACAGTAGTAGTCCAAATACTTTGTTCAATACTATGAGATACTTCAACAATCTGAAATACTTTATCATTATATCTTGGTAAATCTGTAATTGAAAAAGTATCTCCAATTTTAAATCCACTAACACCAGGTAATGTAAACTCAAATTCTATTGGAAGAAGAGGGATATTTGCAACACCATTTTTAGTAAATTCTTTTGCTTCATCAACATTTTTGATTGTTCTTAATATCTGAAAATCTTTCCATGAACTTACTTTTGCCACCACATCTAAAGTTGAGTTATTTCCTCTATTTAAATCAAAAAAACCTTGAATTAAATCTAAATTTGCTTTTCTATCTTGTATAGCAGGTACTACATTTGCATTACCTAAGATTAATTCATAGTTTGAATTTCTTACTTCTTTTATATCATCCTCTTCAACAAAAATATGTTTAATATCTTGACCAACCTCCGAAAGCCAATCACCTGCTATTTCATACCACGCTTTGTCTTTTTGTTCTAATTTTTGATTATACTCTTCATCTGAAATAATTCCTTTTTCTTTAGCAGCCTTTTTTTCATTTTCTTCTTTTCTCTCTTGTTCATCAGCTACTTTTTCATTGAATAAATAAATTTTTTCTGCTACCTCATCTCCTAGTGTAGAAAACAATTTAGAAAAATCTTTTTCTTTTTGTTCTGAATTAGGGTTTTTTACACCACCACCTTTTTTTCTTTGTCCTACAACTTGACCTTTCATCGATGCAGGAATATCAAATTTAAGTGATGCAGCAGTAAATGGTGAATTAATTCCTCTTGATTGAAAACCACAACGACCAAATGTTGGTACATCTTTCTTTTTACCAAAAAATGTCATATCAACAACATGAAGTTCTTCTTGACCAGGAGTTGGGTTTGCATCTCCTTTACATCCTCTAATATTTTTAGCATACCATTGATAAAATGGGTCTGAATCATTCCCATTTTTATCCTTAGCACCGTTATAGTCGATAGATTGTTTCTCAACTATCTGAAACTCCCACATCATATTTACACCTTGTGATAACCCATTTAAAAGGGTGTACATAATATCTTTAGTCAAGTAACTACTTTGTTCAATTGTTTGACAAAAGAAATCAAAGTCAATGTAAAGATTTCTTAAATATCCCCAATTATGTGGGGTTGCCTCTACTACTTCAAAACTTTCATCACCATCTGCTTGGTCCTTTACTTCGAGTTTATTATTACTTGGAAAATAAGAATATATTGGTGCTCCATGTGAATTAGGATGCATATCAGTTACTGCATTTCCATCTTCATCATTAAATTGTACTTTACCATCTTGACCTTTAATAAGTAAATTTGGAATAGGATTAGTAAATGCAACAATTTTTTCATTATCTCCTTCACCTTCTCTTACTGGGTCTGCAAAAGCACCCTCAATTCTAAATCTTGGATGATATTTATTTGGAACATATAATGTGTTAGGGTCAGTAGAATACATATGTTTGTGTGCTCTACAAATTGTATTTTGCCAACTGATATATAAAGGAGATACTGTTGAACCATCTTGACAAATGATTGGTATTTCCTCACTTACGCCTGGTTGCATTTCCATAATCGTGAATGCAAGTGCTACTCTAATATATCTTCTATCAGAAAATAAAGGTTGGTCTGATGGAATCTTTCCTTTTACATTTCCACCTCTACCACCACCTGCACCACCAAATGAATCTTCACTTATTGGTTGTTTTTGTAAATCTTCACCCTCTTGAGTCAATGCCTGTTGTGATAAATCATTAGGTGAAATTGCATTAACTAATTCTTCTCTATTAGCATTACTTGTTAATGCAAGTTGACCACCTCTAATTTCTTCTGTAAGTTCTTTTCTAATAAACCTATCCATATTAACAAAATTAGCTGGGTTCGTAGCCCATTCTTCATTAATAAGATTTTTTACTCTAGTTATTCTTTTGTGGCCTGGTAAGTCATTAAACATTTGTTTAAAGAGTGATTCACCAATTTCTTTAGAACTTGGATTTTCACTATCTACATCAAACTCTGCTGGTTCAAATCTTTTACTTGATTGAGTTATATCAGTATCATAAACTGATTGAATATTTCTATGATGTTGTAAATATGCAGGCATTTCTCCTATCGAAGTACATTCTACTTCAATATTATAACTTTCATTATCACCAAAAGTTGTATTACCACCAGTAATTATAGCCAACATCGCATCATAAGTACCATTTGATGCTCTTCTTTTTTGTTGTATGTATGCTATGTTTTTATATCTAACAACCTCACAAAGTTCACTTAAATCTGCTTTCTGTCCCACACTTTGTGCTTCATTAAATCCCCATTCTACTAAACAATGTGTTGCTGGTTCTAAAAAGTATGAAATTACTGTATTGGCTTGTCCCTTTGTGTATGCAGTAATTGTAAAACTTACTTTTTTACTTAAACCTTCATTACCTTGGGATATATTTAAAGAACTAATAGTTGGTGATGGTCTAAATGCTCTTTCATTAATCTGATTAGCACCACTCTTATCTGTTCCATAAATAGAATTACCTTCTTTATCAACTCCTACTCTACCACTTTTATTAGTATCACCATATCTTTGTGCAAATGTTTCAGTATTTCTAACTGATTCAAGTGTTAAAAAATTACCTAATGTAGAAGTAATTTTAATCCAAGGTTGTTTTTCGGACATCAATACATTATTACCAGTTCGAGAAGAAATGGTATTAAAAATCCTCTTATCAATATTTGCTAACTGTGGAAAACCCATTATTATTTATAAAAATCGTTTAATATTTTATTTTTATCTACTGGTATTCTTAATATTGTACCATCTGGCACTGCAAATGGTGCATCGTGAAGATTATTTGCTGTGGCGATAATCCACCAAAGTGAAGAATCACTATAAAACTGATTAGCAAGTGTATCTAACCTATCCCCACCTTGAGTTACGATATAAATATCATTATCTCTTTTTGGTATCTTAGGATAGATTTTAGAACGATAGACTTGTCTACCATCTTTTAATGTTTTTTTCCTATTATTTTGGTATCTACTTGACATAATTAATATCCTCCTCCACTTACTCCTCCACCACTAGATGAAGCTACACCTCTATTTTTTCTTCTTGCATCTTTAATTGCTTTTTCTAATGCAAGTTCATAAGGTGTTGGGTCTGCTGGTATTTGTCCTTCTCCATATAATAATTCAAACTTATCACCATCACTATACACTTCGTAAAATACATAAATATTTTTACCTGTTTGAAAATGAGCTCCTTCATTTTTTACATAGATTGAACCTCTAGTACCAATACTCGTACTTTGTTTTGCAAGATAAGGTAAATCTTGTTCTTTTACTATTTCAACTTTTATTTTACCACCATACTTGACATTCATATCTTGTATTACTCGTGCTTGTTGTCTTGTGATGTTTTGGTTTGTCTCTTCTTCTTTTGCTGCTTGTATTGGTGTTTTTCCTCCTAATGCATCTGCTGCTGCTGATTGTGCCCCTGCATCTTTTGCATCTTCTGCTGCAGTATCTGTTGTAGGTACTGTTTGGTTTGGTACATTTGGATTTACACTTGTTAATACCTCTGCTGTTGGTTGTTTACCAGTTGTCATTTGAGTAATAGTTTGTTTTTTTATTGATATTTTAACTGGTTCTTCTTTATTAATAGTTCCATTTGAATTTACTCTTTCATTTGTACTAAAATTAACCTCTCTATTTTCATTAATCTTATCAACTGCTGCTTTACTAATATCAAAATCATAAACTCTATCTTCATCCCCATCTTGTTCGATAAACTTCATAGTTATTGCAACATCAATAAATTTCGGTAAATAACCAACATTTCCATCAGTTTCCCAAACTCCTTCATCAGGTATGGTATATTGTAATGATTCAATAAAGGCAACTCTATTACTATACATTGAACCCAATCTAAATTCAATAATAGGTGGATTTGATAAACCATTTTTTATTGTTGGGTAAGTGTATGTTGTTAATCTTTTTAATCTTTCCCAATTGTTAGCAAGTTCAGTTGGAGATGCAGCAGCTACTTTTAATCCAAAAGAAACACTTCTCTCTACACCCTCATAAAGATAGAATTGATAAGGATTACCTAAAAATCTCTGTCCACTCCATGAAGGAGTTGTACTTTCAGTTAGACCACTTAAGATTGCTCTAAAAGCAATTGGTTTTGTTGCACCCTTTCTTCTAAACCAAAGTGGAATTAAATCTGCTACAGCATTTTCTTCACCATCAACTTTTATAAATGCTTGATTTTCATCTAATTTATAATTATCTGCTATACTTATTCTATTTAAACCATCAGTAGAACCTATTTGATATAAATTTTCTAAACTACTATTTGTTTTGCCTGTTTCAACTCCTTTTGTTCTTACTCCATTTTGGTAATAAGTTGAGTAGGGTCTATCAATGTTATAGAGTGCTTTAAGTTTTTTAGCTTCTTGTAATGTTTTTGCTTCAAATGCATATTCTGTATTTCCAAATCTTGAAAAATCTCCTCTACCAACTGCGTATGCTGGTGAAACTTTTCTTAAATCGATTTGTTCAACACTTTCATTTCCAAATTTTACAGGTGATTCTTCTTCGTATTCTTCTAAAGTTTTATATCCACCTTCATTTTTATAATCTCTTTCATCTTTCATGAAAGAAGTATATGGATTTGCATTACTATATTCAATTGTAAATCTACTATTACCAACAGTCAAATCATTTATTGTTTGACCACCTCCAAATAATGCACCTCTTAATTTATCTTTTGCAAAACCTATTCCTTTTCCTAATGCTTGTTTACCAATTGTAGATGGATTTCCACCACCAGTTGATTTTATTAATGCACCTAGACCAGTACCATTTTTACCCATAAAATCATTTGTTACTGGGTCTGCAGAAGTTTTACCACCTTGTTTTTTTTCTCTTAACTCTATAATTTTATCTGATACTTTTGTTGGAATTTGATTTGTAGGTATTCCTAATTTATCATTAACAAAATCTCTTGCTTTGGTTATTGCTCCACCCAATAATCCACCACCTGCTGCACCACCACCAGCATTTTCTTTCATTCGTTCTAAATCAGGTGTACTTCTTAAGGTAATTCTAGTTGCTTCATTTCCATATATAAGTGGATTGTTTACATCTACCAATGATTTAACTCTGATACCTGTTGTCTCTTGTTCTACGAGAGTTTCTGTATCAGCTTTAACCTCAGAATAGTTCGTACCATATTTGTACGAATTTGGGTCTCTAAATAATTCTCCTATTGTTCTTCCCATTGGTTACTCCTATTGAATTACTGCGGCTTGTTTTAAATTATTATCTTCATTACCAAAAACTGTTCTTCCTACAACAGTTCCATCCATTTTAATAACATGACCTCTTTTAAGTGTACTATGTATCATCTCTAATTCAGTCAACATTTTTGCATCTAATGATTCACCACCTTCTTCTACTGCACCAGTTTCACTCGTACCACCAACACCTAAAATACTAGCAAGTTTTATAATCGTACCAGAAATAGCTGCAATTCCTGCAAGCATTAATAAACCTGGTAAACCAGCGAATGCAAGATATGCAAGTGCTGCTCCTAAAACATAAAGTGCTCCAGCTAAACCAAACATTGAAAGTGTAAATACAGTTAACATTCCTGCCATTGCAATCATTGTGGTTAATCCTTCCATAAATCCACCTAACATATTGAAACCAATTGCTACTTCTTGAATTGCTTTACCAAGTATGAACATCGCTCCTGCAACAATTACCATTGCTGCAGCTCCTGCAAGTATTGCAAGTGCACCAACTCCACTACTCATAATCGTACCTAATAAAGCGAGTGCTCCAACTAGAGATAACATTGATACAACCGCCATTCCAACTGCACCCCAACTAACTTCCATAAATTGTTGAACTGCTTTACCAAATACAAATAATGCACCAGCAACAATTACTAACGCTCCTGCTCCTGCAAGAAGTTTACCTGGATTTATTTTTGAAATCATACCCGTCAATCCACCTGTCCCTTGAGTAGCAGGACCAGTTGATGGTAACGATGGAGCCATTTTATTAGCTTTGAATCTCATATCAGGCATACCAGATTTTGTAAGAGGTCCTGCTGGTCCACTAACTAAACCTAATTTTTGTCCTAATCCTTTTATTCCACCACCCATCTTTGAGAATAATCCTCCCAATAATGTGGTTCTTTTATTAGCTATTGCAAGTAATCCTAAGAATCCACCAAATGCAGTTAATATACCAGGCATTTGGTTAGCCAAAATATTATTAAGTATTTCATTTTGAGTTGAAAACTCAGCACTACCAAGTGCAGACATATTATTTGCCTTACCTTGGTTTTTAACCATTTTTTGAAGTTGTTCTACTGATACACCTAATAAATCTGCAGTTGCCTTTCTTTGGTAGAAGTTCATTCTGTTAAATTCTGCAATACCACCTATTTGTCTTAAAGTTTCTTCTGTTGCACCTTGTATATCGTTATTAAAAGCTAACTCTCTTGCTTTGTTAAGGTTTATATTCTTTCCTAATAGTGCACTTAATTCTAATTCTTTTGTAATAGAATTTTCAAAGTCAAGTAATCCTTCTGCAATACCTGCAATCTCACTCATAGATACACCAAGTTTTGCTGCGAATCCTGCTGCTTCTATAATGTTTTTACCACCTTGTTTACCAAATAAGGCAAATTGTTCAGCATTTGCTGCTAAATCTCCCATGAGTTGGGAAGGTATAATACCATTTTGTTGAGCAAACTCTTGTGTAGCTTTTACTAAATTATTAGCTACATCAATTGAATCACCATTAAGATTACTTAGTTGAAATTGTAATTTTGCAGCTTCTGATTCAGATACTCCAAAGTTACTAGCAATTACATTTGTAGAAGCCTGTACTGCTAAAGATGCATTTTCTATATCACCGAACTCTTTTCCTAATGATTGTAAAGAACTAACAGAATTATCAAAAATAAATCCTAATAAAGATGCTTGACCTGATGCTCCGGTAAGACCTGAACCAACTTGTCCTAACTCCTTATTAGCTTCTGCAAGTTTTCCAGCAAATTTACCAGCAGCAATAAATGCAAATCCTAATACACCTGTAACTGACCTGAGTTGGATTAATATAGTTTGTACGGTTTCAGATATTCCTTGAAAAGTTTCTTTAACTTCTTTTGTTGCATTAGTTTGTTTTTCTAATATGTTTTTTTCTGTTTCACTTAAGGCAGCAATATTTTTTGATTGTTTAAATTGTGAATCTAAATTATTAAGTAAATCTTTTGATAAAGTTACTTCTTCTCCTAAATCAGATAAAGCTTTATCATACTGTTGTACTTTAGAAGCTATTTGTTCTGTATCTTCTGCATTTAATTCAGCTATATCTCTTGATAAACTAAGTAAGTTTTCTACTTGGTCTTTTTGGTCTTTAGTTAAATTATCTGATTGTATTAAACTTGATAGGGATTTTGTTTGTGCATTTTTAAAACCTTCAAATGAATCACTAATAGAACCAATACTTTTTTCAATTTCTGCATATTGTTTTTGTTGTGAAATATTTGCCTCTTTTAAATCATTTGCTAATTTTCTTATAGTTGCTCTTCTTGATTCTATGGCATGAGTATAATCACGCTCAGATTTTAAGTTCATTTTTATAAACTTATCTTCTTCTTTGCGTAATTGTTTTATTTGCTCTAAAAGTTTTTTTGTTTCTCTTGTTGCCATTTAAAGATTAGTTCCTATTTATATTTTTTTAAAAGTTTATCTAATTCTTCTTTTTCCTTTTTTATTCGTTCTAAAGAGTTAAGAACTTTAGGTGGAAAACCTCTTTGTTTTGCTTTCTTCAATAATCTATCTGAAGTACCTTTTTGAATGTTATCAAAAAAATCTCCGATAAATCGTGATACCACATTTAATTCGTTTATTTCTTTTTTTGACATGATTTCTCCTATATAGTTTTATACTACTATAAATATAGGGTAAAAAAAAAGTGAGGATTATTTCCTCACTCTTACATTTGGTCCTCTCGAACCACCTTTTTTATTTATCTTATCGTACTCTTCTTTTTCCTTCTTTTTCGCCTCTACTAACTTTTTGAAATAGAACCTTCTCCAATGAACTGGCATGAAGTAAACCTCACTCCAAGTAAATCCATTACCGAAGTTAACCATTTCCCAAATTTGGTTATGAAGTTGGATTGAGTAATCACTCGGAAGGGTAAAAAAACCCGGCACCTAAAGGTATGTCAAGCGCCTCCGTGTCACCTGTGATATCAGATGTGAAATTAAATTTCAAATCCAAATCTGGAGATATCTGAGCAACATAGTTTCTAAATGCTCTTGTATCTCTTGCTAAAAGGTTATTCTTTACATAATTATTAATGAAACCTCTATCAGTATTTCCATCAACATCTTGTATCATATATCTCAAACGAGTACTTACCTCAGCACCTGCACCATCTTTATCCTTAGATAATCTTTGCATTGCTTGGATTTCTGCCTGAATATCCTTCTCATCTTTATGAGTTAATAACTTGAATTTAATTTTCTTTTTTGCAGTGGGTAAGTCAAATTCATATTTGTTTTCTGAATTTAAAAGAGATTCGTTTACCTCCTTTATTTGTATTTTAGATAAATCTATTGCAACTTTTTGTGCTTCACCAGTAAATGGGTCATTTACCTCAACATCATATTGTGCTCCATATCCTAATATTCTTGTTGCTAACAATATTGCATTTTTATCACCAATAAGAATATCACCAGTTTGTACACCTTCTTGTACTACAACTGATTCAAACAATTTATCTAATACCACCCCCTTTCTTATCAAATTTTGTGAAGCCAGTATATCTTCTTCTTTTGCTGTCATATACTTGATTTCAATCGTACCCTTTGATAATGGGTGTCCTTGTGGGTAAACCTTACCTTTTGAAGGTAGGTCTATAATTTCGGTTGGAAATTCGTAATTTGCCATATAACTAAATTTTAATACTTTTATATAAATATATACTTTTTAAAAAGTTGGAATAAAGACATAAAAAAAGTTCTCACAAAGAGAACTTTTTTCTTCAGAAATATTATTAGTATTAGTATTCTAAAACTGCGTAATCATAAGATAGTGTTAAAGTAATATCAACTGGGTCTGTTGCGTTTGCCCAATCTAAATCATTAAACACTGCGTTGTTGATAAATGCACCTTTTAGAGTCCATTGTTCAATTTTATCACCAACAGGTCCTAATAGGTAACATTGGATATCTTTCTTATAGAAATCTGCATATCCATCTCTACCTGTTAGAGATTCGTGTGATGTTCTTACCCAATCCATTACTGCTTGTGCTCCACTTGGAACAATCGGGTCATATAGAGTTATCTCTACATCTTGCCATTCACCTTTACCTTTAAGTTTTCTCTTAATGTTGATGTGGTCAAGAACAACAGTTTCAAACTGAATTGAAGGTCTGTTAGCTGTTTTTATAAGATATGAAGGGATACCATCGATTTCCATGATGAATCTATTCTTCATCTTCGGTTCGAAGTTGGTATAAAACATATCGTTAAATTCTAATACTTCTGCCATTTTTTTCTCCTATTATACTAATAAATATAGTCCTTTTTTATTTTTATTCAATTTATGCCGTAAATGATGCTCCTGTCGGTAAGATGTTGAAATCTAACACGATGAATTCAGCAGTTTTTGTTGGTTGTAAGAAAATCTGTCCAGCCAATATATTTCTGTCGATTACATCTGGTGTGTTGTTTGACTCATCCATCACCACTCTAAATGCATACAATCCTTGTCTTTGTTGTATTCCTTCTAAGTAAGGGTTTACTGTATTCAAGAATCTACTTCTTGTTTGAGAAGTGTTTTGTTCGAATACTAAGTATCTTGAAGTAGAAGCAATATACTTCTTAACTTTAATTAATAATCTTCTTACATTAATTCTATCTAATGCAGATGCCTTATCTTGTAAAGTTTTTTGTCCGAAAGCAACGATACCTTCACCTGGGAATTGTGCGATTGGGTTAATCTTTCCTTCATATAAAGTATCTCTTTCAGCATGTGTTAATCTGTTTAATACAGAAACTGCTCCAACAATTCCACCTCTATTTAATCCAGCAGGTGCAAACCATTCTGCTGCGATAGCATCATTTGCTGCGTATATTCCTGGCATCAATACTGATGGTGGAACAGTAGTTAATTTATTCGTGTTTCTATCAATTGTTTTAACCCAAGGATAGTAAGTACCAACATAGTTAGAATCTACTGCCTCACCTTGTGTAATTGCCTGAGCGATAGTATCTTCTCCATCTGTTACATCCCCAATAAAGAATGCATCTTCTCTCGCTTCTACCATATCAGTTACTTTATCAAATACATAAGAATGTAATCTTCTAACAACACCAGGTACAGATACTAAGTTGATATCAAAATCATCTGGATTAGATACTGCGTTAATTGCTTTTACATAAGCAACTGAACCACTTGCTGTTGAAGTTGATAAATCAAATCCTTGTGAGTTTCCAGCACCCCAATCAGAATCACCATATTTAGCATCTTTTCTAGTTGGTGTTACACCATCGAATCCACCTTGGAAACCAACGATAAACTGTCTCTTGTTAACATCTGCTGCGTTTGAACCTGTAAGTGAATATCCAAATGCTTTTGTTCCACCTTGGATAGTTACAGTTCCATCAAATGCAAATACTGTATTTGCACCAACAGTAGCTGATGAAGGAATTGGTGCTAGATAATTTGCGTTGTCAATTTTTACAACTGCAGTATCTACATCAATACCACTATATAAGTTTGATTTAGAAGCTGTATTTTCATCTGAACCTGTGTTAAATATTACTGCAGGTACCATGTTTTCACTTCCTTCACTACCAACATAGATTGGGTTAGTATATTTTCCATGTCCGAATGGTCCAGCCGTGATTGGGAATGAACCTTCTTCTACACATTCTACTCTAATAAATTTAGAATAGTTTGGATAATCACCATTCATTGTTTGTTTACCATTTGAATCAATAGTAACATTCATATCACCAATTACTTTTTTGATATAGTTTGGTGAAGCTGGGTCTAAGTTAACATTATTAAATGTTTCTAAGACATTTGGTCTTTTATTTGTGTCTGAGTATTTTCTAACACCAACAGAGAATGTTGCATAATCTGTAGCGTTTGATGAACCAGCAGCTTTAACATTGAAAATGATTATTTTATATTCTTGGTTATAATTAGAACCATCACCTAAAGTATGGAATCTAAATAAGTCATGTCTTTCACCAGAAATCAACTGTGATTTAATATAAGGAGTTGTTGCGTGTTGAATATCAGTTGTGAAAGCCTGGTCTGCTAATGTAATTACAGATGCAGATTCTATATTTGAATCTTGTTCTGATGCAAAGTTTTCAAAATAATTATATGCATAAACATTTTTCGAACCTCTTGGGTCACCACCAAATACATCAGAGATATCATTTCCTGCTGATGGGTTAGTTGATGCCGAGATTGCACTTGAACCACTAATTGTTATAGTGAACTCTGATTTATCTGGTCCTAACGCTTCAAGAGTGGTACCATCATTTGATGTACCGTCTCCATTATGTGTTCCAAATAAAGATGCTACAATTTTTTCTCCTGCACTTGAACCACTCACTACAATTGCTTGAGGTCCTGTCTCTGTATAACCACCTACATTACCAACACGAACAATAGTTACTGTTCCTGCTTCTCTAAGGTAGTTTTGTACGGTATATCCTGTATAGTATTCTCCATTAGGTACACCAAATAAATCTTCAAATTCTGATTGTGTATTTACAACGGTTGGTACGAAAGCAGGTCCCTTATGGAAAGGTCCAATTACGGCTGCTCCTATTTCACCAATTCCTTGTGCTAAGAAAGAAAGGTCATTTTCTCTCGTAAATACACCAGGTGATACAATTTTTTCTGCCATTTTTATTACTCCTTGTTAATTTTTGTATATTAATACTCTTATATAAGTATAAATAACTTTTTCCAAAGATTATTTTTTATCCTCGGAAGAGTTTGTTTTTTCTTCTTTTTCTTGTGGAATGAATGTATTTGTGTTTGGGTCGTAGTTTCCATCACCATATTTTTCATTCAATCCTTTAAAAATATCTTGTTCTAATTTAACAAGATTTGAATGTTTCTCAATTAGTTCTTTTTCCATATTGTCAATCTCAGATAATCTTCTTTGTTTTTCAATTTGTACTTGTCCTAATTGTGTAAATACACCAGCAACATCTGTTCTCAACTGGTTTATTTGTGAAACTTCTTCTTCTGTAAACTTAATTTCGTTTGCCATTTTGATATATTTTAGTTAACTATTTGTATATATAAATATATAGTTTTTTTCAAAACATAAATTATGAAACCGTAAATGTTAGTGTTGAACTATAATTACTCAACAATCCATTTGTACCATATTGTCTAACTCTCGCATATCGTGTACCTGTTCCTATATCGAAGGAACCAGCATCAGTAGTTGTAACGAGTGTTGTTTCAGACCATTGTGTTTGACTTATAAGTGGTGAACTAAAATTAGAATTATCATCTATTTGTACATCAAATACATCATTTGTACCATCACCATCCCATGAAAGAGTTAATGTACCATTTGTCCATGCAAGGTTTGTTGGTGCATTTGGTGCAGTTTCATCTGTATGTGTATTACCACCTTTATTGTGTGTGATATATCCATTAACTAGATAAGTATCATCTTGTTCAACATCGATAGAAACAATCTCAACTGTTTTTTCAACAACTTCAATTGAATCAACATTAATTTCAGTAATTGTACCAGAGATATCTCTGATTAATTTATCATTAGTATTAATGTTAAACATTTCTTTAAATCTATATTCACCATCATTTCCATCTTTCACTAACATAGGGTGTTCTGATGTTGCAGTAACTTCCCCATCATTTATATCATAATATTTGTTAGCAAATGAATATGTAATGCCAACAAGTGTTACATCTTTACCAGTTGTACCTAGAGTATCAGATGACCATTCTAAGAAATTTGATTCATCAATACCTAAACCTGTGATTGCATATCCTTGTAGTAAATCCCCTTCTTCTAAATCTCCAACTTCTACAATAGTTCCATCTGCAAGTGTTACTGGTGAATCAATAGTTAAACATAACGCTGCTGAGTTTCCATCATAAGAATCTACTGAATATACAGTTTTAGTTCTTGCACTATTATAATTTGTTGCATGGTCATTATATGTATCTGCATATGTTACAGAAAGTGTATGTGATTGTGCACCCAAAAGTGAAGTTTGTGAACTAGCACCTTGTGGATTCATAGCTCCAATCGAAATATCATTCTGATAATCAGCATTTGTTTCAAGTTCTAAAAAACCTGCCGTATCTCCTGCTGAATTAAATGCTGGTGATACTGCCCATGTGAAATTTCCTGCTTTTCCTTTTAGAATAGAAAACTTATTTCCTTCACCACTAAAACCTAATGTATATGTTTCAGTTGTAGATTCAACTGCATAAGTAAAACCTGTGATTGAACCTACTGAATCAATACCATAACCAGACATTGAAACAATTGTTCCAGCACTCGCATTAAGTGCATTTAGTGATATACCACTACCAGTATCAGTAGTTCTTACTGCTGTACCTAGATTTTTTAAACTGAGTGTATCACCTGATGAAATTGTTGCCATATATGAATTCCTATATATTATAAATATTAAGCAAATCTCTTACCCATTCTTCTTTCTTTGTGAAATTGTCTATCATAAATGATTTAATCGTTTTAAACCATTTTTCTTTTTCCTCATAAGAAGTTTTACTTAACCGTATATAAATATCCTTAAAATCTTTTTTAGATGATGCTCGGTATGGATAATCTAATTCTTTACACCACGATTCATGAATAATTGGTATTTTTCCATAATCAACTGCTTCAAATATTCCATAACCAAATGGTTCATCATTAAAACATGAATGAGAGATTCCCCAATCCATATTATAAAATTTATCCTTAAACTCAGATTTGTAATGATATAATTTTGATTTAGAAGTATCTACCTTAACACCTTGTTTCCAAATCACATTAAATTCCTTTGAGTTTGTGAATATGTACGATGGTATTTCGTCAACATATCTTGGATTTTTTCTACCCTCACATCTAGCTGCAAATCCTAAAGTATTTGATTTACTTAGAGGTAGGTTTTTTTTAAATTCATAAAAATTTCTAATATTTTTATTTTGATATTGTATATCATATAAACCTACCCATATAGAATGTGTTGCAAGTTGATTGATTCTTTTTTCCCAACTAGAATCTAAATAAGGATGCCAAACAAAACTAGAATCATCTCCCATCTGAGATTTAATAATATGATTTACTGAATTATGTAAAACATTAGAATGAATTTTATCTTTATTATCTTCTAATACTTTCATTGGGGTATAATGACCATGTAAAATATTTATTCTTCTTGCATTTTTACAAAGATTTTCTGCAAACTTTACATCATCACCATGCCAATGAGCTTCTATTGGAAATTTATATTCTTCGTGACCTGGTGGTTTATTTCTATGAATTAAAAGTATTGGTTTTATTTTAAGATGTGGTGCTACTAATTCCAACCATAGATTAACCCATGTATCAGTTCCAGCGTTTACCCATGGTCCTCCGCCAGTTGTATAATAAACATCATACATATTTTATTTTTTTACGATTATTATTCCTGCAAAAGTTGTAGAAAAATCAACAGTTACTCTATTTGATGAATTTGTTGTTATAGAATTAGGTAGTTCTTGTTTTGAAGTTGCAGTATTCCATGCTTGAACAATTGGATATTGTTCACCTAAGTTGTGGTCTACTGTATATGAAGATGCACCAGTCACCGTTTCTTTATGTGTTGTTAAATCGGTTATTTGAGATGAACCACTAACAACTCCATTTGTTGAACCAATTGAACCAATGACTCTACCGAATGAACCAGTAGCTGTAAGTGTAAAAGAACCAGTTGTTATAGAATCAGTAGTAACTATTTGTTGAATAGTTGATGAACCATCATTCTTTTCAAAGAATATTCTACCATCGTATGTATTAATCGCTAATTCACCTAATTGCAAATTAGATGTTGAAGGTGCTTTACCCTCTACTGAAGTTCTTTTTAGTTTAATTAATTGTGCCATATATATGACTTTTCTTTTAAATTATATAATTTTACCTATAAATACAAACCTTTATATAAAGATATATATGTATCTATCAATTTATTTTGAAAACAATTACCTTATTTAAGATATTTTGTTTTCTAACTCTTCTATTCTTTGAATTAATTCTTTATTAGATTCGATAAGAAGAGCTACAATTTTTTCGTATTTAACAGCTTTGAAACCATTATCTCTTGTTTCAACTATTTCAGGTAATACTTTTTCAATTTCTTGTGCAATAACACCAATATCGTGGTTACCTTTAAATATTTCATGTTTATCATTCCAATCAAAAGTATATCCACCTATTTGTTTGATTTTTTCATTTGGATTCTGAATTGGAATAATATTATCTTTATATCTTTCATCCGAAGATGCGAATGCTACAACATCTCCTCCAGCATTAAGTGCCCCACTTAAACCAATACCACCTGTAACTTTTAGTGCTCCAGTCGTTTTGGATGTTGAAGCGGTTGAATTAGAAATAGTAACCGCAGCTGAGAATGTCTTAGCTCCACTAAATGTTTGTGTTCCACTTAGGTGTGCGGTATCTGAATCTAAATTAGCAGATGGAAGAACACCAGTAACATCAGTTGTTAAATCAATTTGATTTCTTGTTATTGTTTGTCCACTAATTGTTATATAATCATATGAACCACCAAGAGATACATCAGTTGAATTATCAGTTCCAGCAGCATCTACTCCTATCGTACTTCTTACTTCCGCTGCTGTAATACCAGAAACTAAAGCTGGTGTACCAGAATTATCTTTAATTGCTGGTGCAACATAGTTTGTTGTAGAAGTAACATCAATTTGAGATGAACCACTTACAACACCAGTTCCACCAAATAAAGTTTGGTCACTAATACTACCACCTAAAGAAACAGATGTTCCACTTATAGTAATAGCACTATTTGATAATTTACCATTTGCAATTGAACCAGCCAACTGAGCGTTTGTAATAGTACCAGTTAAATTAGAAGTTGCGTAACCAGTTGCATCTTGTAAATCAAATGCTGGTGTTGCATCAGTATCACCTAATGAGAAACTAATACCACCAATACTAATACTTGAATTTGCTAATTTAGAATTTGCTATTGAACCTGCTAGTTGTGAATTTGCTATATTTGTTATTTGTGATGAACCAGAAACTACTCCACCTATTAATTCAGCAGAGATAGTGTCTCCACTAAGAATCATATTAACTTCACTTGTATCAGATACTGCAAGATTTGTATCATCTGATATATCTATTTGACCAAGTGTAATTTCTTGACCTGATAAAGATAAATAGTTATATGATGAATCATCTAATGTTACATCAGTTGAGTTATCTGTACCTGCTGCATCAACACCTAATGTTGTTCTTGCGTTTGATGCTGCTGCATCATCAATAAGTGATTTACCAAATGCTGATATTGTTGTGTTTGCTGGTAAAGAAAATGTTTTTATATCTGAATCTACATTACCAACTGTTAAAATTTCGTTTTCTGAATCTTTTGCTCCTGCTTTCCAAAAGTCATTGGAAGTATCCCAAAGTAATGAACCACTATTTGTTGTTCCTACTGCATCTCTTACATAAATACCACCATTTGCTCCAGCAGAACCATTTAGTTCTATAATATTATCACCAATTTGTAATACTGAAGATGAAATGAATGATGTTTCACCATTTACTGTCAAATCACCAGATAATGTTAAATTAGCAAATTGTACATTATTAGTTGTTTGAACATCTTGGTTCATGGCGTAAAGTTCGTTATCACCTTGACCAGTATTTACTTTGGTAGCATTTACTACACTATTAAATGTAGCCTCACCCGCTTCGGACATATCTAAAAGTAAAGCATCTATGGTTCCACCACCATCTTGTCCTCTGAATATTATATCTTCATTATTAGCTTCTGATTTAATAATAAAATCTGAAGAATCTCTTTTAAATCTACCAAATGCAGTTCCACCATCTTTTAATACAATATCAGTACCATCTACATCTATATTTAAATCACCACCTATATCTAAGGTTAAATCACCACTATCTGAAATTGTAGAACCATTTATATTAATATCATCTACTGTTAATGTAGTAAGAGTACCTAAAGATGTAATGTTTGGTTGAGCTGCTGTTGTAAGTGTTACATCTGCTACTTGTGCAGAACCTGATACTACACCTCCAATCAATTCAGCTGAAAGTGTATCTCCACTTAAAATCATATTTACTTCTGAAGTATCAGAAACAGCTAAGTTAGTATTACTTGAAATATCAATTGAAGATAAAGTTGCTACTGAACCTAATCCTAATGTTGTTCTTGCAGTACTTGCATCAGAATCATCTATTAGAGATAAACCAAATGTACTAAACGAACCTGTAAATGAATTAAGTGAATCGTTTTTGTAATCTGAATCTACATTTAAAGTTCTTGTTGATGCGATTGTACCACCACCATTTAAACCAGTACCAGCGGTTATTGATACTGAAGAGTGGTCTATGTGTTCGTTTGCAACGAAACCAATTGTTGAATCGTGTGATACTTGTGCTGAACCAGTTACTACTCCTACTCCACCAAATAAGGTTTCATCGGTTATAGAACCACCAAGAGATACAGATGTTCCACTAATTGTTATTGCTGAATTTGCTAATTTACCATTTGCAATTGAACCAGCTAATTGTGCATTTGTTATTGTACCACTTAAATTAGAAGTTGCATATCCTGTCGAATCTGATAAATCAAAAGCAGGAGTAGCATCAGTATCTCCTAGTGAAAAACTAATTCCACCTATACTAATACTTGAGTTTGCTAATTTATCGTTTGCTATTGAACCAGCTAATTGGGAATTAGCTATATTGGTTATTTGTGCGGAACCAGTTACTACACCAGTACCACCAAATAAAGTTTCATCTGTTATAGCACCACCAAGGGAAACTGAAGTTCCACTAATAGTAATTGCTGAATTTGCTAACTTACCATTTGCAATAGAACCATCTAACATCGCATTGGTTACACCACCTGCCTTAACTCTAACTGTATCTGAATTTATCTCAAGAGATGAATCATCAACATTAACTGCTAAAGAAACTGTACCAGTTGTACCTCCACCAGTTAAACCATCACCA